CCTCCCACCCCCGAGGCCCGGTCCGGGAGAAGCGGGCCGGGAGAAGCCCCGGGCCCATATTCCTTCTATTATGAATTCTAATGGCTATTTCCCTTTTCTTGGGGTGGGTGAGTATTTTTTTAAACTTTATTTTCTAGAGTACTGTATCTTCTCATAGACCTCGAATCTATAGTTTATATCTCCTTCTCTTTGTAGATCTCCCGATATTTCAGGATCATTTATCATTTTATATATATTTTGATCAATGGCTGGGAAAAAAACATCACATTGAAATTCCTTGAATATTCTCGTGATGTATATTTTTTCCAATGAAGGTAAAGAAAGTGCCTCTCTATATAGAGAACTCCCTCCTATGATCCATATCTTGAATACGGATTCTGACAAATAATTGCCCACAATGTCCAATGCATGCTCTAAACTATGGGCTAAATAATGGGCACCCAACGGGGCATTTTTTAGAGTTTTACTCAAGACTACATTTATCCTTCCCGGGAGAGGACGAGCTCTACATGGTAGAGAAAACCAGGTGTTCTTGCCCATTATCACTACATTTATTTTATCATTCCCAGCACAATATCTAGTAAGTTTGTGGAAGTGTCTGAGATCCTGTCTTAATGTGGGCCATGGCATCCTTCCATCTTTACCTATACCCATATTAGAATCCACTGCAACTATACAGTTCATGGGTGAATAAGAACCAGTGACTTGAACCATTAACCATTAATAAATATTTAATTAGAACAGAGCTTTTATATGGAATCTAACAGCATCAAAATTTGCAACAAATATCCACATATACTCTACAGATCACCTTACCGAGCTACAGGTTACTTGTTGGACAGTTTAACTTTTTGGGAGACGGGAGGCTACAAGTTAGGTCTACATTAAGAGCTAGGGTTAGTCTACAATTGAGTCACAGTCTAGACAACTCATTGTAAACACCACATTATTTCAAACACCTGGGGGCTCCCATATGACCCTGACCTCAGGGTTGATAATTAGTCAGCAGAATACCCGGCTAATAAAATTCCAGGTTTCAATCTGAATCAATTTTAATGCAAGTGACATTTAAAATGTAGATCTTCTCTTGCATTGAAACACACATCCAACCACATACAATTCCAGATAAAAAAACAAACTTTTATAGAAGCATGTGACCCTTATGAATATGGACATCTAGACACAAAAAATAAATACACAATATATTTATATTAGTGTTTGATTTTATTGGTCATCCAGTTTAGTTCACTGGTGTAAGATTGTGTTTTTTCTTGTAGTGTTTCTTACATGTTCTCTTACCCTTGACTTTCTGTATATCATTTAGATCACATGGGTAGAATCCTTCCACTCTCTCTAGTGCATCTGGTGTCTCAGAATCAACTGTTAGCCATCTCCTGACATCTTCTTGATCATATGTATATCTATCTTTTCCATCCGGGCAGAATGACTTCATAGTTACCTTATTATCTGGAGTACTCAGTTCAGTACAATGATCCTGATTATTGCATCTTGACTTGTCACAAGCTATACCAGAATTCACGCGAAACAGAATAGGGTATGAAAATGTTCCCCCAGTGGAATCTTCGTGTTTGGCATAGGAACAACAAACAGCACGGCTGCTTCCTGGTCCTCCGATATAACACCTGGATTTCAAGTGCCTAGTTCCAACAGGTCCCGTCCTCGTTATGACTCCAGTAAGCTTATCTTTCCTAAAGCCTCCATACTTAACCAACCACTTGACCTCAAAGAATGCCTCACCAATGCATGCCAAGCACGGATTCGCCGTCCTATTTAGAGGAATACAGACACTCTTGTTCACTGTATATTGGGGATAGTCGGGCCGATCATCCGGGCCAGGTAGGTCCCTTGGATTCATCTCCTCGGAGGTCGGTGGATACCTGGAACAGTGTGCACTACATAGAAAGAGGATGATGGGCAACAGTCTTCCCATTGTAGGTAAGCTGACCATGTTGACAATAGCTCTTGACTATGTGATTCCAACACACCTGATGCAGGTACACCTTCTACCCTGCTTGGGCATCAGAGACCTTTTATATGCTTCAGTGGGATATTCCAGCGTCCACACTAATCTCCTCGGTCAGTGACTGGACTATACAAATATACCACAAGACTGCCAGGTATATTACACATCGCAGACATATATCACAGGTGTTCATACCTAGTATACAACGTGAAATGTTAAGTGTCACCATTAGTCACCACTGTGTAACTTTACAGGAAATAGCTTATACCACATGTCCCATAGACTCCTCAAAGGATAAGAACTCATAGGTTCAATGCAATAAGCTGGATCATTAGTCACCCTTGTGCAATTTTACAGGAAAGAGCTTATACCATATGTCCCATAGACTCCTCAAAGGATAAGAACTCATAGGTTTAATGCAATAAGCTGGATCATTTGGAAAAATTGTCAATTTGTCTCTGTGTTTTTCAATCATGGACTGCTGTGCAATAAAGGCCCACATCTTCTTCTCAAAAATGAGGGGATGATATGCCCCGAATGTGCATGCTGGGTCATGTATACTATCATCATAATAATGACATAGTTCCCGAATTTCCACGGATAGGAACCCATATAAATCTATCTTTTGACATACATTCATTAAAAGTGCCACACCTATACTTCCAGAGGAAGGAGGATGAGGTTGAATCTTCTCGGTATTAAATGCCTGAATTACTGTCCATACCTTCCATAAAAAACCTGGATGTAAAATAAACGCTTCCTTACCTATCATACTATCTACCCACTCTCTAAACTGTGAGAAAAAATCAAATTCGGGCTTAGTATACCATTCTGACAGGTTAGCATTATACTTTGTTGGATCCCAAATGATAAATTGTTGCCCCAAGTTTTGCTGCGAGTTGAAGAAAAAATTCTTTCTCTTCACAAATACTTGGGAATTCAACAATCTGAGTGTAGTTTTATTTCCCACATCCACTTCATACCCCTCAGTGGGGGCATCATTAAACCTCAGAATAAGATCATGGCCATCAATATCTTTTCCAAATCCGGAGCCCCTCATTGACCCTGCAGATGACACCACCGCGCAGGTGGTCTTTTCTTGTATTTTATCAAAAATCATATTTCCGAAGGGCAGATACTGTGACCAATTAGCTGCCCTGAATGGCCCTTCCCTTTTACTGATAAATGCATCTAAAATACCTTGGATTTTACACATGACCTCATCCTTATTCATATTAAGCCCAATGTCAACTTTACTGGGCACACCATATTTATTCTTTTCAATATGGCCATCTTTTATACTAGTTAATCTTGGGCCCATACCACTGCCCAAAAATCTAGCCCACCATTGCATAGCAGATGAATCATGTAATACCTCAGGTCCTGGCTTGTGGGTGTCACCGTTCCCATGACCAGGAGATGAAAGTACATGTACAAACCAGATTAGTATGCAACCTCCAATCAGAGCCAGGACTCTAATACCTGTACAGTATCTCCTCAGAGGGCGAGAGATACCGCGGGACTTAAGTTGATGAGACATGGGTTTATTGGTGTATGAGATCTTAATACACGTAACACTGGTTGATCCTAGGAGATAATCCAGAAACCACACAAAGTCTACAGGAAGGACACTATATACCCAATAATGGAATGTTTATTACCGGAAGAATCACACACAGATACCATTTGATAGTTTGCCAATCAATGACATCATGGGAATATAATCCATTCTAGGTATTCACCACTTCAAGGTCTGTACTGTTAGGTGAATCTGCTGCAGTGTGGTCCATAATGTGAATTCCAGATATGGTGATAACTGTGGATGTGACGGGTAAATAGAACTGCTGTCCCGTTGGGGGTATATACTCATGGAACTCAAAGTCACGGTTGAAGTCAATATGATCCAAAAAGAACTCCTTTGTCATATCTATTTGCTTATTGAGAGCTCTGAGGGCCCAGCAGACAGCAAAGATTAAAGCCACTCCATCCATTAAATTCAGATTCACTTTGGACTGCATAAAATTTCCAGCTGCTAGGGTCATGCAAAAGAGATAGCCAAATAATATAGTTCCTCCCATGACAAGAAGATGATAAATAGTCATTAATATACTCTTCAATATTGTCAATCTTGGGTAAGGTATTAATTTCCATCTATAAAACGGCCTGACATATTCCCTTGCAGCAAATTCATGTTGGCAAATCTCACACCTCATAGACTGAGATGCTTTAACCCACTTCCCAAGGCATTTGTTATGCACGAATTGCAGACTCCCCTTACACCCACATGGATTTATGAATAGGCCATCAGTTGAAAAACAGATTCTACAGAATCGAGACTCGGATGACATCTGTAAGTATGAAAATAATATACAGCCGTGGCAATTTAAAGCATTATATAGTGGGTCAGGCTGGCTGTATAAAAATCAGGTGAATACTGTTTGTGATTATTCCTGATATTAAAAAACCTACCACACCCTAACTCAATGCACTTAACAAGTTAATAAAATTGGTATATTTTTATAACACTCATGAAACTTCCATAATTGTGTAATAGAAGAACCTACGTCAATGGTCTGTTCTAAGGACTTCTTGGCAGGGACGTATGAGTCAGGAAAGGGAGATTTTGGAATGAGGGAAGGGCATCCAAAAATAGTCACTTCCCGAATACCACTGGGTACTTTTGTTTAGTAGTTAGTCAACCAATGAAATGGATTTATTTTAATTACTCATATCCTGAAATCAGGAGGGCTTGGCTTAAATAGACTCAACATCAGCTCATGAGCATTGCCAACAGCTCATTTACAGCTAGACAGTCCTACATTCAACAGGATCTGTAGAGACAGCCTCTTATTTGTCCTGACCATGGATCCAGATGCTACCCTGACCATGGATTCAGATACTGCTACTGAGGTATGTACATCCCCAATGGGGGACATATACCTTATATTTTGGGAATATTATGACATATATAGGATTAATGTTACATGGGATATGGGCTGATATATGTCTATTTCCAATAGAAATTACCAGACAATGCTGGAACCACATCTAATGTCAACGTGGAAGAAAGCCCTGTCGAAACCAAACGGCAGGATGAGTGCCCACATGTTGACTGTGACTCAACAATACAGGAGACCAGACTGACCAGAAGACAACATAGTGAAGCTCCCTACCCTCCTCCGAGGCACATATGCAGAATCTGCTTACAAAATGAAGGCGAAACTCAACTTGTATCTCCTTGCTCGTGCAAAGGAAACCTGAAATATATCCATGTGGGCTGCCTGGAGGAATGGCTACGTACAGGCTACCGTGACAAGTGTGAACTATGTGAATCCCCATACCGGATATACAGAAAGCTGAAGAGCCTACATCGTTGGAGACTGTCTAGAGAAGACTGTAAAGACCTGTTTCGTGAGATAGTTACTACCCTTTTTATTATTGTGATATGGGCACTCGTGTGGTATCTGTTAACTGACTATACACATGGATTCCATGATTGCAAAAGACATTATTATGAAAACCCAGTCCATCCTCGTCTGTGTGAAGAAGTCTTGGAAATACCATACTTAGAACAATGGGGTCCACAAGTGTATACCTTTCTGATGCTTGTAATTCAACTGAGTCTACATGCATTCGGGTGTTTTGTGTTCTGTATTCCAGCTGTAAACCATTTTGTAAAATTCTATGAAATACTTCTTAGAATTATTAGACAAAACACATTGCACATTTTAGATTTGTCTTAGGAGCATGTCAGAGATTAAATACGTAATTTGCTCCTGCTCAACTTGGCTATTATGTTATTTTGTGCTATAACCTCGTTTGCATGCACATTACTGCGTTCAAGCAAATAAATATATCTAAAACTAAAAAGAGACTTGTTCCTGATACTTTCAGATTAACTGTGGTCAGAGTTCCTGTCTTTCCCTATTTTGCATTCATCTCACTTACGTCCGAGGCACAAATTTGGCTTTTACACACCCACTGAGGCTATTTGGTAGGCAGAACGACTCTAGGGACTTCATGTATATTCCCCGGCAGCCACCCTCTTAGACTTAAACACAGATCACAAGCAGGATGTAGGTACATCAAAAATCTTTTATTTTTTAAATAGGTATAGATTCCCTAATACCTCTCGTAGCAATACCTATCACATGACTGACCACCATGGCAGTGCTTAAATTCATAGGAGATATTCCCAACATTACCCACCCTGATGACTGACCTCGGGGGAAGAGAGGGTTTGCCAGACAAACACCATGGATGCATCTGCAATTCAAAAACAGGTGAGAACTGGGACAGAGGGGGGAATCTGAGCGATGATGCACTGATATAATATGCATAAGGGGGACCCTGTCTCAAAGTGGGCTCATCATCATTATATATCCATAAATAGGGCCTATGGCAGCATAAACTCCTAGAGGTCAAGTTAGCTCTACAGATGGTCTTAGAATAGATTTTCTGTTTAGGGTATGGGTTCTTTGTTACCATGACAGTCTGTGGCCAGAATCTCTTAACCACTGGAGCCACTCCAGAAAAATTGGCATATATGATGATGTCCAAAGTGGTTCTCTGTTCCGGGGTGCAACAGGCGGCTCCATAGATTGGGTCACAGAAAAAGGTGACCTGTAGAAAATTGAAGAATGGATCAAAGTCACCACGACGTGGTTCAAAGAAAGGTTCTGTCTCAGACGTCCCATTATAATCAGTATCATTACTTACCCATGGCTTTGAAGTAGGGGTTTTCCAGGGGCGGTAACCCTCAAGACATCTTGTAATGTTGAAAGAATGCTCACCATAGTTTGTATCTCTTCCATCCCGGCTGGGTGCCCCAATGGCAAAATAACTTGCCGGAATACATAACAACACAACCAGTAGACTCATCTTGATGATTCACCTGTATGAAATGCTCAGATATGCAAGTAAAGGTGTGCATATGTAGCCCAAGGTGACACAATATACCAGCATACTTAAATGTGCTGTAACCAATAAGATGAGTTCTTTCACTTTCAAGTATATTTATATTCAGTATTCACTGACAAGTAACTGTACCTCCTACTCTAGACTACATTGACATTCATTATCCATGACATGTTATTACACCAACATGTCATGGATAGTTCCTAATCCCTACAATCCAATCCAGTGTATCCTGCCTATTTAAGAGAACCTGCTTGGGAGCAGGTATGACAGAGCCCCTAAACTCACCTGGAACTCACCTAGGACAGCAATATCTACATAACTTAAAAATACAGGTTCAGAATGCCTGCATACAGAGCATTGCTATCCTTATGTGCATCACTTATTACAATATCATATGCTCATCCCATACAAAATATAGATAAAACTGAATATACTCTATACTGCTTTAATGTTTCACTACCCACCGAATGCCAAAAGAGGTTATTAGGTGAGGACCCCCGAGTTTTAGTCTTACGATCTGTAGACCACGGAGACAAATTGCCGGGGATAAGATGCACTCTCCACACAACAAATCAGCGCGTTTGCTGCGGTGTAGTGGTGAACCTGTTTGAAACAAAGAAAGAGAAAAATGATCGCCGTAACCCATTCACTCCCTGGGCATTCAGTGTTCTCCCGGAGACAGCACTGACAACATTTACCTTCTGCGGTGACCATACTTGGCCTCAAGTCATCCACTATAACAAGACTACTTCAGAAGTCACCGAAGCAGGGGGGCCTGGCACTCGGAAGGCGGCAGTGATTCTGTGTAATGGGGAGTCCAGAAAAAACTACCCTAATTTCCTCCTCTCTGTCCTAACCCGATGCAATCTCCAGGGCACCGGGCCCATATGGGATTTCACTAAAGAGATTACACACCCAGACCTGGATAACTGGTATGATGATCCAGTGACTGACTTCTCCCCATTCATGGAGAACCCACATACCCCAGAAGAGGAAGAGGTTTCCTGGTTACATAATATGTGAGCAACCTTGCTTATATTTGTCTTAATAATAAACATGTATTTTCACATTGCCCCTGAAATTTTCATTTTGTGGTCTCGCTTGACAAAATAGTACCCATTTGTGGGTTGGTGTCATAACATCTGCTGTGCATGATCTTAGAGGGACTCTCACCATAAAAGGAATCAACTAGTGCTTGCAACTCATGGTGAAGCTCTCCCACAACACAATGGCCTGCCCCGCAGACCATGAATTTCTATGGATTCAGGACATGGATGGGTCCACCCTTAAGAGACTGAAGCGTAAATTCAAATACTTGGTGCAAACTGGACCTTTCCTAGAGGAAGTGCTATTATGCCTCCTATCCAAAAAACCATTATCAAGTCTAAGTGCAGAGCAAAAGGTTTTGACCAAATTAGTAAGAGATGCTCTGGTGAATGATCCCTATGGGATCGCTCGCGTAGCTGCAGTATTTTCCAGCAGAAATATGGAAGATGACATTAAAGAGTTGGAAGACACAATAGCCACATTACATTCGACCCATCTAAGCATCACAGACAGCGAGCAGGTGGTCCTAATCCTGACAGTGTTGTACATGATCCTGGTGACTAGGGGGCATAATCTGACAGCCATGGCAGTCACAACTGGACACATGTTGGCCTCAGAATATCTACAATATCACATGCAGTGGTTGCTGGACACGGGAGGACTACAAGGCCTGATAAGAAGAGAACACTGGACCTTATACCTGAAATATAGACTACGTGACATCCTCTGTCTATGACACACTACCATTTCATAGTCTTAATAGCACTTTACATTAAAATTGCCACAATCATCAATTTTGTGTGATTTATTCTTGAATGCTAACAGGGTGTTGGTGTTGGGTGCTTAGAAGACTATAATAGCTCAGGCAGTTCAACTCTAGGCATCAGCTAGCGGTAGATGTTTCCTGGAGTTGCTGTGACCATGAACACTAAGGCAAGCGCGGGAGCGGAGAATAATGTTGCCTCTCAGGCTGAGGCGGGCCCGGTTGGATACATTTATCTATATCCAACGAGCCAGTTTCCCGTAGAAGAGGCCTCTCTGCTGGGAAACCTGTATTTGGAAGGGAATACCTTATCCATCCCCCTTCTACAAGGCCTGACAGTCGAATCTACTTTTAGCTTTAATGTAAAAGCTATCCATAAAAGGATCGATCCAACTAGTGTTCTGGCCAGGGTTTCCAGCTATCATAGGGAATTAGTGGTATTCCACAACACTTCTGCATTTAATCCCATCGTGGATATTCCTGGACTCGACACCCTATGTAAAAAAGCAAGGTGCCTTTTTGGGTTCTCTGAATTTAAGGCACAGACCACCAATAACACAGACATCACCTGGCTGTGCTCTCCACACTACACCCCACAAGAATGCATCGGGGCAGTTGCCATCACGGAGGTGTTCAAGGAGAGGCTGTACGGGGGCCATCTCGTGGCAGTGAAACACCTAACAAGGGAAGTCACTATAGGTCAGATGACAGCCCACCAAATTCCTCTCTATGACCGTGAATTATTCAGGGGCAGTTCTAAGCTACCAACCTTCTACAATAAGGCCCTTAGCGAACATCTGCATGCCAGACTCTTCACACCAATCGCCCAAGCCCTCAGGGTACGGGACGTGAGTGCAATCATCGATGCCATGGAGAACCAGAGCATTCAGGATCAGTACAAAATGTCAAAGATCACACAGCATAAGGAATATGCTGCCACTATCACTCAAACCCAAGATTACAGACAACTCATGATCGTGGATGCTGCAGCCACTGAACTGGCAGCTAGCTATGGCCTATCTTTCATAGAGGCACCACATGAAATTTCAGGTATCCTAAACTATGAAACCTGGCCCATATTTGAAAGGTGTGTATCCAGGGCAGAGCGACTCGATGCTTTGAAGAGATGGAATGCACAGCAGGCCATCCACATCCACGCCCAAATCTTCTCCACCAACTCTATCCTATACATAACGAAAGTAAAAAGACTATCTGACACTAATCAGAAACCAGATAGCAATAGCTACAATAACTACTTCTTAAGTCACGGTCTAGCAGACCTCCACGGCCAGTCCGTCAATGAGCATGGTAGTCCCACATTTCCTGGGATACCAAAAAGTGACCTGGACTGTACAGAATACAGTTCTCTACATTTGGCCTATGCTGCTTCCTTTTCTCCGAACCTACTGGCACGCATGTGCTATTACCTACAATTCGCCTACCCCCAAAAATCATTGGGTAAGACTAAGACCTCCATGGCACAATACATAACAGGAGCTGCGAGTTCACCACTCTGTGAATATTGCTCAGGGAATAGACCCAATTCCTGCATAGAGACACTGATCTTCCGCCTCAAAGACAGATTTCCACCCATCAACACTGGCCAGAAGAGAGACCCCTATGTAATCACTGGGACATCTGGCCCATATTCAGACCTTGAACTGTTGGGCAACTTTGCAAGTTTCAGGGAGAAGGATGATGGCTGTGCCCAAGGAGACGATGATAAATTAAGGTATGCTTACAGTCAGTTATGTGAGACTTTCAGAGACAAATTGGAAGCACTAGGAATAGGAGAGACAGATGGAGAGACACTGACTGAAATTACTAACATTAGAAGTTTCCTTCAGGTCTTCCGAGACCTAGACACATTATGTGAAAATGAGGCAACCGAGTTCATAAACAAATTGACAGTGAACAACGTGAATTACAGGGAGACCATAAGAAATATAGCCAATGTCCTTCAAATTTCATGCAACCCCAACTGGCAAGCTCCTTGCAGCGTCTTCAATATGCTCTTCTACAGAACCATCCTGAACGTCATCCAGGACATTGCCCTACCAATATGCATGACATATGAGCTGGAAAACCCGACCCTGGGACAAACACCAAGTGACTGGCTCAAGATGCATTTCCAGACCCTGTGGACAAACTTTAAATCCTGCTGCATGGACCGAGGAGTAATGACTGGGAGTCAAGTAAATGTAATCCATAAAGAAGGATACACAGAACTTTTTGATCCAGATCTCATACTCGAGTCCCCAACGTGTCCAGTGAAGATGCAGTTGAGACTGTCCAGAGCTGCTCTAACAATTCCCAAGACCATCAAAGCAAAACACCGGATCGTCATGTCCAGTGCCATAACAAATGAACACGTTCAGAATAGTTTCGCCAAACCCTCTACTCCAAGGGAAAAATACATCACTCTAGGCCCATATGTCAAGTTCTTGTACAAGTATCACCGAGTTCTATTTCCAAACACAAAAATCAGTCCGTTCAACTTTTGGAACATTGTTTCTGATCAACAGCGCTACCCTAACATGGAAGGAGTGGATCCCGGGGAACTGAAGGATCTAGTGACATACATCAATGTGAACAGCAGGCTCCACGACACCAGGAACGTGTTTGACATATGCCCAACCACCATGGCAATGTATGCCATACAGAAGCTGAACAATCACATCATGCAGGCATGCGGACAGACCCAGCACTATGCTGGCATCCTGTGTTGCCTTTGTCCTACAGTTCAGGAGAACACCGCTTCAGATTTCCCACACGCTATGGGCCAGCAACGACACGAGAGTGTCAGCGAATACCAGCGTTGTGCAGCTGCTACCAAAGCCATAGGAGTACAGACATCAGCCCTACACTACATTGGCACGCAGGGTAAGCTGAGACCCGTGATCACATTGCCCATCATTGTCAACAAGTACACTGGGATAAATGGAAATGCTACTCTGTTCCAGTCTGGTAACATGGGTTATTTCTGTGGCTTTGGAGTTGACAAGAACCTGCTACCCGAATCTGGATTTGCCAGGAGAACTACAACCAATTCCCAGTTTAGGAAAAAGTTTGTTTTCATGGTACCAATATATGGAAATCTCATAAAGAAATATGTGCCCACAACGGGTGCACAGTTCGAAGTGGAGGCGGTGAGAAGAAATATTCTGGCCATCTTAAATGAGAAGAATACTACGGAGGCCCACATCAAGATCCTGGTTGAACTTATTAAACACTTTGGGACTGACTGCAAGACACTAACCTCAGAGGACCTGCAATTTCTCCTGGGGCCACACTGTCCCATGGGAGACTATATTTTAGAGGTTTTACAGGAATTTGAAATACCACCAGAACTGGCACAGAATAAGGCAGACATTGAGACATTCGTAAGGAACACCGTCTCTCCTCAGCCCACTGACTATGAGCTTGTGACTCTAGATTCACAGACCTCGGGTACAAGTGCAACGGAGCTTGTCAGTAACGTGTGCCAATCAACTCGTAAAAGGAAACTTGATTGTATACTCGATTCTCTAGAACTGTAGATATGACACAAGAGCTAGCTCTCATCTTTGCCCACATCAACGGACTAGCCATGGAAACCTGTTTGATTCAATATTGTGATCCAGCCTCTCTAGATAAACAGATCATTCTGGAAAATTATATGCAGTTATCTCAACTATCTATGACCCTGTCCCCTCTCTTGGAGAAACAACATGCTATAAGAACTTCTCCTATCTCGTTAGAACTACATCATCTTATAAAGAACCTGTCCAGTGAGCTAAAAAAGATAATTGAATTGATACACGATGGATTAGATCATATCAGATACTTTTCTGAACTACATGATATAACCACCTGCCCCCAACACTTCACGGGTACCATGCAATTCTATGGTCCATGTGAAGTACCCATCTCTCTTTACTTAATAAATGATGTTGAAATCTTACTGAAACGCTTGAATGCTGTCTTTTTCTGTTCCTCATACCAGTCAACACTTAAGTTGCTTGCAGAAGTGGGAGGGTTTGTTCAAGGTTTACGTGGTATCTCACCCATACCTCTCCCAACAGTTTACAATACCACCTCTCCCTGCATCACGTGCTCCCTAGAGGCAACACTAGTCCCGAATCAGGGAGAATCCATCCTGGCCAATCTGATACACTGCAACTGTAGTCACCTGTGTTCCCCCGTTAGGGCAGAACCTATTATAGGACTATTTGAAAACGAACTGACTCAATCTGGCTTAGTCTTTCAGGGGACAACCTACTCGCATACAGCCTCTACCACGGAGCACATTCCATTCTCCGATACCCCACCTGCACTTCTACAGTATAACATTTTCCAAAAAGTAACCCCCTACATAATTGATCTCTCCAACCTCATCTACTGGAACTCTGGAATTAAAAGCAGAGTGGCAGAAAAAGACAAAAAACTTTGTTCTAATTTAGGCAAGCTACTCTTCCGCGATACCCAGATGACGGAAATTAGACATAAATACTACAGCTCACGAAAAACACCCATATCCCCAAACCATTACTTTGATATGACTAAACCTGACCCCCTAGAATCCCTATTCACTGGTGGTATATTCTACTCCATTGGGGATACTATAGAAGCACTAAAAAAGGATTGTTCAGAGCTCTTCACCCGACAGGCAAACTATCAAAGCATCTTAGAACAGCACAATGAGTTATATGTCAGACTGAATATGGCCCTGAACGGTTCCCTAACAAATATACAGCACCCATCACCAGCCTCCACCAATGCCACAGCACCTGCCATGCAGCGGAGAAATAATGTGCAACGTGACAGTGAACAGGTTAAAAAAGATGCCCTGGCACGAAAGGAGCACTATCTGAAAAAGGTGTCCAAGGATGGCATGGATAAACTGAATAGGTGCTTGGAGAAACAAGCATCTGTCCTCCACGATACACTGACTCTTCGCGTCTGGGGAGCTACCATGTACACTAGTCTCTCTAATATAATGAATCATTATTTGAATAGGAAGCTACTTCTCGATACCAGTAGGTATGAGCCCGGACTCGATGACTTTGAAAACTGTAAATACATCAAGAATATACTCTATACCCATAGTCTAAGTAAAGAACACATTTCTGATCTGACTATGACTTTCTATAGATTGCTAACCGGTCCCCTCATCAAAAATGAAGACATGTTTCCAATTTCAATAAATAATCAATTAGCTCACGCACTGGATGCAGCGGGTGCTCTAGCACACCACAAAATCATGATAAAGAGTCTGATCTGGCCCACAATAGAGCCCAAAGACTGGATAGATATCAAACACAACATGTTCTACACCATATCCACTACAGATCTGAGTATATGTCAGAGAGAAGCTATGGCTTACATTCGAGAGCTGGTACTCTCCATAGCCCTATATAACCTGGTGTGGAAAAAAAGCCTAGAGATATACACCCCAGATTTTAGTTCTCTGGAGTCCCTAAAAGATGGAGTATATCTGACATTTGAACCAAGCTCTCCCCTAGTACTGGTATATGGGATGACAAGGAGGATATTTAAAGATGTCTACTCTATGTTATATCTACACCTACAGGTGGAATAGAAGATACAAATGGCTATCCTAGTCCTCATCTGCTACCTCATTATACAATGTTGTCAATCTGCCACCGTTGCCCCCACCACTAGCACGTCAGAGGACCGGAACACCACAGTCCACATAGACCAATCTGCTCTCGGAAACTTTCCTTTCAGGGTATGTAGTGCCTCTGCCGTAGGTGACATCTTCAGGTTTCCTGTGGACCAGGAATGCCCAGATGCACCACATGATTCAGAACACAATGAAGGCATCCTGCTCATCTATAAGACAAATATTGTGGCCCATACCTTCAAAGTCCGCAAGTACAGAAAGATAGTGACTTCAACCACCGTGTACAACGGGGTATATGATGATTCCATAACAAGCCAAGATACCTCCATGTTCTCCATACGTGACTATGAGAGACAGCTGATTGATAAAGAATATAAATGCCACAATGCTATACAAGTTGTCCGTGACGGGGTGTCCTACCTCTACGTTGACAGAGACGACACCAACACCACCGTAGAGCTCAAGCCCCTACCGGGCCTAACTCCCAGCGTGAGCAGATACAATAGCCAGCCTGATATCTACGCAGATGCTCGCTGGGGCTGGGGCAGTTATGCCAGGCGAACCACGGTCAACTGTGAAATCACTGATATGGTGGCCAGGTCCCATCCCCCCTTTGACTTCTTTGTCACCTCCACCGGAGACACCCTAGAGATATCTCCCTTCTACAATGCCTCTGCAAATGACAACAATGACAACCATGAAGATGGTGATCAGATAGAAATCACCCCCAATTACACATTCGTGGAATATGAGCAAAAGGGACAAGCAGGCAATAGTGGCAATCACACAAGAATATTTGTCTCCAGAAGCGACTTCACCCTCTCCTGGGCCCTGAAAACCAAAAATGAATCATACTGTGCACTCACACTGTGGAAATCTTTTAGTTCTGGTATCCAAACCAAGTATGCAAATACATACCACTTTGTGGCAAATGACATAACTGCATCCCTAGTAACAAACCACACTCAACTCCAGAACTTCACCACAGACTATTCCTGCGTTTCTAGTGCACTCAACACCACCATAGAGGCAGAATTTGCAAAGATCAACCACACACACAAAATGAATGGATCCATGGAATTCTACCTGACAGGAGGAGGCTTATTTCTAGTCTGGCAGCCAGTGATACCCATAGAACTACATGAACTGGCTGGCAATCTGACTAACAGCACAGGTAGTAGTAGCAGAAGAAGGAGGAGAGATGTATCCCAGAGCAACGAAGGCTCTGTGGCCACCTCTCAAGTCCAGTATGCATATGACAGTCTCAGAGCATCTATCAACAAGGTGTTAAGACAGATATCAAAGTCATGGTGCTTGGACCAGAGGCGCGCCGCTCAGATGTGGCAGGAGCTCAGTAAGATCAACCCCACAAGCGTAATGTCCGCACTATATGGCCGAGCAGTGTCTGCCAAAAGAGTGGGAGATGTAATCTCGGTATCACAATGTGTCAACGTGGACCCATCCAGTGTAGCACTACATAGCAGTATGAGAATATTTGGAGACACTACAACTTGCTATGCAAGACCACCAGTCACATTCAAATTCAAAAATGACTCAGACACATACAGTGGACAACTGGGAGTCATGAACGAAATCTTGCTGACTACATCTTATACTGAAAAATGTAGGGAACTGGCTGAACACTACATCCAGGCAGGTAAGGACCTCCATTATTACAAAAACTATGAGCACGTGAAGAGTGTGCCCATAGCAAGCATAGCTACCCTAGATATATTCATCGCTCTGAATTTGACCCTAATAGAAAACATAGACTTTGAAGTCATCGAACTCTATTCTCAAGAGGAGAAAAAGGCATCCAACGTGTTTGATCTAGAGACCATGTTCAGAGAGCACAACTACTATGCCCAGAAATTGGCAGCCATGAGGAGAGACCTGGATAACAGTTTATACATAGACCGAACAGATTTCTTTAGTGCCCTGAGTGGGGCACTAGGGGAACTTGGTACTATAGGAACAGCCATTCTTAACGTGGCAAGTGGCATAACCACAATTTTTGCAAGCGTGGTCTCTGGGGTCTTCAGCTTTCTGAAAAACCCGTTTGGTGGCATGCTCATCATTGTACTCCTAGTGGGTGTCGTGGTTGTGGTGTTGCTACTCATGAGACAAAATAGGGCATTCATCCAGACTCCTATGAAAATGATATTCCCAGGTCTAGACAAACTGACAAGTTCTCACAGGACAGATCCTCCAGAATTCACAGATGAGTATCTTCAGACTCTCATAATTGCACTACATGACTATCAGCAGCGACACCCAGTGGAGAATGTCCCTAAAGGGAAGACATCATACCTACCCACATTCTTACAGGGCCTCCTACCAAGTAGGCGTGGCTACAAGAGGCTTCCAGAGCATGACAAAGATTTTGATGTGTGATTCCTGCACAGATGTGTAACACCAGACAGGGTATTATAAATCCAACCTACGGGTAAATAAATGCTTTTTATTCCAAGCACTTGAGTGTTGCATGTTATCTTTAACCCCACACCATGTCATTCATGAACCCCTATCTAGCTAACCGTAGCAGACCAGGGAAACTTTGTTCCAGGACGTCTCCTACCCCACCAGTCCCAAACACCCTACCCAATCAGTCAATCACGCGATTGGTGCCTAACTGCTTCAGAACATCTGGGGCAGCGGGTGTCACTGTCTTCCCCAGTGACCATGGTCCCTTATGTTTCATGGAAGACAAATTTACACCCATATTTAATTCTGGGGGAAGGAGCTTGTGGTGGAGCCCATCCAAGGAAACACCAACCAATAGCCTGACCCAGGTGGTTTTCCACGTTTATGATGTGGTGGAGACATGTTATACAGGTAACAGGTGTGATGAGGTACCTTTCCGCCTGCAGTCAGATATCCTTCCCAGTGGTATAGTCCTTAAACTGTTGGGCAGGACAAAAGACAATAGGACTATCTGCGTGAACGTGTTTGGACAGAGGATCTATTTCTATGTAAAACCTCAGCCTGGCAGGCATTGTAATAACCTGGATTTCATACTGAGATCCCTGGCACAGAATAGAGGAGGGGCTGGCGGTTTCAGTTACTCGATCTACCCGACCAAAAAACGTCTACTAAGAACCTTTGATACTACTGACCATGACGTGTACAAGATCTCATTGACCTCTAATGAAAATATCCACTCTGTGGTATCAAAACTACAAGAACATGGCTTTGAGGTGTTTGAGGCCAACGTGGATGCGGCTAGAAGGTTTATAATAGACAATAAGTTCACTACCTTTGGATGGTACCGGTGCACTAAACCAGACATTAGATATAACTATAGAGATTCATGGACAGACCTAGAAGTAGACTGTCATGTGTCTGACCTGGAGGTCTTAGACGAGGCTGGTGCGTGCCCACCATATACAATAATGTCATTTGATATAGAGTGTTTGGGAACCCGGGGATTTCCAAATGCAAGGACAGACGAGGACATGATCATCCAGATTTCTTGCATATTCTGGTCAATGGGAACAGATGATCCATATGAGAAGATCCTGCTATCCTTAGGAACGTGCTCAAGCACCACAGATTTTAAAGTTATGGAATTCCCATCTGAATACGACCTCCTAGTCTGTTTTCTGACACTACTGCGAGACAGACACGTAGAAATCGTGACTGGCTACAACATTGGCAATTTTGACTTCCCCTACATACTGGAACGGGCATCCCTTGTATACAACCTGAAACCCGAAGATTACACTAAAGTGAAGTCTGGAAAACAGTTTGAGGTGCAGAAGCCTAAGGAAGACTGCCCCAGTATCATGAGGGCGTTCACCAAAACTAAAATATCTGGCATAGTTGCCATAGACATGTATCTCGTGTGCAAGGACAAACTTAGCCTCTCAGACTACAAACTAAACACTGTAGCCCAAGTAATAACTGGCTCAAAGAAAGAAGATCTCTCCTACAAGGATATCCCTGTCCTTTTCAGGCAGGACAGGGATGGCAGACAACGAATTGGTAGCTACTGTATCCAGGATTCGGTCTTAGTATTGGATCTCCTGAAACACTTCATGTACCACCTTGAAATAATAGAAATAGCTAAGATTGCCCACATAACTCCTAGACGGGTGTTAAACGAGGGACAACAGTGTCGAGTTTTCTCATGCCTCTTAGCAGGTGCTGAAGAGGAGGGATACATTCTCCCCATGAACACCAATACGGAACAGTCCGGATACCAGGGTGCAACTGTCATCAGTCCAATATCTGGATTTTATTACAACCCAGTTATGGTGGTGGATTTTGCCAGCCTCTATCCTAGCATCATCCAGCGGCACAACCTATGCTACTCTACACTAGTCCCAGCTGACCAGCTATACAAACACCCCCATCTGAAACCCGATGATTATGAGACCTTTAACATAAGCTCAGGTCCCGTCCACTTTGTGAAAAAACACGTGCGTGAATCCCTCCTGGCCAGACTGCTCACGGCATGGTTGGACATGCGCCGGTCCATTAAGAAGGAATTAAAGGCCTGTACCGACCCTAAACTTGCAGCCATCCTGGACAAAAGACAAAACGCCATCAAGGTAACCTGTAATTCTGTGTATGGTTTCACTGGTGTAGCCAGCGGCATCCTCCCCTGTTTAAAAATAGCAGAGACAGTTACTCTGCAGGGAAGAACTATGTTGGAACGCTCCAAGGCCTTCATGGAATCCCTATCCACCTCAGATCTAGAATCAATAGTGGGACACACAGTCCCAAGCGAAAAGGACTCATCCCTTCGTGTCATCTATGGAGACACAGATTCATTGTTCGTTGAATGTAGGGGCTATCAGCTGGACGTAGTCCTTGACATCTGTGATGCAATTGCACTACATACTACAAAAACCCTATTCAAGGACCCAGTGAAACTGGAAGCAGAGAAAACTTTTAGATGTCTATTAATGATCACCAAGAAGAGATATCTTGGAGTGTTGCCAGATGGCAAGATCCTCATGAAAGGCGTTGATCTCGTGAGGAAGACCGCGTGCACATTTGTCCAGAACACATCCAGGTGCGTGCTTGATCTTGTACTGAAAGATCCTGAGGTCATGAGTGCTGCCCACGAACTATCTAGGCGACCAGCTAGTGAGTCCTATACAAAGGGCCTCCCAAACGGTTTCTTCAAAGTTATAAAAGTCCTATTGGATGCCAGACACAGACTCCATAAAAATTCAATCCCAATATCAGAACTGACATTCTCCACTGAACTAAGCCGAGACTACAGCAGCTATAAAACTAAGAACCTGCCACATCTCGTAGTGTACAATAAAATAATATCTAGAAATGAAGAACCCCCTCAGATAAAAGACAGGATCCAATATGCATTCATCAAACCACCACAGGGAACCAAGTCTACCAAAGTTTCTGACATGGCAGAAGATCCTAAATTCATCATCCAAAACCACACCCCATTGGCCACAGAGTACTACTTTGAAAAAGTCCTACACAGCGTGTCAAATATCCTTCAGTGCCTATTTGAGAACAGTGCATCACAAACATTTAGCATTTTGTGCAACTACACTGAATTACCTTAGACGATGTCATAGCCACGCCACTATTAAATATAACCCTGTAACCACAAAAACCATAAGTCCTGCCACCGGTCTCCACTCATCATGGACTACTACCTAGATGCTGCTTTCAAGAACAATCTAGTGTTCTGGGACAAGTATCTCTCTAATCTGTTACACGAGGCTGATGAAATCGATGGTCCACTGAACCCCCTACATGTTGAACCTAATGATCAAATATTATTGCACCATTTAAAAAGCATCAACAACACAAAACTCAAGGAAACAATCCTGGGTAAAGATGGACCATTACTATCTAGCGATCTTTTTCACACATGTAGCACAATGATTGATGAATTATTTGCTGACAAAGTGAATGTGGGCAGATTGATGGTTTTTTTTCTGACTGGGATGCATATATACCACGGTCTCATTCAGTCTGGACACAGAGACACTGCAGAACGCCTTAAGAAATTCTGGTCTAAAAAATACTCCACGTACCGTAGCAGGCTCCACAGCACTCCAACCACTAAGCAATTTCCTGGCAGACTGATACTGTGGGTGTCAATCTTCTCTCTGGCAGTTCTTGGAATCAAGTACCTCACAAACTAATGGAACGGATTCATTACTCACTGCGAAGCAGAATGGCCACTAGCAAGGAGATAACCGGACATGACACCACATCCAAAATACTTGTGAGAAGACTAAGTGAACATGCCACCCTTCCGAGCCGCGCAACTCCATTATCAGCGGGCCTTGACCTATACAGTGCCTATGACTACATTATACTTCCACAACAAAATTGTCTAGTAAGGACTGATTTGCAGATCACCATACCACGCAACACCTACGGTCGCATCGCGCCTCGGTCAGGCCTAGCCCATCTCAAGTCCATCTGTATTGGAGGAGGTGTCATAGATGAGGACTACACAGGCCCAATATGTATCATAGTCTTTAATCTGGGACAAGAACCGTTTGTGATCAAACCAGGAGACCGTGTTGCTCAACTAATTTGTGAAAAAATAGAATATCCTGCCGTGGTGGAAACATCGTTGGCGCCAGCAGTCACCAGACGTGGAGACAAGGGATTTGGATCTAGTGGCATCTAAAACTGACTAGAAAAAGATGGAGTACTAAATAATAATCAAACCAATAAACATTTATTTTTAAGAATCTCCCAGTAGCTCTTGGCAAAATAGTTTTTGCAAAGCATTTGTCTTATCAGGCAGTGACACAGATGCGTCCACGGTGGGGCAACTTTGGGGCTCCTTGGTAAGTGCAGGTGGTTTGTTGGGCGGTGGGTGGGAACAAGAGACAATAGGGTCAGCCTTCTCAGGAATCTCAGTACGCATGAGTTCAGGTTTTGGAGGGGGCACCTGCGGTGCAGCATAGTAGTAAGGGGGTAGGGCCTGAGAGGGGTGTGGCACCGGTCCTGGCATAGTGTAGTAAACTGTATTTGGGGGCTGTGATATGTTAGATGTGGGAGGTGGCACAGAAGATACATTGCCCTGCCCAGACTTCAGATCCTTGACTTCTCTGATCAAATCTCTTAACTCAGTAACATATCTCACGTGGCGCCTTTTCCTGCATAGATCCTCACCAGGGAACATAAACTCGTCTTCACTATCAGACTCTGACCTCTGATGTTTTCCATATGGATACCTGTATGGCTCATACCTCATAGCTTGCCTGGGCCAACATGGTTGGGGTGGTACATACCCACCGTGAGATGGAACATAGGCAGAACCATAGCCCAAGTCAAGGGGTCTAGCAGGGCCAGTACTGTCCAACCTAGTCTGAAGGATATTTACAAATAATGAACGAGGAATTGATATAAGGTCATCACCACCAGGAGGCGACATATTGTGGGGCACAGACGACATTTTCTGCTCCGTGAGTGAGGATGTGGCCTGGCTTCGGGTTGCAGTTGAATGTATACAAGGTTCTGTGCTAGCTTTTAAATATGTCATCCTATGTATGTTAGCCACCTGTCTGTCACCCTTCAACAGGTTCAAGCGGTTCTGTATGAAGGATGCATCTATTGCTTTTGCAAGCAATGGTTCCATGGCTATATTCCCAGAGGGAAGCCTCAAGCTATCAAGATCTAGGGCCAGACAGTCATTGACTAACACAGCACGGTCATGCTCAGAGATTGACGTGAATTTAGAGAGCACCCACTGAAAGTCATGCCCATATACAGCCACCGTACCCCTTCTCTTTCCCAATGCACATAGGGAAACGTGGTGAAAGACCTGCGCTTCCTGACCCTCATACATATAATCTGGATGGATGGAAGAGAGGGATAATCCTGGAAGCCAGGTATGCAACACCTCTAGCAGAGGTTCAGAAGGCAAATCAACACGATGCAGCTTAGCCGAGGCTGATGCAGAAAAAACCGCGCTTAAAATATCCAGAAATCTATCAGATGATATTACCCCCACCATAAATAACCCCTCAACCATAGAATAGATCCCACACACCCAACCTATCTGGGTTCCTTCTATGTGTTCTACAGTCAACGGGATAGCCGTCTTAAAAGGCAGATACACTCGGAGTTTGTCCTCATCCAGGACCAGGCTCCTATCCTCCTTTTCACAGGCTCTGACATCCAAAAACCCACCCACTACTATCATCATGAACCTAGGACGCTTCTCTTTATGTGAGAATCTATCCAGTGGTATGCTATCCCTCTTGAACAAGTTAGTGACAAACGCTAGTTTAAATAGCCTACACTCTGAGGAGCTAAGATTCCTCCATCTCCTTTTAACTAGAATGCTACAACTGGCAATAAATCTATATAGCTTTAAAGAGACAATCATAAATAGTGGAAATTGTGATTCCCACATCTTGGGGAGGAAGGTGCCCTTGGTGCTATGGCAGGCCTTCTATAGGGCATGTAAGGGCTTGGGTTTAAAGGACAGTGACCTGCTGTGCCCTAAGAGGCGGAGGTCCGCCTGGATACAAATAAACAGTGATGTTAAGCTTGTACAGGCCCTGCTAGACACCGTGATGGCCTCTACCATAAAATTCAACAGATGTATCATCTATCCCAACATACTGGTTGACGGGAACTCAGTCTTCAATGTCCTTTCTGTTCTGCCAAGTAGACTTATAATGTGCCTATCCTTCTGCCTACTCCATTGGGGAGAACAGACGTATGAATATTGGGTGAGGACATTCTCTACCAAGGTGTTCATTCTATATCTGTTGCTAAGTGGTAAGCTAATCCCCAAGGCTTCCATGCTACAGGCTGCAGCAAACATGAACTACGCTGGTCTCACAGAAACTATCATCACGGACCTCCTGGCAACCAGGGGCTTGAATGTCCTATCATCAGAATATGACATAGACATTGGGAGCAAATTTGACTTTCTCTTTTTATTTGATAACAGTGTCATAAGAGCAGCATCAGACGACGGGGACAGCCACAGGAAGGCACCCGAGCACAATAAAGTATAACCTGTCATAGTCATCTTCTGCAGCAAAACTGTTTCTGAGTATATCCTGGGCAAGGATGGTGGGGTTGGGGGCAGATAGGATCACTGACAGTCCGGCCTCCAGCGCCAGCCGCATCTTAACCTTTGACACATACAGCTGCTTGAGGTCTAAGATCAGTCTCCTTTGCACTATAGTGTCAAGAATGTCATTAAACTGTTGTCCTGTCAGGTTAACAAACTTGCCTGGTGAACTATCCCGCAGATGTCGCGCTTCCATAGACACTAGGCATGCCCCAGGGAATATATCTGACATAGGCCTTGATATGTCATGCAGTACCATCTGCCTAAAGTAATTGTCCAGTAGATAAGATAACACTTTAAGTCTACCCAACATCCCCCGACAGGGTACTTGAGTAAAAGAGTCCCCCAGTAATGTTCTTAACTGAAGTCTCCGACTGGCTGATGCTGCACCGACGGGATTAGCAAATTCAGACAAGGTATACACCAACATCAAAATTTCTAGTGCAACCAAACCAGCCCTCAGGTTGTATTGGTAAGTCATAAAGGGAGGTACATTTTCTCCCAATATAGTGGATGTAATTACATAGATGAGATCCACGTGGTCCGGAGCACGGGCCCACGATGGAGCCAATGGATCAAATAGGGCCAATATCCCACACTGGACTAGAAAGTTGAACACCTTATGGGTCCCAAAAAACCCCCTCTCATACACTAAGCCCTTGTTCACGGGAACATAAGTCTCTCGCTGCCTAATATCATGAGACACGAAATTGTAACCCCCATCACTAACATTTGCATACTCCCTAAAATCTGTGATAAAGACAGACAGCTTCTCTGCAAGTTTATCCAGTAGCCCACCCATATCAGAGGGAATTGGGACAGCTCTCTTTTTACAGTAATAAGCATTCAGGATACAAAGACAGGCCAGTGTATCAGACACATGTCTCCCGTCAGCATAAACATCAGATGTGATGTTAGCCACAGTGGACAGCAGTTCTTTCATGAGAGCCAAAGATATAGAATTCTGAAGATTAGTATTTCCTTTGAGCTCTTTAGGAAACACCCTGCGCTGCATCACTGTGGCTACTATGCGTGTAAACCAAGGCCCATAGGAAGGCAACCACATCTGGGGCTGGGCATAAAGATAAGAAATAAATTCCATCCTAAAGTCTGCCTGAAAAGCAAATCCACTATCCCCAGGAACAATCAGAATTCCCCCAACACTACTAGCCTTAGGCTCCAAGGTATTGGCAACCTTATCTCCGGTTGAAAGGGGCTTCCCATGTTCTCCCTCTTTTTCTGTACCCCGAGAACTGAGAACGTGAGCCTCCAGAGTGTCCAAATCCCTCATGAGTCTTGCTGAGCTGTCTAGCTGCGCCCTGGCCAACCCATCCAGCTCCAACCGCAATAGCCTTTTTTTTAGCTGAGTTTCCACTCCCATTGCCAGCCGATGGCGATGTAGCCAAGCCAGTCTTCGAATTTCGTTTAGTTGTTGCAGAGAAATAACCCTCTTCTGCTTTACCCTTGGCTCTCCCACCCACATGATGAATACCACAATTATTGTCTGACTCACCACATGTCTGGGAACACTTTATGGCTCTAATAAGTGATTTATCCTGTCTACTGCTAAAGAAGCCACGCAACCTAGACAGACTGGAAGATACCTTCACATTAGTCATGAATGTTGGATGCTCGATATAAATTGTCCTCAGGCTTCTCTGTGATTTAAATAGCAGCACTGGGTGTATTATCCACTCCTCACTCCCAGCTGGTGCCTCTGAACATATAGTCCGAGTACTATCACGCAGCTGTCTCAACCCTTCGATCCTCTGCTGGGCCCTGACAGCACCTCCAGAGCCCATCCTACCGGCCATACAAGTCTTCAGTTCTATCACGAAGCAGGTATTGTCATTTTCTGTTTGTCTCAGAACTATACAATCTACAACTCTCTTAATTAAATTTACCTCAAAATACAACTGAACTCCTATCTTAGTCTTTTCTAATCCTAAGCCCAGGAACTTGAAAAGGCTCTGTGGGCGCTTAAAGTTTTGCAGCTTCCTATAGAACATGACGTGTGCCCTCTTACCCCGCGCCTTACAATAATTTGGAAGTAAGGCAAGTGCACTGTCCATGATGGAACAGGAGAAGGTCCTAGGCTCTGAAAGAAAGAATCCTATATGTGAAGACACTGAAAGTGAAGCTGAACCATTCAGGAGACTGCCTCACTATGACTACCCTCGCCGCCTGGTCTGCAACTGTCGACCAAAACGTGAGAAGTCAGACATACCAAATATAACAGACGTTATGTGCAACGGCCCCCTACCCACCGAGCCTAGACAGAATGAATCAAGACAAACCGAACCTAAACATAGTCACGTGGATGTCACCTTTAAAAGGCAACATAGACCCAAGAGCCTGTACTGCTCAGGTGTCCAGGCAGCGAAGCCCACAGAGTCCCCACAACGTTGCAGGTCCCTGAAATTCAAAAAGGATGCTGCTAGTCACGACATGGCCACTAATGATGAAAACGTGCCAAGTTCACATGAAAAAAAGAGGGGCATCAAAGAGGAGATCCTAAGGGCCCTCAACCTGTATGCAGATACTCCATGTCAAGACATCCCATGCACCCGCCCAGTATGTAAGATGATGGACTTATTGGAACATCACACACCAAATTATAAGAGAGCATGTTTAATATACCTTGAGGGGTGTCATGGGGTTGGCAAGACCACTCTAGTAAATAGACTAGCCTCATCGTTCCCTGAAAAGCAACTGTTGACATTCCTTGAACCACTAGGTTTCTGGTCCATGGTATATGAGGATTCCCTCAAGAAAATATACAAGGCCACTAGACAGCACAAGCCCTACAAAAAGAAATATGATGCATCAAATGAGGTACTGTCCTGTCAGACTAAATTCTCTGTGGCCCTAAGGACAATTGCTAGATCAGTTCAGGAATGCATGCAACCCTGTGCTCCCTTACAACAGGTGACATCAGCAGATGCCATGGTTATATTTGACAGGCACCTTATCTCATCAACTGTCATCTATCCATTAGTACAGATGAAGAAGGGGATTATGTCTCCATGTGATATGCTAGGCATGTTCTCTGGATTCAGGGCCAATACCTTTGATGTGATTGTCTTAATTATTCTGGATGCAGATGAGACCCTGCGCCGCATACGTAAAAGGGGGCGTTCCTGTGAGGATGGCGTTGATAGACAATGCATTATAGATGTGAGCTCAGCATACCACACAGTATATTGCACCTGGTTATTCGTGAGGTACTGTCCAATTGAACTGTGTATGAAACTTTGCCTTGAGCTAATCACTATGAATGAATGTGCCATGGAGTGCGGACTGGTGAATGCTGGTATCCTTCAGGAACTGTTTGATAAAAGCCTCTTAAAATACTTCAAGGACACCATCAAAATGTACAAAACCAGCACATGTCTATTTGAAACATTCAAACAGTTCTGTGAAGAGCTGAAAAAGCCCTACCTGCTCACATTTGACCATAATAAAACAAAAAGTTCTTCCCCGGAGCACCTGACCCTATACAATCAATTACTGAACACTGTGGCTATTAAAACTATTTACCTGGATTGGACACGCCTATCTAAACTATCCCACGGCTACGCCAGTGAGAACTCCTTTATTTAGAAAATGTGCACCCGTCTGCTGTGTAACATCCTGGCAAGCCTCTGTATACTAGCTATTGTGGGTAAAAATGCCTCACCAAAAAGAGAAAAGGTTGACAGAAACCACATACTGATTACAGTAGAGTGGAACAATGAACTTAAGAATTATACCCTCAATTGGACACGGATCCTCACCATCATCAATAATGTGACTGTTAGAACCCTGTGGGAGATGTCCAACGTGACAGAATCTCTATCAGACACCTACAATAAATTCAAAGACTTCCACAAACCAGGAAATGAAGTTGTCATCAGATCAGGTTCGGGATACAAGGAACAGTCTGTTGATCCCAAGCAAAAGAATATAAGTGTTGGAGGTGAGATCAGCCAAACCTCAATCGGAAATGACTATGATGGTAAATATGGAATCCCCTCACAAAACCTTTTTGACAGCCTTTTTAAGAACAGTATGGACGTGTTTCCAAATAAAAATGTATCTGCAGATGTTTTCTACCCCTTTAGGGATAGAGCGAATTATGTATCATTAAAGATAAGTGATGCTACAGAATTTGTTGGGGTGTTCACGGTGGACTATGCATACATAATTTTCCTCCAGGAAGTCAATTCAACAAAGTATGATATGACCCTACTATTGGGCAACACCGCTCATCTACCCGTTTTGAAAGGCAGCCTGGACCATTTGAACTTCACTGTAGCCAAAAATGATGAACAATCCATGCTCCTCTATGTAAAGACCGAAGATAAAGAAAAAATTTCCCACATCTTTAAACCTAATTACACCAATATGTTCATAGAAGCCACAGAAACACCCCTATTCGATCTACTTGGGGACCTCCAAGACTATGCTGTATCCATAGAAGCTACTGGACATTGTAAGGCACCACACCTTACCGGTACCTACGTGGAATTCTTCTTCAAAGTCTTGGTAGCATTTCATAGGACAGGCAGAGAACTGAGAAGGCGTGGAAACGGGAACATATGCTTCAGATGGTTAATAGAGCACGCCTATGAACTAGAAATTCTCACTGATCTGATAAAGGGATGCCACCGCTCTTTCTACATGAGTGGTTTCTCAACATTACTTCTAGAGAGAATAGCAGCCGCAGTCATTGTGAATCTACCAATAAATTCTTTAAGCAGTCTGAACAAGATGGACCAGGATTGGTCACTCAAACTTATCTATTATGGCCACAATATGACTAATGTCCTGGAAAACTCTTGGGGTGGCATTGCTTCGGTCATGCTAGGCGTTTACAGGACATACACTCAAAATTTTGATCTGACAATCAATGACAGGCAAACTCTGTTTTATGTCTATGAGGATCTGCGATTCGATGAGATTGGTAACAGAACTATTAATGACCACAACCTAAGAATCATCTATGCCGCAGCTACATCTATGTGCTCATCACTGGAACTCGCAACCATGGTGTCTTTTTGGGCCAAACCGAAAGGACACTCTCACAAACTACATGCATCCTTCAGCCCATGCTTTATGAGCCTGAGGTTTGACTTCTCCAAAGACAAACTCTACAGTCAATCCTTCCAAACCTCAAGCATCACGAAAAAAGAGACTCTATTTGGGGTTGATGGATTTTTCAACGTGATACATGGAGAACATCTCAACAACTCGTTCCACAGACTACTGGTCTACGACTGTATCACTGCCACTGACAAAGTGAGGATGGTAGTGAGCCTCAAAACCTATACCTACATAATTTCTGTGGGTCCTGCCAGTAAAGGTACTATGTATGAAGTTAAAAATACCTTCATCAACAACAAACTTATAATAACATCAATAGATAGCAATGCAAACTGCTCCTCCCTAAAAACAACAAACAACCAGAAATACAAAAGAATTCCCGTAGTCTACAATATCACCAAACCGTGGAGGCAATGTGTGCTGTGTCAGTCAGCTGTTCTGAGTTACGATGAACATGATGGCATACAGTCAGTGGTCTACGTGACAGACATCAGCGTGCAAAACAGGGTGTTTGATGAAAACAATTTATTTTTTTCAAGCAAGAGTCTACATGTCCATTACTTGATTCTCATGAACAATGGAACTATAGTGAGGGTCAGGGGTGTCTACGTCCGGGAATTCAGGCAATTGCTCATCTCTACTGCGTTTTTCTGTGGATTCTGTGCATTCGTGTGGATAATATATCGAATAGTAGGTTCTCGTTTTAGAGTGAAATAGTATAGAGTGTCATGTTGCAATAAACCCAATAAAAGCTTGTCCGCGGTGTCATCATTTACAGGGACCCCAATTTGCGCCTCCACCACAGTCCAAATCTTCTACCGATGTGTCTGACTATAGCCTGCTTAACTTCTGTATCACACCTACCCAGATGCTTCACAAAACTGAGAAAATTTGCATTCCTGCCCAACCTGTCCAATCTAACTTTTCTGTTTCTTATCAAAATCTTTGGAATCATCTCACTTTTCCTATAGCCCACTATACAGCACTCATGTTTACTTTTTGAGTGGCATATGATTTTTTTTGAATAATCAAATACACCCTTCTCCACCAAGACATTAAGGGGCACACAGTTTAATCTCTTAAAAGAGACAACCTCATATAGGCTTTCCAAGAACATTTTATGTAGTACATTTATCTGGCCCCTATTTCTATTCTCCAATCTGGTAAAAAGTCTATTCTTAACCTTGTCGATTTTGGCATCCTTTGTTTCAATTATAGGTTTAACTTCAGATACAACCTGGGTATACAACTCACTACCATGAATCCTGGAAATATTTGCAGTAGCAGCCTTAAACCAGGAAACATTAAATCCTGACTTGGTGGAAATGACAGAGGGAAAATTGGTAGTCCAGAATACATCCTTTCTCCCTGATCTCACCAGTGCCTGATTCTCTAAACCGTGAAGATCCATAGTGGAGTTCCAATTAGCCACAGACACGGGGTATATTGACAAGATAGGAACTATGCACTTGAAGATGCCCATAGCAAACATAAACTGGAGTTGATCACCACTTATATTTATGTTTATGGCAGCCCCCTCACACATATTCTCAGAGTAGAAAACACTCGTTGTGAAGGCAGGCTCCTTTACGGAAAATTTCCGATTGACAAAATTGTTAGTTAGACGGGGAACGTCCAACACACTTCTGTACCCCATACCCCGTCCATTGAGCGTCCTGATCTTAGTATTTATTACCATATTAGTATTAAAAACTGTTATTTTATAGCCATTTATTCCAATAGAGTTCATGGGCATGAAATTCAATGGATCAGTCTTGGCTACAGTCTGGCTGTCCATCACGTGACTGTAGTCCTCATGAAACGGTGGCACAGTATCCTTAGGAGCGGTGTCCATCCTGTTAAACATTGAGACCAATAGCCTAGAGACACCAACATCTCTACACTCAGGTCTCGTAGCATCAAACCTTACCGAGCCACTGTCTGCAAACAAGAGGGAAAATGCAATCCGATATATTGGCAAAGTGCCTGGAAATGCTAGCCATTGCGATCCAGACCCTAAGAGCACCTGCACTAAATGTGAAGTAGGTCCAGGATCTTTTTTATGTTTGACGATAGGAGGATATGGTAAGATTTGGTTCAGTGTGGCCTGATAGGTCAGGGCAGCTGGGTCAGATATACTGATCACGGCAGTATAAGGTACCTTGGACAGTCTTCGGATCAGCTCCACATCACCTAGAGAATTCAATACCTTCTCCTTCAAGCCATTCAAAGCACTGTGACCACCCCATGAGGTGATGAAGGAGCACACATTAAACCTGATAAAGGCTAACCTCTCTACAGCACTCTCTCGAGGAAGCGCGGAGCCCCTAGAGATGCATCTAAGATGGTCCAGTAGCAAGAAATAGTTATTTTCACACACCACCCTCAGGTCTGGCTCAACAGTCTTGATAAATGACACATAACATTCCTCAAACTGCACAAAGCTGATATATCTGCTAATCAATCTGAACATAAAAGTGTAGTCTATGCTCTCATCCCGCAACCATGAAAAATAAATCGCTCTAGGGCCTGCCCATGGAACTGGATCTGTATGTTCTCTGGACATTATACAGTGGAGATATGACTTAGCCTGGAGACCGTAAGCGAAATGGAAACCATCCCCAGTCAACACTAAACACTGTCCAATGTGATCCTCTAACTTCACGGGATTCTCTGGCCTAGATTCGTCTCCAAATATCACCGGGATCTTTACAATTCCAAGGAGGAGTCTCCTCACAGCCCTACATGTATAGAATATCTTTTCATATTTCATGTAATCATCTATTGTATTTAAAGTGCATGCTCCTGCCAATCTTACGTTAAGTGCAAGGTTTATGAAAAGAGCAATCTGTTGGTCCTGGGGTGCGTGACGAAGACGCGTTTTAGTCCCAACAGGGATCCTGATCATAGCTGGTATAAACTTGCCATCCCATAATACTGCCATGGCCCATGCACGAGACACAACGCAGCAATGTCTACTGGAGAACAGGCCAATTCCCTACAGCCTTGTAGAGGCAGACTTATTGACTGGGCTTAAGCAAAGTGCAGCAGCGGGCCTGTTCAGATCTTTTCAACTATACACAGGGAAAGATGTTAGAGACGAAACAGTCAAATTTGAGATGCTTCTAGGGGTGTACACAAACTCCATAGAGTTTGTAAAGTTCCTGGAGACCTCCCTAGCGGTATCATGCATCAACACAGAGTTTAAAGACCTAAAGAGGATGGTAGATGGGAAGATACAATTTAAGGTGTCTGTACCCACCATAGCCTACAATGATGGCCGACCCCCATCCAAACAGAGGATGTACATTGTCATGAAAACCTGCTCTAAACACCATATCGGGGCCGAAATGGAGCTCAACATGGAGGACTTGGAGATTCTCAACTCCATTCCAACCACAGAATTGGAAGAATATGAATATGTTGGAGCTATAAAGACAGTTACCTCTGCCATGAAATTCTGTGTGGATGCTTTGGAGAGGGGCCTTATCAATACGGTCCTAAGCACCAAATTACGCCAGGCACCCCCAATGTTCATTTTAAAGCCCCTGACAAACACTGCCCTGCTGGAACATGGTTTCAAAAGTGCCACCAAGGCTAACATAATAGCAGCCTGCCGCCGAGATCTCTTGGAACAATCCTTCTTCTTGGACAGAGCCATGGCATCCATGAATCCCAAAGCTCATCTCATCGCTAGCCTGACTGACATCGTGGGTGTAGTGTCCTCGGAAACCGTATTCAAAGGCATAAGTACATATACCACCGAAAGTGGTGAAAGCATAGAAGGGGTCATTGAGACCACGGATGGTGTCATGAGACAATTACTAAATGTTTTTGGCCAGAAGGGTAAAGCCATGTTGGGGCCAGCTGCTTATGCCAACTATGTCATAAAAGGGGAAAACCTAGTAACAGCAGTGAGCTATGGAAGAGCAATGTACTCATTTGACCACTTCAAGGAAAGAATACTGGACAGTCAGAACCACCAACTGGACAGACCAGAAGACATGTCCACATGGGTAGGTGGCAATAAGACAAGTATAGGAACCTCCTTGATCCAGGTAGGCAGTAACATGATCTGTGTTGAGAGCCTGCAACACATGTATACCCAAGCTCAAGCATGTTTCCCCTTACACAGGAGATTACAATACAGCTATTTCTTTCCTGTGGGACTACACCTCACTCAACCCAAATACACTACATCTAATTCAGTCAAAGGCCTTGAGGCACCCACGAGACTACCCACTGAAACGTGGGTAGTCAATAAGAATAACATCCCACAGAAATTCTCTTTTCTGGAGGCCCTAAAGATGCTCTGCCACCCCAGAGTCCACAATCCTGTCCCATGTGCAACAGCACTCCAAAGAGGATTCCCCCACCCACTGTGTGGCCCCAATTATTATGGAAAAAGACACATCCCATCAAACACCATGAACCTATACCAAATTGTAACCCAGTACTATCTAGATAAGAGACACGTGGAACTAACCGACATCTCCAGAAAGGCCACCATGTCCAGAGATGAGTTGCTGCACCCGACCAACCATGACGTCCTATACCTGGAAGTCCACCCATTCTTTGACTTCTTCACAGACAACAGCGCGGGACCGGAGGCAACATACAGAGCAACCCATCGCACCATGGCAGGAAACATTCCTGGTGGGCTAGCCCCAGGTAGCATGCATGAGTGTAGAGGCTGGCAATTTGCCAAGGCAACCGACCTGGAGCACAGTCTGTGTGACAGCACCCTTGCCCGTCTGCGAGATACTGCCTCTGACGTCACCTACCCGATTCTGTGTTATGTGGTGGAAGCCATGATCCACGGGCAGGAAGACAAATTTATAATCAACATGGATCTAGTGGCTCTCATTGTCACTACCTACTGGAACTCCACGGGAAATCTGGCTTTTAGCAATAGTTACTTCATGGTAAAACATATCTGCCTGCACTTGGGAAGGGGACTGATGAGAAAGGAAATCTATCTCCACTACAAGAACCTATACAATGAGGTACAGGTACTCTACAGAGCCCTGATCCAGACCATTGGGAACGAAGTGGTGGAAGGACTAGATATAGGAGCAATGGTATCTGCAATACTAGATCCTACCCTGCTCCCACCCTTTACATACAGGGACATATTCACCCCACTCCTGCGCGATGCCAGCGAGCGGGAAGCCAGAGTCCTCATAGGACCTTCTAAATACATGGACCCAAAGACAAGAGACGAGCACATAAAAATCAGGGGAAAGATGGATGACCTGGTGGATGACATGCTCAACATATACACTGAACGGGTCAATGAAGACCATGACCACAACTACCAACTCTTCCTAGGACCAGAGACCAGCTCGGATGATGCAATCATGGAAAAGATCTTCTACTACCTCCTACTCCCAGTTTATTCTGGAGGCAGAGTATGTGGGGCAGGCATCGAGTTTGAAAACCTGAGCATAATGCTGACATACAATGGACCAATCTTCAGCAACACATACCCAGACACAGATAGTATTTTGGATCACCTAGAAAACGGAACGCTCAGGGACCTCTTATTGTCATCTGACATCAGGCCAACTATCAGAATGATGAAGAATCTGTGCACCTCTTTCCTGACATGTCCACCAATGACCCAGACTGCCAGGGTCAAATGCCATCGCGACTCATGCCAAGTACAGGCCACCCACGAAGAAGGCAAATCCATTGAGCATACAGTGCTGGTCAATGGCCTAGCCACATTCCACGTCTCTGTAGGCAACAGGAGCATCTGTGAAAAATTCATGTATCCCATCCCATTCCATCCTATGTATTCTCATCCAACCGTAGCAGCCACGTTACATGAGACCATCTCAGAATATCTAATGAGGGTACCCACACAAAAAGGACTTGCTGGATTCAATGTACCCCCTGAATTGGTTGCAGAATACAGAGAATGGCATAAAACTCCCCTGGCAATCTACCCACTGACATGTCCAGCATCCACTGTGTCCATTGATGCCATGATAGCAATGCATATGAAGCTGTCCCCCATTTCCTTTATCCAACACACACTACAAGATGTCCACCCAGGATTCGCCCTGACCTGCGTGAGAACAGATGAAGTCTTGGGAGAATATCTCATGTACTCTTCCAGAGCATCCAGCTCAGTATTCATAGGGCAACCCTCAGTCACCAGAAACGAGGTCAAGAATGACTCGGTTACTTTCGAAGTGACTCATGAAATAGGCACTCTTGAGAATGGCCTCGGATACAGCTCCACCCTAACCCCGGCCCGCGTAGTGGCTATCACTACAGATATGGGCACCCACGCCCAGGACATGTTCACTACCCACCCAACAGACAGGTACGGAGACAAGAATATCATGCAGTACATTAGATCTAAAATTGGAACTGACAAAACCCGCCTCACCCCTAGAGACCCCAGAACCTATATCACAGGAGCAGTGACGGTGACTCAAAATGGACTGGGTCATGGACAACTGTCTACATGTGAATCCATTATCACTCCATCCAATGCAGATATTGGATATTTCCAGGGCACAAACAATCCTAGAGGACGAGCTTCATGTGTGGTCTCATGTGAACCCGGAAATCTAGAAGCATCTGAAAAGCTGGTCTATGACCACTCTCTCCCAGATACCAACTATGAGCACCGCAGTACAATTAACCCGTGGGCCTCACAGCTAGGATCTCTGGGAGACATACTTTACAATTCACATTACAGGCACGTGTCTGTTCCTGGAATATACAGCCCATGCAGACAATTCTTCAGCAGGGATGACATAATGAGAAACAATAAAGTCCTCTACTCTCTGATTAATGAATACACCACACGCCTGCTCGGAAATCCCGCCACCAGCTCATCTGATATCCAGTACACGGTCATCAACGGGACGGATGTCTTCCTGGAACAGCCCTGTCTGATGTTACAGGAAGCCTTCCCTACCATTTCCACATCCCATCGAGCCCTCCTAGAGGAGTACATGTCTAATTCTAGAAGTCACGCCCCTGTACATATGGGAGACTATCTCATCGAAGAAGTGGCTCCAGTTAACAGAGTATTAAAGATTGGAAACAAAGTTGCACACTGAATAGACAGCAACTGCTCTACAGAGGCAGACACCTAGATCAGCTACAAAGTAGCAATGCAATCCAATAAAGTCACCATAAATTTTAACACTCGTCTATTCAATGATGAACTCAAGGCGCTACAGTCAAGAGTAGGTTCCATCCTGACCCTCCGGGACCCATACACCATACAAAATATCCAATCAGTAGGCATGGGCATGATCTTCTCAGAGTCCGTGACACCAGATTACATAACAAGTTACAATTATCTGAACAGTTGTACCTTGGGAATCCTGGATGAAGTCTATCCAGACAATATGACCCTGACCAAAATCTTAGACAGAAATTACTATGAACTAAAAAATGTCTACCAGCCCCACTTTCCGTGGGACAGTCAATGCCAGCTCTCCGTGATCCCCCCAGTATTTGGGTCAGGTATCAGCACCGTTAAATTGGAGTCCAATGGGATGGACATTGTCTTCCCATCCGTGGTGCCAACGCCCGTGGCCTCTCAGATACTTCAAAAGCTCCTTCTCTTTTCAATCTATGAGAAAGCAATAGTCCATGACCCAGACTTAGTCTCAAGAGAGGAACTCCTTCTGAGAACAGGAAGTATCACTTACATGGGAAGAAATTACACCCTGAACCTAGAATCATCTGAGCAGAGACAGACCCTACATCTTCTGGATGATCTGGCCATCCACAGCACCATTATGTTGGCAGTGACCCCATTGGCTTGTAAAATACTGATGAGGCTACTTCTACGACACGATGAAAGCGAATTCCTGGAATTATACAGAGGTATCCTGGAACACCCAGCAGAAGACTATGAACGAGCTGATTTGCAGAAAGAGCTGTCTGCTATGGAGCTCATGTTGAGCTACATGCAAACACTCAGTGGCATATTTAATCTGGAACCCAGGCTCTCGATCACGGGCTACTCCCCAGACTCTAACTCAGGTACCTGTCACTATGGTAGCCATAAATAAAAAGGACACCTGTGGCCCCAGTGTACAAAAGATTACCCGCTTCCAAGATGGTACAGTCTTTATCCTCGAACAGACAGACGACCTGGTCACTGAGACATACTACAAAACCACCGCTCCACAGAGACTAGATCCAGAACCCACACCCCCCGCCATATCCACACTCTTTTTTGACATGACATCTAAGAGAAGGCGCCACAACCTCCGCTTCCCCGCACTCATTTTAATCCACCTCCTATACATCTTAGCCATAGGACTTTGGGTGACCCTTCCACTTCAGTATGAAATTCTATCCCTCAATCGAACCCGGTCATGGGATTTGGCATGCCCCTCTAATGTTTCACAATAGTGTGTCAGAGTTTCCTGAGTCATAACTTCAGTATTTCCTGAGTCATCAGTTCAGCATTTCCTGAGTCAGTAATCCAAGGAGCATCGTCACAGGGTACAGAGACAATATAGTCTCGTTTACTTCCCAGTTCTGTTCACACTCCCAAAGAACGATCATGGCTAGACCCCAGGTCTCTCGCTTACTGGGTAGCTACAAACTCCGATTAGCCCTAGCCACCCTCAACTTCATTCTGTGTGTGGCAGGACTAGTTATTATCATTGGAAACCCTCTATCTACAACCTACCATGAGAATTTCGGAATAGCTGTAGATGCTGGATCATCACACACTACTATGTACCTCTACTCAGTAAGTAAGATAGCAAGAAACAAGACTCATCTGACCCGGCAGATCGAGTCATGCCAAGTGGACGGGGAAGGACTCGCCACCTATTCCAAATATCCAAAACAAGCCCCAGTCCCATTCTACAAATGCACTGAACAGCTTACTAAAAAGATCCCACTGCCATTGAGACATGCAACACCACTACATATAGTGGGTACTGCGGGTATGCGCCTGCTGAATTCCAGCCAACCTCAACAGAGCCAAGAAATACAAAAGGAACTCCAGACATATCTACAGAGTCACACTGGATTGGGAGGATCAAGACGAGTAATAATTCTCAGTGGTGAGTCTGAAAGCCTACATGGATGGATCGCTGTAAACTACCTCACGGAGACACTCACCAGATACTCACTAGCCCAGTACAGACTAACAAGACCCTACTTCGAAGGACCTCGGGGAATGTTTGATATGGGCGGAGCTTCAACACAGGTAGCATTTGCTGTCGAAGGAAACCACAACAGCCAGGTACTCCCTGTCACTCTATTTGGCAAAGAATACCACGTGGCTGCTAGCAGCTACCTATGCTATGGCCAGGATCAATTTAGACAGATCATCCTTGGAAACATGTATATGGAGTCCAACGGCAGTTCTGTCTCCTTTCCCTGCTTCCACGAAGGCTACACAGATAACGTCACCCTGCTGCCACAGACAGAGAACCCTTGCTCGAACTTGGCAAACAAGACCATACTGCATGTGACTGGTACAGGAAATGTTACTCAGTGCAGGGAACTCCTGTCTAGTCAGCTGAATCTGACTGGCACCGACAGGCCGCCCATTTGTCAGCAGAATACCACAATTCTCACTAATCTGACATATTATGCAGTGTCTGGATATTATTACACCTTCGATTTTTTGAACCTGACCAAAGTGGACAATGCAGACACGGTCCGTGAGAAAATCGACATGTTCTGTCTACGAAACTGGACGGACGTTTCTAGTGATTATCCTAAACAGCTGAAATGGCTCTACAATTACTGTCTCAGTGCCAATTACATCCACATTCTACTGACACAGTGCTATGGGTTTGACAACTCAACCTGGAAGAACCTGAACTTTGTACACAAGCTTGAGGGAACTGAAGTTGGTTGGGCATTAGGATACATGTTGAACCTAACAAATTCCATGGATGTCCAGACTGGATACATCTCAACGTGGGGGACCCCTATACTACTATTCAGCTTATGTGGCATTCTGGTTTGTGTATACATGTTACTGGTACCAATTAGTGGGATCCTCACCAAGCAAATAAAGAACATCAAGATATATGTAATCAACTGGACGCCACATCAACAACCCCCAAGATATACCCATACTTTTTGAATAATAAAAAGTTTTAATAAAACTTATTCTCTCAGTCTCTTATACTTGTATCTATTGCCACTCATGCACAGATAGTGAGCCATAATAACCGCCACCAGGGCATCATCAGATAGCCCCCTCTGCTTAGCATCATAGGTCCTGCTCCCATCCTTAAGGATGCTGCAACGAATAGCGCGAATAGAACTTGAAAGATAAGCTATAGGATCAAATGTCAGCTTAATAGTATTCGATACCAACATCTGTGAGGCACATAAGGTGTTGCTGTTGAGGGCATAGATAAACTGCTCAAATGCAGAACCCTTTTCCAATCCCAGGAGATACATGGGTAATTGAAGGTGGGCACTTGTGGGTGACGTATGGTGCACAAAGCTAACATTAATTTCATCACACAGTTCATCCAGTATTGTAGCTATGGCTACAGCAGAGTCCTGACTGCTGTTACCCTCCACAGCCACTCTTACCTCTGATATAGCCCCATGCAAAATTAACACTGATCTTATCAACTGATATGCACATGAAGCAATTTGATAAGTGGAAGTGCCAGTCAGGTTCTTGAGAAAGAAGTGTTCCAGTCCAAGGATGAGTGCTGAATCACTACCTCTGGCCCTAATTACAGCACCCACACCCGTCCCCGAGGCATCCACATTGTTGGTATAGGCAGGGTCTATATACACATACAGCACACTATCGAGTTGTATCGTACCATCGACAGAATCTGGCCTGCACATATCAAACTGCATAAGAGCAGCATCACTTACAAGCACACTTCGCCCCACTGAGCCACTATCCGGATTATCTCCCATCAATTCAGTGCTAAAAGCCCCCTCCAAAAATAACTCGGAGGTGTCTCTGACCCCATCATCTATGGAAATATAGACAGGGATGTTAAGAATGTAACAGGGACAGGCCATTAGGAGATCCTGGAGCCCAAAATCATCCCTGTGATCCTGACACACGTAGCTAACAACATTGAGAATCCTCTCCCTCGCATCCCTCATTCGGTACAGAAAACTAGTTGATCTGTCCGCTGAGTTGGCCGAAGATATAAAAATAATCTTAGCATCCTTCTGCAGCATAAACCCAAGTATAGCTGGAAGTGCATCCTTTTTAATGAAATTTGCTTCATCTACATACAGGAGATTAAATGTCTGTCCCCGTATACTCTGAAAGAAAAAATATCATATTAGATAGTGATTTTTCAGATTGTGAACAGTTTTTTTCTAAGAGCCTCCCTGATCTCATCTCAGATACGGCCTCATCTCTGAGTTCACTACGCACCACGGACTCCCCATTTCAACGACTAGAGCTAATATGCACCGTAATGGACATTGTGGGAACAGAGTGTATGAGGGAGGTGACCAACGTGACCCGAGCTCTTCCCCAAAAGAAGCCAACAGACACTATTGTAACTACAGGCAGTTCGATGCCACTATATGCAGATACCACAGAATAGACAACATCTACGTGTGCATGGACTGTCACACGTTTCATGTATGTGACGGTGGCCCAGAATGCTTACCCATAAACACAGGCGAAGGACTGGTCTGTGTGATTACAGGAAGATGCCTGGGGGAAAACCTACAGGCTACAAGTCAAAATTGTGAACTGGTAACCTGGTCATCTCAAGAACCCATTAAAAACTATGTATTTGGACAATTAGTCTCGTCCATTGCAGCTGAATTATTTGACTACTTCAGTGCCAAAGTTGCCACCGAGGACCTGACTGAGGTGAGCGCCTCTGTACTAGATAAAGCCACGGGGTCTCTTAAAAAGGAAATAATGGCTATGATAAGTCACACGTTTCCTCTATGTCATCACCTATTTGAGGAAACACCTTGGGCCAAAGACCTGGTTCTAAGTATCTATATACACGTGATCATCTCCATCTACTCATCCAGAACAGTCTATGACAGCCTACTATTTAAGTGTACAAAGAATAAGAAATATGACCACATCTTAAAACAGATCCGAGAGTCATGGATGTCCACCTTAACAACCTGCGATACCTGACCAGGACAGATCATATATTGATCCATGCAATACTTTCTGCTGACCTGATGACCAACTACGGACTTTCTGCAGACACCCATATCCTCAGAGTATCTGCCCAGATCCGTAAGTCTGACGGAAGCCCTCCAAGCCCATACTGCATTTTATGGGGCAAATTTGTACACGGGAGATTAGAGGGAATAGAAGGTACAGATAACTTCTATGTGAGCATTCCTATTGCGGTACACGAGGGCCACTATGATCCATTCTCCCTCACCGTGTTACGTTTCCACACAGTGTCTGGTGACGTGTATATACCCTTTTTCCACCTAACACTATGGTGTGGCCTCAAGCAGGCACTTGCCTCCGTAACTATACCAGATGGGCGAGGAGCAGCATCAAAGATAGAGGATCCACCAAAGACCACAGCGTTTGACATATTGCTCCAAAAGACCACCCCTGTGACAACCATACCCCAAGAGGACCTGGATAATCCTCTATGTCTCCTGCGGAAACTTTTACAGCATAAGAGGGAAGATGAGTGTCCTAAACACCATCAGGGACTGGAAAATCCAGGACAAGTCCGAGGTCATAACACTAACCTAGTGTTGGACAGAACCCCAAAGGATATCAGAAAGCCTCATCCCTTTAAAAAGGGTCCCAATATCCATGACCTCCAAGAATTCACAAGTTCCAAGATAAATCACATATTCTCAGATCACCCTATACAATTCCTACATTACCCTCATCTATGCTCAAGTCAGACCCATAAACTACCACCATCTATCATGGAAAGCATGGACCAAAATGCTCTGGCTACTATCAATCCCCTGAAAGTGGTCTCAGATGAATTAAATCTACTATATGTTATAAACAGTCGCTATATTAAAACCTGGGAGACCTATCTAGCAGCTTCACACCCATTACTCCAGCCCGGATCTCAAACTGGGCTGCACCGTGACCACAATAAACATATCACCCTCGAGTTCCTCCAGAATTTACTCACAGATGCACTCTATCTGACCTATCAGTCTTACACACAAATCAACTCAACTATAACATCAATAGCTCACAGTGGTCTAGGATGCTGGGCAGACATTGTGCCTCTTGATATACGAAGCTCCCCCACTTGGTCCCTCAAAGCATCAAATTTTCCCCTGGCAAAACCTAGAGATTTTCACCTGAACCCAGCAGCACTAAAAGATATACAACAATTTTTAACTCACATATACTCTTACGTAATACTATCTGATTCAAACCTAAACATCTGGCTTGTGTTGCCAGGGGGAAATATAATTCCAGGCTACGTTGAAGTAACCTCAGCAGAGAAGACCTTCCTCCGTTCGAGATATGGTTGAAATCAAGACCCTGATCAACTTCCTTAACAAGGAGTGTCTATGGAGATGTGCAGAGGACACCAAGAAACGTAAGGTGTATATGGCAACTACAGCAGTCTCCGCTGTATTCACTCCACAATTGGAAGACTCTACGGGCAAGGAAGGAGCTATGAATGTCACAATGATTAGACTACGCCAGAAGACCGTGGGTGAATATCTTACAATATACATCAATGGAGCCTACGTGGGTGGGTTTCTGCCATATGAATTCATAGTCCGCAATACTCTGGAATATGAAGACCTTTGGATGATCACAATAAGAGGATATTCAGAGTTGGATTCAGCCATGTTCATACCAGAATGCGTATTCCCCCCCAAATCATTGACTTTTAGGGAACTTTCACCCTCAATTATATGGGATTATTCCAGGGTACTCACCAAAAATGAAATACAAGAACTCAACTCCCAGATCAGACAAAAGAAAATCTCCCCATCCAAGAGAATAGGGAGAGGAGGAGCCTGGTTGCAAGGAAACCAGCTCATCTTAACATTTCTAGATATGGATTTAGTTGCATGCTGTCCAGGAGACCTGGTATTTCCTTCCCTAAATTCCATGCTTAACAGCCTCACCCGATGCACAGACCACACTTGTGTCCCCTGCCATGGCAGTGGCCTACACGCTAGGGTTGCAGATGGGGTCACAACACACGAAGATATTGGCTCCTCAAAGATCTGTCCCTGCCTCCTATCCTGCGAGGCCCTGAGCAAAGATCATTCAAAGATAAAACAGGCCAGACACCTCCTGCCATTTGTCTTTGATCAAAAACAGTCTGGACGAGTAATGTACATTGGCTACATGGACACCATGGACATAGTGACCCCAGAGGACCTGATATTTGGTGTGGGTGAGGGTGGAGAACATATCAGGTGTCAAGGCTCCTCTTGGAGACTCCTCCAGCTATCACCCATTCTGACAAGAATTTTCATCTACCAATGTCAGGTGATGAAGAATATATGCTTACATTCTTATTGAAGCACGTGGCACACATCAACATGCTTCCTCGCCACCCGGGCCTCTTGACAGATATGGTCGAGTTTTCCTTTCGAACATCCAACCAAGATCCAGCAGCTGGACATATGCGGATCATTGTCTTTCTTATGTCCTCAAACACTACATTCACGACATGCTTCTGGTGAGCAACATAACCAACATTAATCCCATCTACAGTCAGTAAAAGAATACTTATAATTGCCACTATGATCCAGGTCTTGCCATGTCTCCGGGGAATTATGAACACAGAGGCTCTCTGCTTGAATAGAGCTACCACATCAGACCTCACATCGTCCAAACCAAAATAAGCCTTGAAGACATCCATGTACGAATCCACGTTTGCAGTACATTTTATGGAAACTATAAAACATAACGTGTGAAGAATAAGCTGTTTTTGGAAAGGCTCTATATGAGATGACCTTTCTGAATACTTCCCATTTAGAAATGCTGACAAGCTCCAAATAAAATTGCTGATTTCCTTAAAAATGTCTCCAGACATCATTTTTTCCAAGATGCTGACAGTCGAGTTCAATTCCCGCAATTGGTCACCACTGTGACCAATTGCCATGGGAACAACTGACTTTAGAAACCCCATAAGGTCACTTGACAAACAGTGGTTGGTAGGCTCCAACTTCCTAGAACCAGCACACACGAGTTCATGTCGCTCACTGGTATCAAACATCTGCCCATAGGCCATACAAAAAGTTGCTAACTGCTTTGAATATAGATTAATCCCTGGTATGAAGCCTATCTTTGGATGGCATATCCTATCACTAGTTCTCTTTGAACAGGACAATGATAAGCATTCGCTCCAAGACGAGACAGCTTCCCGGGCTTCTTTGCAGTTAACCTCATAATTTGCCTTTAGTTGGTCAACCCGCGTGGCCAACAACATGATGAGTCCACTGTTCCTACAGGCCCAGGGCGATGCCGACCTTGAGGGCAGATACAAGTCGGCTATCAGACTCTCCCTTGAACTATGTGAGTCCGCTCCAAATCAATTCAAATTAATAGAAACCCCCGTAAATAGTTTTTTGTTGGTGAGCAACATATTGCCAGAACCGGCCCGCCCTTGGGAGTCAGCACTGGAAGATTCATTTAACTTAAATTTCTTGTCACCTACATCCACATCACCCTGCCCTGATGTGGCTGAGGCCACTCCCATGACATATAAACCAGATGACAGGCCCAGCTATACTAATGTGCACATCCACAACACCCCCAACTACATAGTATATGACTATCAGGACTGGCACCGTGCCCTGACAGAGGACAAGAATGTCATTATAAGTGAGGCCATAAATGCTCTAGCTGGCTCTTCCACATGGACAGGGAGCATTGCCACAGACCCACTCCCATGGCTACTTCTACTCTTCTATGGGAGCAAATCCTACTGCATACAGCCTGACTGCATTTATCACTCAATATACAACAAACCAGGCCCTATACTCTTTCCACCTCATCTGTACAAGCCCATTATAGAACCAGAAACATTCATTCACCATGTAATGAAATATGTAAAATTTTTATATGGTGGCTGCAATTCACTGGATGCTATATTAAGCTCACCCCTTATGGGTGCAGTAGAAGAATCCAGATACAAGGCTCTACTGGACATATTACCAGAAATTGAGTATGACCCAATAACATATTGTGCAAACATATGCCTATTCTGTACACTGCACGCACAAAACACCCAGGCAATCACGTCAGATGGTGCATTAGGCAGCTATTTGTTCCTACAAGGCGGTGAGCGATTTCTGGGAAAATCCATAGGAAATTCCAGGGACCTGAGAACACAAGACACCATATTATATCCAACATATGACCTAACTCAAATCACACATCACATCCTTAATGATAGTACATAATGACTCATAAGGCACTCCTGTCTCAACAGCTGCTGGTGGAAGTTAATAAGCGCATGTCCATATCTACACATGACCGATTTGGACCAGAACATAGCATATTCACTGTCCAGTATGGATCCACTACGGATTCCATAAAATGCCTGAACCACATAACTAACCGAGCTCTTATAAAAAGATTCTCTCTAAATGCACAACAGTCCCACGATGCTGCGTTAAGTGAATTGTCTGGCTTGACCGGGGTCGATCCAAAAATATTCTTAGACACTGAGAAAATTAGGGATCAAGTAGAAGACAAACTTGACGAGATCCGTGAACACACTGAAGCCCCAGTACTGAGCGAATTGGTCTCACCTAATTCCATCTACAATGTTTCAACTGACATCCAGGACACGATCGCGGCATGGAGGCTCGAGTCACTTCCCAGGCCAGCAAATCATGAGCCACCATATAGCAACTGAGAACCCAGGAATTACCACCATGGATATCCTGACCATACAGGACAGATATGTCCTTACAGATGGTATCAACCACGAATCTAAGATAGTCTATGTGAAGATACCGAAAAAATATTCTGCCTGTAACCACGGTGGCTTTGACTATGAGACACGAATAGGCCGAGGAGCGTTTGGACACATTGTCCCCATGACAAGACCCTCCCTAACCTGCGCCAAACGATTCAATAACAGCTCAGACTTCTATCATGAGCTTATTATGAATGACCTAATAGAAATGACAATGAGCTTCAATTATGATCTGTGTAACAAGGTCCGTCCTCTGCTCATTGGCATCCTCGGGGCCTGCGTGAAATGTAAAGCTATTTTCTATAAGAGATACAACTGCAGCCTCCACCACTATAGGTATTGGAACACACACAACATCAGGCCTCTAGCAGAGAATTTCAGGCTTCTTGTAGATGCTATTTATTTCCTGAATAAGACATGCAACGTTTTCCACTCAGACATTAGCCCTTGTAATATTCTGGTGGAAACTGCATATGATTCTTCTCATATCCTAAAATTAATCATCACTGATTTAGGAATTTCCAGTATCTGCTCGGGAGGAGACTATGAACACATCACCCTCAGGGCCCCGCGGGGCAGAAACATATATTGCATCTGCTCCAAGCGCTTCCCACTTGGCCTGTGTAAGGATGACTACAAACCAGCGTTCCTACTACGTCACTGTCACAAGATATTTAAAGAGAAAACACTTGATCCAAACACATTATCCATAGCAGAGCCTATCTCTCAAGACCTGGCCCTACGGACAGACATCGTAGCCCTAGGATACACCCTATTGTATGTAATCGAAAGATACATAGATTCCAAAAGAAAATATCTAACTGGCCACTACTACAGAAACCTACAGGAGACCCGTCAACAGCCACTATACTACCTTAAATGTGCAGTCCCCAAAGTGGTTCTCTGTAACTTCCTGTCTTGCAATTTCTCAAAGAATATAAATCTTGGTGTCTCAACATCAGCTAAGCCTACAGATCTAGGACTACCAGTTGATGAAGGCAGAGAGTTCCTACAGCAGTGTGGATTATTTTTAGAAGAGGTAAACGCTGCATATGCCAAGGTGAAATATTGTACCCACCTGGACACACTCGTGGACCTACTAGAAGATCTTGTTTCTACTGACACACTTGGCCCCTCAGGAGAATATACATGGACTGCCCTGACCTCACAGAAGAGTGGGATATAATAGACTATGTGGGAGACCAAGACATAGATAGACAGCTCATGTTCATATCTAATCTCACCTTCACAAATTTTTTGAAAACTGAGGCAGTGGAACATTATGTAATGCAGTATGGCCGTGTGGAAATGCCATTTATCCGCTACGCTTACCTATATTACCTAATGAAGAAATTAGGCCCCTTTCAGGGCAACACAGAATACACCACCTTCTTTGAAACTATTTGCAAAAGAGGAAATAGGTCTTTCACGGAGGTATATACCTCCTGCAGACTCATTGGTCCATACGCCATGACCAAATTGTGCCTGATTCTCGAATCTATGACCAGAGAGCAAAGCTATGATTACCTATGGGCTATGCTGAGACACGGCACCATATCGTCAACCAAGCTCCACCAAACACTAAAGCCAGGTAAACACTTTAAAATCTTTGAACCACGCCCCTTAAACACAGACTTCTACACAGGTGGTGCCTTAGCCTTTGGTCTCAGATCAGAACCCATCGTCAAGCAACTGATAAACTCATTTGTTCTGAAGGGAACCGGGGGTCAACAGGTAGGATTCCTGATGAGCCCACTAGATGGCATATTTGGAGTGTCCCTGGATATGTGTTCCCACGTTAACAGTGGTGAGGACGGGCTAGTGTTCCAAGGCAATTCTGTCATCTATGAGATCAAGAGCAGATACAAGTATCTCTTTAGGAAGATGGAATATGACTGCACATATAAGGCCTACAGGGAATTGTATGACAACCCAACCAAGAGGAATTTTATCCATTTCATCACGTCTATTCCAAAGGCAGCCGTGGAATTTGTAGAGCAGGGACGAGTACCCACCGAAAATGACTACTTGCTCACACATGACCCGGACTGGGACGTGTGTCATAAGAAGCGGAGAAGACTCTTGAAAGATTCTGTAGTCTCGAGAGACTTGTACTATAATCAACACATTACTTCCAGAGTCATCATCCTGAGTGACCCGTCGCTCGAGGATGGATCCATCTATATTAAAAGTGAATTGCAGATGCCCCTCTATGTTAACCCCAGGCATTCATACTTCTTTCAACTAATGCTACAATATAAGGTAGTGAAAAACCTGATTCAGACTACATCTACTCGTCAATTCCTTAACAGTACCTACCCTGGCACAAATATTGTCACCGCCTTCTTCCGCAAGAGAGAGAGCTCAGACCCAACCACTTGCTATATCAATAATACAGCTATCACCCCATCAGAGATCCCTGTAATTCTACTAATCACCCCAGTAGCTTTTCCACACGACTCTGTTCTAACACGCTTAAAAACAGCAGTGAAGTCTTGGTCATCCGAGGCAGAAGATATAGTCCCTGCCACAGCACCATGGGCGCCAGATGCTCTTGTTGCAAGAGGAGATATGACACCCTGAGGGACAGAGAAGGCAATGAGGTGTCACTGGAAGAGTTCGATGACCTGAGTGAAGGAGAGGTACTGATACAGGGCCCTGTGGTCCAGACTAAGTCCAAGAAGGACCCCCGCAACAAAACCAAGAAACAGAAGACTAAGGAAAAGGTGATGATTTAATAAAACCTGCTTGTGTACTCCATTTCAGTTTTGTCTCTTGTATCTGCGCTCAGTTCACTCATTTAGATATGATTCAGACAATTCCTCGTCACTCTCATCAGTGGTTATTAGAACAGCTTCATCTACATCCTGCTTTCTGAATTTTACTTTTTTAGGCCTTTTCACAGACTGCGAGTTTTCGATATGATAGTCAAGGGGGTTGTAGGCCAGAGTAGTGTTTCTTCTGATCCTCACCCACCTCATGAGAAGAAAAATGCATGCACATATGGGAATAAACCCAATATTGCAGATGGCCATCTTGTAGACATGAGAAGATACAAAATGTCCCTCGTATCTCAACACAGGAAATGCCATAATAACTGATGAGGCTATGGCACCAACAAAGAATCCAAACTGATAGTCCATATAGTCACAATAGAGTACCTCTGTGAAGAAGGCCCATAGTATCACGATAGCTAGATATAGATTGATTGCCCCGAGGACCAAGTCCGATACCCTAACATAAAAGGTATTCCCCACCACTAAGAAGACACTCAATACCATGACCATGGTCTCCATTGACACCATGAATAGCTTCAGGTTAATCATGATAGGTTTATAATGCACAACTATCCTCTCTAACAGTGTGTTCTCTGGGACATTTTTACCATACAATTTCAGGGACCAGCTGTCAGTCATCCTAGATATACTAAATTGCACATAGACCATCGAAAGCACACAGTGGGCCATGTACAAAAAACACGATATATGGATATGTTTAAATGATAGGGTGTGAATAAAAAGCTGCAGCATCCACATTCTTAAAAACCCCATGAACACCAGAGTGGTGTTCCCTAACACGGTCATCCACTGATACAGAACAGTCGGGCCAAAAATTAGCACCCTAGCCTTACACACAGCCACAAGAGCTGCTACATAATACACAGCAGTTAAGCAGTCAACAGTCAGTGTAGTGACTAAGTATATTAGCATCTCTGGACTCTCGAGGAATAGAGTGGGCGTGATGTGTTTAGAGATGAGTTTCCGATCATTGTACATCTTGCTATAATCTACCAAAGAGGTGAAGAGGCAGGGGAATCCCAGACCAGGAAATTGTGCTGCAATCGGTACCACACATGTAGTCAAGAACATGATAATATATAGGCAGACCATTCGCCTCCACAACTTGAAAGCATAATTAGCATTCTTTGAGCTCAAGTCTTCAGGCATATCTAACCACATGATTTAACTATATCTGTAGATTTGCTGTCAATGGTACCAGTAGATACCATACCCAAGATAGCTCAAGCATTTTAATAGAGGCCATGGAAGAGAAGAGTGAGAAAGTAGTAACCATTACAGCCATACATTTCTATTCCTGGATAAAAGTCTGCCAGTCCAACTATGCAATATATCATATACTGTATAGAGAGTCAGAGCACAGGAGATTTTGCTTCTACCTATATGAAATCCCAGTAAGCTTATCCCCACCTCCTCCTGGACAATCAGTGGACCCAACGGCCTGGATACGTGACCAGCCTCTCCTGATATGGGAACTCCGCTTGACACTATCTAATCCACTCCTTCTGGATCTATCTAAACACAATTACCCTACATACAGAATAACCATCCAAGGACATGTCCTTCTTCGGGCCACCAGATGTATCAAAACCGAGCCATACACACCCATCCCTGGATATCTTTACTGTGACACAAAGATTGAGGCCATCAAACCCCCCCACTCATCACCCCTCTCCAAAAACTGGCACAGCCAACTATCACCAACTGTGAACATCACTGAACTAAGTGTCTGCCTAAAAACCAGAGAGGGTGTTTTCCTACACACCACCTGCCCAGAGGAGCCCCCGAAGAGCAGACAAAGGCAAGAAACGCTTCCCATATCTGATATCTTCAGAACAGAGGATGTGCGAGTTCACTGCCCAACAGACACGGAAAACACCTATACACTACGTGCAATCCTGCCAAAAATGGACATACTTTGGATCAACGAAGCCAGTATCTATAACGGGGGCCCCGTCATCTTCTTCAACTCTCTCTTTGACAAATTATATGGAGGCTTTAAAGGAATCAGGCCTCTCCGTAGTTACATCTTTCCAATGGGCATCCAAGAGGGAAGCCCATTCAATGCACACTATCCAGGATTCCCATTTATCCGCATGGAATATGGACACCCAAACAACCAGATACCAGTACCCCTGCATGGCTACGAGATACTTATCCCCTACCTATATCAAGTTTCCGAAAGCCTGCCACTACAAAGGAGCCTCTTACACGGATCCTGGAATCCAAGACTAGAACGCGAATGTCTAACCAAATGCTCATTTATCGACTTTGTTAATGAAGACTTGGCCATAAATGACACAATGGACAACAAACTCACCACAGTCCACCTAAAGGATATCAATATACTCATTCAAATCGATATCCTGGAAGCACTGGTTCCCCATAGACTATCATCTGTCCTCCCATACATCCTACATATGTGCAGCTCAGATGAAAAGGCTATATTTTGGAAAAACTACTATTCTTTGGTGGAAGCCATATCCTACGAACTACATCAATCAAGGTGCCTCCCAATCCTCATCAAAGAGACCACCATCATTTTTTACATGCCCTTAACTGATACCGATGCACGGCCCCCAGAACTAATAGTCCCACACTTAGACACCAGACTGAAAAGCTTGGACAGCAACATTCAACTCAGACTATATACACAGACCGAAGCTAAGCTCACATTTTATGATTCAATACTTATTCACACACTAAACTCTAACCACATATCATTAATTCCTAAATCTTGGCTTGAGGCCATTCAAATTGGAGCAAGCACAATGCATTGTGGAGCAGAGTGTGAAGCTCAAGATGCACTGACTACCATCCTGCCACAACTGATAAGTAAAAGAAGGGACCCGGAGTTCTGGTTCCTACCAACCCCTCTTCAAGTGACAGCATACCCAGCTCCCCGAATCCCAATAGACTGCCTAAACTGCAAGAATACCTATCTGTGGACACAGAGCGGGACTGTATTTTGGTCAAAGGAATGGCCATTACCCGGAGATATGGACTACGGGAAATACCTCATAGAGATCCTAGGTACCCTTAAAAGACTGGAAACAACCTATACTGGCACCTGGAGAATGTCTGAGACAGAAAAAAGAACCATTAAATCTATATGCAGCATCCTGAATTTATTATAAACTGTATCATTTATGCAATATGCTGTCCAGTGTCACCTCTCTAGCACATGCCTGTAGCAAAACATTCCTGACAGACTGTAGTGTCAGGGACCTGGTGAACATTGTCTCCACATACACCAACTTTGCATCCATACATGATTCCACCATAATGTCCCCTGTAATAAAGTCTAGTTTCTTAGATTTTATCATGGCAGATAGCAGCAACTCAAATGCAGCAGTCTTCTGAAATCTACTAAGTTCTTTATATAGCTTATACACATGCATACCAGTGCCACTCTCAGAATAGGGCCAGTCTAACTCAAGATACTCCACAGATGTAAAAATTAACTTTTTCAGGCCATGATATAGTAGAGAAAGGTCAGGACAGGACTGAAGAGTGAGTAACTCCTCCGCCCTAGTAAGCACAGACCACAGAGTACGTGAGGTGGGTTCTAGTAGGTTCTCCACCATGGAAATCAAAGCACACATCTCCATAGCAACTGTATCATTCTTGAGATACAATAGACATCTCTCAGATAAGATGTGTGGAAATATGTCCAATGCACATCCCCTGTCTTCACACTCCAATAGGATCACCATAACAAAACCTAGAAATCTTGATGATGTCAAGGCATCCCTCACGTGCTTAGCGAGTCCAGCAACATCCAATACCCCATCCACAAGATAATCAGTCACTGCACTCAAAACACATGTACCCTGATTCTTGCGGACTTCCATGACAAGTCTAGGAATAAAAGGAATATCTACATCACTCAGTGTATTCCGTGACAATATGAGTCTATGGAGCAGGCGCAGGGGCTTCATCGGCAGGAGTAATCTTAGACCCTATATCATCAATGTAAACTTTCAACCTACTGACAGCAAATAGTCTGTCAACTATATCTGATATGTTTAAATCAGAATGATCATGGGGGATCAGTTCGACAGACTCCAATTTCATTATAATATAGATGAAAGGCCCCAGAACATTAGTTATGGTGTCCTGAGTGTACCTAACATACAATCTCTGGCCCTGATTATCCATGACAGGCTCCATCCTGTATGAATGTATAATTTCACTTTCCCATAAATCACAGAGATCCTTAATGGTCTCCCTATATGGGGGAATATACTGTGACATGAAGCTGTTAAGCACCATGTCCTCTTTACTTATCCTAGCTTTGGCCACGTGTAAGCCCGCACTGTAAAGCTTTGACATTACTTGGAGGGGGTCAGATTGTGTCACGTCCACCTCCACATTACTTGCACCACTCTCCATCAATCTGTACCGACTGATTTGTTCCTCCATGGAGTTGATTTTTTTAAGATAAGTCTCGCGTTCCTGCTCCAAACCACGAATAGTTTCAAACTGATCATTTACTTGATTACTCAGACATTTTAAAACTGACTGATTCACTCGTTTCTTAAGTCCACTAACCACACTCCCATCAGGATTCCCAAACAACTTATTCTTATCTATTACTACATTGGATACATCACTGACAAAATCCTCTACTATGTCTGTCACCCCACTGACGGTCTTATTCTCTGACAGCTTCACCAACAGTTTAAACATCTCCTTCTTTGGATCACCCCGCTGGGAATTCTTATCAATATGTTCCAAAATATCCTTATAGGTTATACTGTTTGCATCACCGACTATAGCCTTCAAAGGGGCGGTATGAAGCAACTGACACACTTTAGCATGCTCTGTAGTCTTCTGACAAGAGATGATATTAGCATGCAACCTCTGCAGGGGTCCATCAAAGGTCACGGTACCAGATTGGCCAATCACAGGAGCCCGTATAACCACCACCTTATGTCTATGTCCCCTGTACATGGCCACAAACATCTCATTATCATAAACAATCTCTACCTCTGTAGAGTCAGGGATATACACCGAAGTCAATTTAGTAAGCATTTCATGTATCTCTGACTTGAAAGCCAACAGCAGACCAGATAATAAGGCATGGCTGGGACCGGACTCTACTGTCAAGTCATCAATGTTGCTTAGAACCTGACTGATGAAGTCCTTGTCAGGAGACCTTGAAACTACTGGAATCAGACCTGTAGTCACCATCCAGTCAACATACCTCTCATAAGTAGCAGAAAACTTCACATGAATAGCATGGTATATATTATGCAAAATGAGTTTATCCACAGCCAACCTAACAGTCTGGGCCCAAGATTGAAAACTCTGCACTTCAGCACCATCATCCTTAGTAGCAGAAGGCCATCTCATTGCCATCTGCGCCGAGTGCCTTTTCCATTCCTCTAGCAGGGCTGTGTAATTGCATTCAGCCAGTGCAGTCTGATATAGATGCACGAACAGCTGCCTGGTGAGCACAGCTGGATTTCTGAGACTTGCATAGAGGGTCTGTCCTTTGACATATGCCACCTTCCCTTGAAGAATCTCAAACAAGGACCTGGACAGAGCACTGGGATGTATCAGGATGGCCTCAGATGCAGGATTCATTCTAAATATGACCTCTGACCCCCAGATAAGAGACCTGGTCAGAAGAATCCGAATACTGGCTCAAAAAACGACAGACCAGATACCAGAAATGAGTTGGATGGATAGTCAGTGGGACCCCGATGATGACCTAGGACCCATGCTCCCATTCACAGTATATGCCATAACCGGGACTGCAGGGGCAGGCAAGAGTACTAGCATAAGTGCCATCTATCAACATACCAACTGCATTGTCACTGGAGCCACGGTGGTAGCTTCACAGAACCTATCACAGAAGCTGAACACCTTCTGTCCCACGATTTTCAATGTATTTGGGTTCAGGGGGCGTCACATCAACCTCCCTCTACGTAGACCCACAACTTGTGGGACAGACTCCATCCTTCAAATACAATACAGAGAGCTATCAAAGTACTGGAATGTCATCCGAGACATCCAGGAAGATTTCTTGAGGAATAAAGGCTCAAAGCTCACTCCCGTTGAGACAGAGGAAGAGTTTGAAGTTCTCCAGGCGATAACCCCTCCGAGCTTATGGACATCCAACATAATTGTGATAGACGAGGCAGGGACCCTCCCTTCTCACATCCTCATGACAGTAGTCTATTTCTACTGGTTCTACAATCAACATTATAACACACCCCTGTACAGAAGAGGAGTGATTCCATGTATAGTGTGTGTTGGCTCTCCCACTCAGACGGATGCCTATCAATCCCTATTTGACCACTCTACACAGGAGAATCGAGTGTCAGAATGTGAGAACATCCTGTCCTTTATCATAAGTGATGGCGTTGTATCAAAGTATCTGAACTTATATAATAACTGGGCTCTATTCATTAATAACAAGAGATGCTTAGATCCAGAATTTGCACACGTTTTAAAGACCCTAGAATACAACCTAGAGGTAAAACAAGATGTGCAGAGCTATATGGACAGACTAGTGGTTCCTAAGAGTAAGATTTTAAACCCATTAGAGTATGTAGGATGGACCAGGCTCTTTTTAAGCCATAATGAAGTAAAGACCTACCTAGCCAGCCTCCACGCAGCTCTATCTATGGCCACTCCATATGAAGACAGTTCTGCCATGCTATTCACATGCCCTATAGTATGTGAAATATACAAAAAACAATTTGAGCTCTATAAAGAAAAGGTCCATCTGTATGAACTAACTCCCATAGAATGGCTAAACAAGAATCTTCATCGCCTAAGCAACTACTCCCAATTCATAGACCAAGACATGACAGCCAATAACGCCGAGACCACTGAAAATTCTACCAGAGTCACCTATCTCACCCAACTAGTCCGCAACACCTTCGTGTCAATAAACGGAAAGCCCAAAAAGTGCACCTGGGGATACACTGGAACATATGATGACTTCAGGGGCATCTTGGAGAGTGACACTTTTGTAGACAGGAACACCGGAGATAATCCAGAGTATGTATACAATTTTCTCAACTCCATTCTATACAACCTCATGTACCTGTTTCATGATCGGGGGGTAAAGGAAAAAAATACTATCTATCTGGAACAGCTGCATTCTGTAACCGTGGCTCAATGGGGAACTGCCTCCTTCGAACAATCTGATTTTGAGCTGGAGGCCCAGATGGCAGAAGAAGACTTTGATGTCTTTTACTACCTGGCCCCTAACCCAGTAATGAGCAGGACTGCCTGCCTCACAGAGATCATAGAACATCACTCTAAACTGAAACAAACATTCATGTCTAGACTCAGTTTAGCGAATGGCCTACTGGGACACACTTTTGGCTCAACCAAATTCTCAGCATATACCACAAACACCGTGATTGAGAATGGGATTCATTACAGGCCAATAAATGATCACATCTATGGCCTACTGAGCTTTGCCTCCAGTATAGAATCTTATAAGATAAAGGGCTACACACACGCCCCCGTGGGATTTGGTCGTAGAGGTGCCAAGGATGATGCCACTAGAGAGCTTCGCGAAAAGCTTCCACATCTTGTTCTACAGGATTCCATGGGATTCATATCTTGCCTAGAGAATAACATCAATAAGATGACTGAAATGATTGATGATGACACTATTCACTTGTGCAGTGCAGCTGACTATGGAGTAAGTTCAAAGCTAGCAATGACTATAGCCAAGGCCCAAGGGCTATCTCTGGACAGGGTGGCCATATCTTTCGGGCATCACCATAAAATAAAGAAGAGTCACCTATACGTGGCCATCTCTAGAGCAACAGATCCCAAGTACCTGGTCATAGACAGAAACCCCATGAATGGAACAGACTATGTACAGGACTCGATCAAAATCACGGGCTTTATTAGAAGAGCATTAAAAGAACCCTCAACACTACTGGTATACTGATGATAATAAGAGGTGTATCAAATAAAGAAAATTAATGCAACATTTAAAGTGTCTGCCTGTTCCTGGATGGGTAGGTCCAAATCCATACTAGTTATGCATCCCATGCCCACATATAATTAGAACCTCCACGTATCGGAGGTGTCTTCGGTGCTAATCTGGCAGTTTCATTTGATGAGGCTTCCCTAGGCATGTGTTTTTTCACAGAGTTCTCAGGTACACTTGGCCTGGAAGATTTGGAAGCCAAAGACCTCCGCCTCTTTTTGTTACCCATATTTTTATGCTCTCCTGGAGGGTACATGGCCACAAACTCCACACTCTCTGTAGATGAGATAGAGATAACATCTTTATTGCCTCCAGACGGGCCAGCATCCTGAAGAGTCATCATCAGTCTAGACTGTCCCACAGACTGTCCATCTTTGCCTGCCCACTTTATGACTGACTGCAACTGACTCGGCCCGTCTGTCAGAGAAGACCAAGAAGAACTTGAAAGATTAGCCACACGTCTGAGTATCCCAGGGGTTGGAGGGCTACTGGACGAGGACGAGTCCCCTACACGTCTGAGTATCCCAGGGGTTGGAGGGCTACTGGACGAGGACGAGGCCCCCTCATGCATCAAATTATCATCACTGCTATCCTCGTCGCTACTGGACTGCACCATTTGCTCAGCACTTGCACCTCCACCTGTCCCTCCCAAGAACCGCAGTAATTTCCCCCAATTATGTTTTGTCTCATCCTCAACATCTAGATCTGGCCGATCCTCATAATTTGATCCCAGCAGCAAGGAGCACACTGCCCTATTGGGTTCCATGTTCTGCAGTCTGGTCTTGACGCCCATGGGATAATCTTTCAGAGGTCTCTGTGGGTTCTCTCTCTTGTATTTCACTACACCATACTCTGGAGACACGGTGGGAGCAAATTCATCATCATCCTCATCCAGGAAAACATCATCAGATAGGTTATCCAAGTCAATATCATCAAAATCTTCATCCGCAGACCTAATACCCTCCAAATACAATATATCTCTTACAACGGGATCCTTAGAAGGCTTCCTACAAATATTGCCAACATATTTCCCTGGAAATCTCTCCTGCAACAAGCCACGAATATCATCAACTAAGGCCCCACGGCGTTTAGATGACATCTTCAATCTAAAGTCCAGTCAATAGGTGTCTTACCACTCCTCGCCAGATACTCGTTGGCCAACTTGAAGTGATCGCTCCCAGAAAAAGTGTGCAAGAGTGACCTCCCGTTTCTAAGTGCAAGAGGAGATGGATGCTGGCACCTTAATACTAGATGTCTGGACTCATCAAGTAATCGAGCTTTATCAACAGCCTTTGCTCCCCAGAGCATAAAAACACATCCCTCGAGTTTTTCTGAAAGGGTACATAAAATAAGATTAGTAAACCAAGTCCATCCAAGATCATTATGTGAGCCTGGACGTCCCTTCTCCACAGTCAAAGCCGTGTTCAAAAGTAGGACGCCCCTGCGAGACCATTCATCTATACATCCATGGGATGGTATGGAAAATCCAGGACATGACCTACTTATCTCTTTATAGATATTCATAAGACTGGGAGGTATTGCACACTGCCTTGAGACACTGAAAGCAAATCCTGTAGCCTGGCCACCGTGATAGGGATCCTGGCCAACAATTATCACCTTCACATCCGCGGGGTCACACATATAAGACCACAACATGATGCGCTCTTCGGGAGGATAAATAACAGCCCAGCTTCTCAAATCCTGCACTTTTTTAAGTAGATCTGCCAATTTTCTCCTCAGAAAGTCAGAAAGATTTAGAAAGCTTATCCATGTATCACAAAGCAATAACTCCTCATCAGATACTTGTTGCCCCCCCATTTCATCCCAAACAAACTTTTTCAACCAAGACTCCATTAATCAACCACTGAAAATATACTTGTATTTGTCTTAGCTATATCAAAGGTGTCCACAAACTCCTTCCTGAGACTGAGCAGAATCTGTAATAGTTCTGTCTCCTGCTCTGAACGCACACTTAAATTCTGAAGCACAGACGTCATGAAACCCATTACATTGAATCCATTACCACACACTTCAGAAGTGTCATTTATTTTCAATCTAACAACATTATAGTTACTGCAAGAATTTGTGGCCAGAAAGTAGATAGCCTCATATTCAGTGAAACATCCCAATATGTGGGGGGCCTTGTAGGATATGTGGCAGCAAGTACTATTCTGCTGAGAAGCCCCACTCACACAAACACAAGAAGCTAACAATAGTAGTCCAACTAGCAAATATGTCATGGTTATTTCTGAATCTTGATTTTCCACATGCCTATAAAGATGACTAACACTGTTCTTTATTTAGACAGTTTATCTTTTGTCATTCACTCCTTTAAAATATGAGATGTTAGGTATACATATACAACTGTTAAGTTTTTTAGGTGTCATAATTATGTTAATGGTCACTCATGCGATGATTCATCGATTGCTAGTGAAGTGGTCACTCATGTGATGATTCATCAATTGCTAGTGAAGTAGTCAGATGTGAATGTCCTATACTCATCATGTCTGGTGGCCTGGTTGGTGAGGGAGTCATCTTTTCATCAAGACCATATTTTGGGCGTGCCTCTGCCTGTCTTCCTCTTCTATTTCCCTGCGTCACAGTTAAGTTAGGTATTGGAAGACTGGTATTATGTATTCCCGATCGTCCCTGTACCGTCAAACGCAATTGCCCCAGGTCCCCCCTCACGTTGGAACGTGAGGATTCTTTGGCAGGGGTATTCCCTTTTTCTGTCTCAGTTATGGGCAATGTTGTCAATAAATCTGGTTCGGCAGCCCTGGGTGACGCGAGAACAAAGCCAGAGAACTGAGAGGTATTAGTTTTGTTCTCAGAGAAAGTAGTTAAATACACCCTCTTCATTCTGGTCAATAGACCTAAAAGTTCCTCCTCCTCAGTAGTTCTCTTATTTCCAACAGATGATAACAAGTTTATAAAAAAACTCATCACATTAAACCCGTTGCCACATCTAAATGCCCGAGTTTTATTAAACTTGAATCTATACATGGAGACCATGCTTATGTTGTTACACTTATCTGGTCCCAAAAAGTGAATATTCTCATATTTCCAAGGCCTGAAGAGATTTGACTTATTCAGATAAACCACTTCGCAGCAGCCCTTTGCCAAGCCCAGATAACTATGATTGGGGGCCCTATAGGGGGTAGACCCTACGAGCCACAAGCTCCATAGCCACGCAAGTAATAAGGGCACTACCATTTTCAACACCATGACAGTGTCATCTACCATAAGGAACCATTTAATAAATATATTTACATATCTGAAAATCTGGGGGATTAGTTTTCTCATCCACCCGTGGTCCACACAGACAATTAGATCTTCTTCCTGGTATATAAACTTTCCAGGTCTACACTCCCTTCCTGTGCAGTGACAAAGCTCCCCTGATCATCATCATTTTCATCATCTCCATTGTCTGTCAATTCATGGACAGTTAAGTCCAGAGGCTTATACAGTTCCTTTTCAAATTCGGGAAGATCCAAATATCCATGTTCAGATTCTTCCGAGTCAGACAACTCAACGTGGAATGCAAATTCAGTTACACCCTTTATGACGTCAGACATGTGCTTATCTTCTGTAGTAGACATCTCTGACGGTATCAGGTCATCCCAGAAATAAGCTCCAAGTTCTTCCCCTCCTCGTTTAGTCATTTCAGACACACCCTCACTAGAATGACTGACAGACATCTCACTCATATCCTCTGTCACCGTCACTGGACTCACCACCTCATCTGTCTTATATGTATCATGAGACACAACTCCAAAATCATCAGATGTCAGGTCAAAAGACCGTGGAAGCTGACACTCCACAATGTCATGCTCAAACCTGCATCTCACAGAGTTCAATTTCTCACATAGGCTTGCAGGGGTCAGTTCTGCTCCTAGGCTCACACCACGGATGTTAGGGTGACACTGAAGTCCACTCACCAACATATCTTTTATGATTTTAGCCCAATCTAAAAAATAGTGTGAAACCAGAACCTTGACCCATGACAGATAAATTAGAGTCACCAATCTCTGAGCTTCACGCCTAGAATCTTCAGGCAAAATATGAAACATGGATATTGGGGTAACAAAGTGCATAGGTGTAAACTCCAAGTCTCCCCACCTGCTGTGCAAGGTCACTGCAGTGTGAAGGCTTGATGCCACGCTATACACTGCTGCCTCATCTACATGTGGCACTAGTTTGGTCATTCTACTGTGAGGGGAGCTCTTTTTTAGATGGTCACCTATCATCTTACACTCTGTGCACCCACAGAGGGAGGCCAGCATAGATGAATATTTCAGCGAGGCCTCACTTAACAGCTGCATCGGGTCTAGTCCAGTGAAACCGGCGGGAGCAGCCCAGACATTATTAGCAGCTTGCCAACAGTCTTCTGCACGTTGGGCCAAAACTCTGTTCTCATACAACCACCTAAACCTCTTACAGAACATTAGTAACAGAGTCGATATGAAATCCAGACTCTTCTCTCCTCCTAGGGTGGCCTTCATTGCAGTGATAACACATCCCAACTGCCCATGTCTCAGAAAATCTTCCACGAATTTTCTTTTCCTTAGAATCCCAGATCCAGTCACATCAAACACAGGTAACTTCTCCATCTTACCACCACCTGACACTACCCAACCACAGGTCATTCAATTAAATAGAGCAGAATGTTATTTACAAGGTGCTCAGTGTAACCAAGGCATATATTTGCAAACAAACCTAACACACCTTAGGTAACTAGAAAACGTGCCACTTTCTGAGAGTGAAACCACTCTACTCAACTACAGCTATTCTAAACATCTGTGGTTTCAAATCACCCAAATGTTACTATATGTACACACAAAAATTAACCCCAAATGTTACTATATGTACACACAAAAATTAACCCCAAATGTTACTATATGTACACACTAAAAATTAACCCACACTAACTAACACCCCATAAGCACAATCTAGCACTCACCTCAAAAGGTAGCCAGCCATAGACCAATACTTGGTCACATTTGATATATCTGACCTGATAAACACTCTTCCTACTTTCATAACCCACAGGTCTCCTTGCATGCCACTAGAAACAGGGCAATAACAAGGAAGCAGCTGCCTGATATTTTTGACCTAGGATTCCTCTCCATGTATGTTTCCCACACCCAGATGTTTTGGAAGATGTTCACCACCCAACTACACGGAAACCTCAACATACCAGGCAAGTTTCGATGTCAACACTTTATTGGGTACATCAATTGATGATAAATACTGCACAGCCTTAGGCTTAAAACCATGCACTTGGATGCTGTCAATCTAAAGATAAATCCATATCAGCTGTGTGAATACCAAAATCCTGCATCATCAGAAGATAAGCCCACTTCCACATTCCTACTTAGTCATCGAAACTAGTTCCTCATAGTATTTCCACACCACTGGATCACGTGGAATGGAAACGCCTCTAGCGTTTCCCATTGGCCATATCCTGAAGGGAGTGTCCTTACTGGTATATATAGGAAAAATCTCCCATTCGTGACAGGACTCTCCATGCTTCAGTGCTTCTGAATAGATGACCGACATGCCTCGCAGGAAAAGGTAGGCCCCCTAATTAAGCAATGCTATTGTTTATGGTCCCGGGACAAATTGTTCTTGAGGAATTGTAATGAGATGTATCTACCCAAGAACTCCTGTCATATCATGTGTGGCTATACTGCGGTCCCGGTTTCCCTTGAGTGTAATATTTCTATTAATCTCAAAAGGGCCCCGATGAGCATTTGAAAATAAAACTTTGGCCTCTTGTCTCCATCCAAAAAATTGTGCAGCCCATTCTTTATGTCTCTGAATAGAATATCTTCTTCCCAAGACATGGGTGAATTTGTTAGCCTGTTTTGAATCTTATTGAAGAGCCTCAGCATTCTTTTACTTATACGTGACATGCGAGCACTGGCCACTCGCTGTACCACAATGTCTGTGTACATAGTCAATGCCACTGCCCATAGGACCAACCGGTTATAGTACACATTGAATGCGGCCCTCTTTTTGTCTGTATTATGTCTGGTGCACACTTGAAGTTCAGCTGATAGCTCGTGCAGCTTAGATATGGATGGGGCACTAGGCACTCCGGCTACATCAAAGGCCTTCCAGATCCTATACAGCAGTGGATAGTCAACATCCACCAGATTAGCCTTCAGCCAACCCATCGGGTTCCCTTTCAGGTCCCGTACCCCCCTTGAAGCATACATCTCAGGATATCTATGTTCCAAAAGCCCTTCCAGGCATCTAGACATAGTCTCGACTAGACCATCTGCCCCAAAGGCTTCAACGTGCTCCCATATTCCACGGGTCCAGCATAGTCCTCTAGGAAGACCCGCTGCTTGAGCCAGAGCCACAGCATTCAGCTTAATATAACCTGTTATGTCCTCAATGACTGTCAACTCTTCCTCAGCCCTAATTCTAAAACAATCATAAATGTATAGGGTAACTACAGCCTGCCGGCAGAGGCAGGCAAGGGTCAGCTCATTCGGACTTTGAGGTCCCCCAATCGCGTCCAGTTCTGATAGGATGCATTCCTCTGGTACATCAAAGTGATCTCTCATATCTGACAGAAAGCTATTGCTTACACCAAGTCTCGCTGGGATGCACCCAGGATCCAAATAATCACTCATTTCTCCTTCTCCCAGGAACGATTATCCCTGGTGCCTCACCGGCCTACCAGAATGCGACTTCTACGGTATCTCGGATGAAACCAAGACAAAGCTGAGCAACTATTACATGGATATGCTCCAATGCATCAAAGCCAACGAGCCCAACGGAAATGCTATTGCTGCCACCAGAGAAGTTGTCAAAGCTCTACTGTCTGATGCAGAGAAGGGGTCAAGATATATGCAAGGCTTTACGGCCCTATTTAACATGTTCAACTTCTGGATGTTTCTCAAACATCTGCGCAATAAGAACAAACCTCATGGTCCATGTCACTGTCTCATGGCCAACTACTCAACTTATGCCCTCAGACTCAGAATGGAGGATATCCTGATCAACACCGATAAGGCATTCATTGCATCAGCCTGTTTGGGCATACCACTTGGCCCTACCATCGCAGAGTACCTGAAAAATATTCTGATACATATCAGGCGAAAGTGTATCAGACAATCAAGGCCATTGGGTACGAGCCGAGACATTATCATGAATTCCTTTAGAGGTATCATGGACGAATACGGCCGGATGAATGACCTGAATCTGCTTGATCATAAAACAAAGGTCATGTTCCTTCTGCTATTCCCCCCCATAAACCTGGAAGAAGAGTTCCGTGGCCTAGTTAATGGGGACCTGGACATTGACTCAGACTATGAGGATTCTGCAAAAGGTTTCCAGTCTACCACCAAAAAGAGAGGCTTACGCAATCGCTCCAAGACTGGCGAGCAGCCAGAAAGATTTCCTGACCCCATCTTACTCTCTGGTCAATCTACAAACCATAAAGATATCTATGCTACATATTGCCTTAAAAGAGGGGTAGAATTTATAACTCATCTGGAAGGTACTGCAATACAAGAAGGATCCCCACTACCAGATGTACATGAGATGATGAAGCAGCTACAGGATAAGTGTGTGAGAGTGGTGTGTGATGAGGTACTAACCTCAACTCCCATGCCGGTGAAGAAACGCCGCCATGATGGGCCATCTGATCAGCCTTCGAAAAAACATCACAAGACCAACATAGTAGTCCTAGATGATGATGAAGAACCAAGCTGCAGTTCATCTGCAGCCCCGGCGATCGATATTGGCAAGATATTCACAGAAACTGTAGGAGAATATCATGAACCCTACGAGGAAATGAGAGATACAACACAATTAACCATAATGCCCCAGCCAGTTCATGAATCAACCCCGCCATCAGGTTGGGCACAACTGGTACACACAGACCCACAGCAACTAGGAATATCTGTGATGCAGGTCAGAGAGGGCCCTTCTGACTCCCCTATCAAGTGGGAGATAGTGGGGTCAACCATAACCGCTGAAACCGCTCACGCAGACACTTCTAAGTCACCTGATCCACCTGATCCACCACAGCCCACTGGCCAAGTCTACTATAACTGCCCCACCACTCCACGCAACAGCAGCCAGCGTTCACCACCACTTGCTCGCTCTCCGGTCTACCCCAAGGGAAATCTAGCACATCTGACTGCCCTTGCAAACATGGTGCAGGCCCAAGTGAGGGCGGCCTCAGAAGGCTACCACACACCCCCACGTGATACCACAGGACAACCCATAATCCACCCCAGATCATCCCCCCTCAGCAAACAAGCCGTTAGTGTCACCCAGAAACAAACTGCCGATAGTCCAGCTGCCAGCCAGAATCTGATGCTCTTCCAGCCATACCATAGTCCCTCTTCCAAGAGATCCCCTAAATCAAAAGAAGCCAGGTCAATTCCATTCACACTAACTCCACCCCTCACCAACCGAGACCCAATTGAAGACCTAAACGACACCATCGAGAAGTTGAAAGCTGAATGGTATACAGATATGTCACCTGCTGCTTCTAATAGTCCAGATAACGATCCTTTCCCAGAACCTGCAAATATCTTCTGTCAATCTACCAGTAGGTCGGGTACCCCAACATTACTATGCTCCTTCTCTCTGTCAGACTTCGCAAATAAGTGAAACCCTAACAACTGATCATCACCAGAATTGGGAGAAAAATTGTATATGGACATGTAAGGAAAAATGTGTGCATCAAATAAAACTTCTTAAAGTGTAATTACTGTGTCATAGCCTCATTTGACAAATATACTATTTCATATTCACATGTCATTTGTGCTTGATAACATATGTATTGGATAAATGTTTGAGTGCATATGAACTTTAACCATTCCTTGATGGTTTTATATTCTTTAAACAGGGTTTACTTTATTATACTTCCACCGATTAAGTTCAATCACGCTCTTCATGATGATGTGATCTGAGTCCATATCCCAATTCTGATTGAAACTTCTGGTTCCTACGAGGTGAGAACAGAGTTTCAAGATGAGGCATATTGAAAGCCGGACTCCCAACACACCCACCTTCTCCCTATAGAACCATATGGGAGCATGGTTCCTGGTCCTACGGGATGGGATAAAATTTCATAATGGGTAGACTGCAGTTTGGACATCACCCTGCTCCACCCCCAATGATCCTGAGAAACCCTATTCACTCACCCAGATTATGGTCCATGTTAGTTGCATGTGGAGTGCCCTGTATGGATAGAGACAATCCTGAGTGGAATGAGACTGGTCACCACCACTGCCCCAAATAGAACCCTACTCACCTTAGTTCCGAGAGTTCATATCTGTCTCTTCAATCTCACGTTTTTAACCTGGTGGGATTTCTATATTGAATACCATACATGGAAGATTATATACACGTATGTGTGATCCAATATAGATATCCCCACAGGTCATACACGACCCCTACTACCTATTCAGAATCAAGATATGTAATGGAAAATCATGTCAAAGGACAGTTGATTGTGAGGCACCTCCTACACTGCCGATAGATGATATTCGGTGTGTTGGTGATCTTCAGCCTAGTGGCTGCTACAAGACAATTACCAAGCAGCAGACACTTGACGCTAAAGACCACCCAGTGCCTTATTGATTCTGGGATCAACCGGGAATACTGAATTGATGACTCCTGTGCAGGACCTCTACTCTACCACACAGCCTTCCCACTTTGACTCCATATCTAGACAAAAGCAGAAAGGCTGAGTGATGGAGTCGAGGAGTTCAACGCCATTACAATCTGCTAGAGAAAAAAATTTGATATGAGATGTTATCACAGGCACTCATTTAATGGTGTAATCAATCTTAAACCTGGTTAAGAGTGGGCTATGTAATAGGGAGAGTCACTCAGAGGATGATCCTGTTTACTCAGGTTCATGATACTGACTAGAAATTGAGGTCAGAATTCCTCCATGGAATAACTTCATCACGGGTGACCATTGTTCCCTTAAGTGCCTTAATAAAAGTGCCCATGAGATGTTGAGGGTCTGGTGACCCAAGCATCCCCACCACCATCCCATTCACTCACCTGGACCTTGGTCTGGACTGTGGGACTTTCCGGGAAGCACACTAGAATAAAGGAGAGAACTGCGTGGGGCGAGTTTGACCCTCCACACCACCCATCCCAACCCCTTTCACTCACCTGGGTCCTTCAAGAGCTGGGAAAGAAGGGGACATATACTCCTGGTGGTTTATAGGGAGTCCAGGTGTGGACTATGGCAGGCTTATGGGTTATTCCTGTAGGAAATAAAGATTCTAATGGGTCTGAGCTAGTTTATACAATTTGATTTATCCAAACTCCCCTATCCCCGACATCTGTCCCAAGAGACACTTTTATTGTCATCTTTTATTGATGACAGATGTGCAAAAGAAACCCATATCGCTGTAAATCTCACGATTTGACCTACTGGGACCCCTGTACTACATACCATACTGAAAAGATAACAAGTTTGGTGCTGCAGTACAGAGTTCCCCTCAAGACATATCAGATTATGAGACTATTCACGACTTTCAAGGGTCAAGCACAAATTAATAATTCAATAGATTAATTAAAAAGACATATTTTTACCGGATCACATAGAAAGCAACTGCATGTCCATCCACACAAGCACGCTACATGACCATAGATTAAACATGTAGAGTACTCATGTTGATAGATATACAGCTGTAATGCCTAAATGGGCGAAGACATGCTTTTACGGGATCGCCAAGGATTCAACTGAATGTCCATCCACACGAGCACGCTACATGGCTAGATTAAACATATTGCGCGCCCGTATTGATGAGCATGCAGTTGCAATGTCTGATTACGTGAGGCTCATCCTGCAATGTGACCACAATATGATACTCGGTGTGTGGACAGTGTTCAGCCCCGAGTCTGTGACCCAGCGGACAGCAAGTGACAGACACGACACTGAACAATACCCATGTTTGTATCACACCAGGATGGGATCTTCTGCATACTCATGGATGAACAAAATGATTCTGACGATACTGGGCGTATGGGTGATATTCAGCAACGCCTCTGTGACACAACAATCACGTGACAGAACCGATGCTGAAGGATACCCATGTTTGCTGCACACCAGGATGAAGCATTCCAGATTCCCTTTAGCATGTGTAGTTAGATGGAAAGCAGAAACTAAGACTCATCCACGTAGTCATCCTGCTTTGACCGCTACTTAAGACAAAAGCAGGGATGCCTACGTGAGGGAGTCAATGTTCAGACAAGTAATCTAAACAGCCCCATGAAATGTGTGTATGAGACACCATGTAGGGACGCTGGCATCGATCTAAAAGTCCATGGTTTAGCTGGCTGACCACGTATAAATTCACTCTTTGGAACAGGTCTGGATTATCTGGTCCTGAAACCTACAGGGGGTCACAATAATCCGAGAGGTGTGGAGGGGTCCCGGTTTAGGTTCCTGGTGGGGAGGGGGTCCCGAGCCCGTCCCACCCCAGCCGNNNNCCCCTATAATCCCCCCCTCCCCTTTTCCGGCGTTCCAGTCTCCTGATTGGTCGGCTCGCACCCCAGGGCCGCGCGTGATTGGTCACAGGCGCCGTCAATCAAAGACAGTTGCTAGGCTCTGGGTTGTCCAGCAGAGGGCGCGCGAGACTCGCTATGCAGTGCCGTGTTTCCGCCACAGGGTGGAGACATTGACCGACAGATCTGGACCCTCCCGCAGCCCCCGGCGAGAAAGTGAGCCACCGTGAGTCATGATCACTCAGTTGTGACTCACTTTCACTGCGGTGACCACAGTCGCGATTGCTGCATTCCTGCGGTCCCTGTGGTTAGTGAGGACTGGCTGACTCAACTGCACATCATCTCAACTCACGTGTACCCAGACCCAGGGAAAATCACTCACAGAAACCCTCTGGTTTCGGGAAGATCTGTGGGGGAGTATCTATCAATAGGCAGTGGTTTCGATTGTGGGCTTCACAGAGAGGTGTCAGTATCGTCTTCCCCTCCCTCCCCATCAAATGATGATGTCAATTCTCCCTGTTGACTTGTCTGGACCAACCTGTTCACAGGACAAAAAGACAGCTCTGTCTACTACAGGGTGATTTTAATTCTCCCTGCTGACTTGCTTCCTTCAATTCTCCCTGTTGACTTGTCTGGACCAACCTGTTCACAGGACAAAAAGACAGCTCTGTCTACTACAGGGTGATTTTAATTCTCCCTGCTGACTTGCTTCCTTCAATTCTCCCTGTTGACTTGTCTGGACCAACCTGTTCACAGGACAAAAAGACAGCTCTGTCTACTACAGGGTGATTTTAATTCTCCCTGCTGACTTGCTTGCCCAAACCCATCTGTTCACAGGATAAAAAGACAGTTCTGTTTACTCCAGGGTGTCTTTCATCCCCTGGCTAGGACAAAATATTATTTAATAAAATGTCATCTAACTATGGAAAATGTTTGTTCACATAATATTATGGTCTATCAATTTACGTATCTGATGTAGAGAAGGATGCATACTCATTGACATGCTTGCACTACTTGATATATTATACATGTAGTGGAGGTATGTCAATGGGTGGGCACCTTTCAGGTGACCGCGCATTGGTCAGAAAAGACTGTGGCAATCCAGGAAATTATGTGCTTGGATGGCTCACAGCTATGGTCTCTGTTGTTCTGGCTATTATAAAACAACGGAAGCCACAGCTGATGAAACATCTAAAATGAGCACATCAGGGGTATATGGTGACATGGTGAGTGAGTTTTATGCTTGTGACCAGACCTGGAAGACAATGATACGGCCTATTACCAGGACCTGGGCACGCCTCCCTCCAAAAATGACACGTGAAGCGTCCCCCGATCTAGGAGACAGGCCTGTCAGAGACCCCACGTTCCATTACCTGTTGTGGATGTGTGCTATTCGTTGAAAACGGACACAACAGCTCACCTGGACTTAAGCAGGGCCCTCCAACAAAAGAACTGTGGGCCTTCCTCAAGTCTCAGGAGACCTGAGGTATCAAAAACTTTACAGTCTAGGTGTTAAAACTTTGGTGAAGTGGTTATATTAATGAAGTGGTTGGGAAGTTACTGGGGATCAGAGAGAAGAGAGATGTACATACAGCTCCAGCTGACTCACTTTCCAGATGATGTGCCAACCTGTTGGAAACATGAAGGTTGTTTGGGTACAATATTGCCAACATGTAGTATTGTATATCTCATATGGAAGTTATGATTTAAGTGTCTTGGTGATGACATAGGAATGAGTAAGGGTGTTACTGTCCTCTATATATTAGAGTGATGCGGGTTTTATAGACTGATGGTTGGATACAGGCTGCTCGTTCAATCTTTAGAGAAATGGCTTCTGAAACTAATGAGGCTCTTGAAGGAAGGACAGATTCAAACCTTGAAGATCTGGCTTCTGAAACTAATGATGCTCTTAAAGGAAGGACGGATTCAAACCTTCAAGATATGGCTCCTGAAACTAATGTGGCTCTTCAAGGAGGAGCCAGTCCTGTGCCCGTGGCTGACGCTCACGGATCGAATAGAGATGATGTTGTGATTGAAGGTAAACGTCCAGATAATGGCTCTAGTACAGTGAAGAGGGCTGTGTTGTGTTTCAGGGATGGATCACGGAAAATATTTCACTCCTACATGGGGGGCAGGGATGCACTGCGCGAGCTGCTTGATAATGCTGGAGATGGACCATGTGACCTGTCGATTGTGTTTGATAGTGGGGGGATTAGTACTTTTGGGCCAATGGGGTCAGACCTATTTGTGAATGCTGTATGTACTGACTTTGAAGGATTAGTTAGGGAAGTCTATGAGACTGGAGGGAAGCCTCTCTTTCCAAAATAATGGGGTAACTTATCTTTCCAGGATCAGATAATAGAAGTGGAGAGGCATCTGCCGTGGGTTCTAATGTGGCATCTGGATCGGACGTTGAATTAGACCATTCTGAGCCTGTGGAGTATTGTGACTGTGGAGTACATATAATTCCTTTTAAACTGAATGCCCCTAAAAAGAGGAAACATTGGAGGAGACGTGCAATCCATGAGCGAGCTTCAGCTATTAAATGAAAATTGTATCCATTATCCATGGATTTATGGATCTAAGGAATGTTTGATGGGATTCATTATGGCTAATAAAAGTCTGCTGTCTAAACTCCCTCTCTTAGTGTTCTGTATAATTGTTGGTAGAATTTTGATCTTGTGTATGTTGGTGATGCTCTCACACCATCGCTTTAAGGGTAAGCAATGGATCACAATGGAGGAAGCTGTCATGCCTATAAATTCTAATGGTAATCTGATTATTAAGGCTTCAAATTTTTGTATATTTCAGCCTGTAATACTTGAAGAGGCGAAATTGCCAGAGATCAAAAATAGATATTACCAAAGATATTTAGCTTTTGCAGAGGGACATAAAAATTCAGTAATACAGAAGAAAACCTTGAAGTCCTCCTATTGTTATTCTTATCACCTATGTGTTCCGGTCAAGTATGATACATGTTACCTCGTACCGGAAGGTACATATACCTTTGAGGAGTGTTTTAAGGTATGTGAGAGTAAAAACTGTTCTTACTTTGATGCGCCTGACATGAGTCCATTGCTAGATGTTATAAAGAATAATTTTTCAGAAGATTTTTCGTTTTGGCTTGGACTTGTAAAGTTTCAAGGTGCAGACAAATGGTCAGGGTTCTATAATACATCTGTTTATTATAATGTTACTGACCTCCAAGATACTTTTTGCTCTTACACTTCTAAGAATGACCCTCTTATACGTACAGATGTGTCCTGTGTAACCTATAGGAGATGTTTATGTCTTTCTCAAGTGTCATCAAGAATGGATGGTTTCTTTAGGATGATAATTAGTAATGTAACATACAATTACACTGTAAATGGAAATGTTGAGGGTATTATGCGGATAGACCACACTCCATTGTCTATGGAGGCAAAAAAGTCATTCTTTGAGAAATACCAAGCTGAATATAATAATAAGATTTTACAGGCAATGGCTGTCTTCAACTCAAGTATCCAGTTTCTCTATAACATGCCTGAGTCAGCTAAATAAATATTTAAGAAATTAGTCATACTTGAAAGTGTCAGCAGTTTCTGTTGCCTTTAGTGAAAATGTCTGTGTTCATATGTGATGTGGTGATGATGACTCACCTGATAACCTTTAATGAGTATGGCCAGTATGTACAATTGGACCTCCCCACCACGGTGTATCCTGGTTGTGGTACGTGCAGTTACATGTTTGACCTGTTGGAGAGGGACGAGACCCGGGGCACATATCAAAGTCTGGGGCGGGGCACAATGTACACCAATACAAGTTACTTGGCTCTCGCCGGCAACAAAGACTGTCAGTACTTTATATGGGTCAGTGGAAGCACTGGCCTGTTCACAATAAATATAAATGGCGGGGGTAGATGTACCAGGACTTTCCTGCTTAAGGTACGTGACACGTTTGATCTAATGTGGTGTCTGTTTTCAGATTTTAGAATGATCCCTTTATCCAGCTCACCACAGAGGTTCCTAGAGAAGGTCAAGGTAAAAAATGCCAACTATCGCTGCAAGGTGTCCAGTGGGATCCTTGTCTCCAGATATGGTAGATGTGACATCGTGTTGCGGTTTGCAGCACCACGGGACACACATGCTGACATGTACCTGTATGTGTCTAGGAATGCTACAGTTATAGGCACATGTGAGGTGAATGGGTTAAGTCTGGTACCTGGAACAGTAAAGGCAGGATTGTGTGTTCGTGGTATACCCGTCTCCCTAAACGTCACTGTGCTGAATAAGCTGTTAAACGTTGTCAACATCACCCTGGCTCTGTCTGGGGTGAGGAGGTTTTGGGATATTAATGAGGTCAGCGTTCACATCATCCTACCCAAAAGCAAGAGCAAGACATGCATAGATTACACTCGAGTCTTTTTCATTGAACCCACCTATGGGATGGTTGCTGGTCCAGTGGATGACGAGGTCAAGATCCACGTCAATGACTCCTATAGGATCATCTGGGAGTCACTCAACAGTATAAGGTTCGTGGCCCTGTGGAACGAGACATTTCATTGTAGGTATCCCCTGGGAATTTACACTGTACCCACGGATTTCTCCCAATGTCAGACTTTTGGTCTGTGGCACAACACCACCCACTATGGTCTGGAGACAGATCAGGGGCGGTTGGGTGATGTCATCATAGCTAGCATCAGTGGGAATGGCTCGGACAACCGGGTGACCAAAGTAAGGTTGCAGGCTCATTGGGAGGAGGGGTCCCTTCATGTAGGTCGTCACAGAAGGGCAGCGGGAGGACCTGTCATAGAAGTGACCGAGTCTGGAGGACTTAAGCGGAACATCACGGATTCTGTAAACCAAACAGAATTGTTCCATAATATAAGCACATTTTCCACATCTATCGCTCACGGTGCCCCATCCACAAGTCCGGTCTGGAACTCTACAATTAGTATTCCAGTGACTCAGAATCTTGGGCAGCAGTTCAGGACTACCAGTGAGGAATCTGATAGTTACAGAAGTAGCCAGTTGGATCAGCCGCAGAGATCTGTGCGGGGGGATCTACAGACCCTTCACGAGAAGGCATCTCGTACTCGGGGGCTAGCAAATGTGACCACGAGGCCGCCTGTGGTCACATGGTCTAATGGGGCAAGGAATTTAACTACTGTTCAGCCACAAACTACACGGAGTCTAAATGCCATCACTCTTCCCTCCCAGCTTGTCAGAGAGACAAACACCACAGTACGTGCACATAACACTACGGCCAGTATTAACTCCGGTGTTATGATAGGTAGGAATTTCACTACTGTTAAGCCCCAGGTTTATAACAGGACAACTACACTGAGGCCAAATGCCACCACTCTTTCCTCCCACCCTGTCAGAGAACCAAATACCACAGCAAGTGTACATAACACTATGGTCACTACTAATTCTAGTGTTATGATAGGTAGGGTGCTTACAACTAACATTACTGTTGATACCAGAAATTCTAGCATGTTAACAGCACCTCCAACCTTTGTGGGGAGAGGGGACATCACAGTACATACAGGCGATGTCTCAGTCAAAAATTCCATGGGAGCCACAGAAAAATTAACTGTACCTTTGAACTCAAGTGTCCCATATGCCACTGTTACCAGAAATTCCAGTGGAATCGGAGATGTTAACAGAGTACATACAGTAAATGTGACAACTAACCCCAATTCATGGGCTTCCAATAGTACGAGGACCATTAATACCTGGACAGTCGTCAGAGGACTCAATAGTTCAATGACTGCCATAATAGACCCAGACCAAAATGCTTCTAATATAATCACTTTAAAGTCAAATGGTTCAGATGCAAGCACCACAGGCACAGAAGGTGCTTCAGTTGTCACCATGAGCACCAATGGCTCGATGATAACATCTGGTCTAAAAATCCTGAAAGATGTCTTCTCTGAGGTCAGGGGGGCGGCCGGGGAACTGCGAGACCTCATCTCACATTTTGTTGGAAACTTTACTGGGACTGGAGTGAATAGCTCGGATGTCGTGGTAGCATCGGGAGACCTAGCCACTACGATGATTGTGCTTCTTGATCAGGTTCAGACTGACCTCTCGGACGCCCCATCTTCTATTGCCCAACCAGGGAGTGCAAAAAATCGGACCACGTGGCTGTTGACTATGGACCTTATGCTGGACACTAAGACCAACAAAATGGCTCTCGTACTCGGAGTTATCCTGTTTGCTCTGGTTTTGATTGGTCTACATGCTTTTGCATGGATCCGAGCTGCCTGTGGACGCCATTTCAGGGACTGGGACCAGGAGGGGCTCCTATTGGATGGGGGTACAGAGGATCACATTAACAAGACCTGGTACAAGTGATAAAATTTTATTAGCAGATATTTAACGGGTTTTAGTTGGTGCTCTTAGTAGGGGCGCGGGAGCGGGATTTGGATCTGGGTCTTCGGGTGGGTATCTCTGATTCGGTCATGTCAATTGCTGACCCCTTGATTGATATCTTAAAATTTAGGCCGTTGATGGCAGCCAACATTTCATCTTCAGTCAGGGCTGCTGCCGTGGCATTCCGAAGTTTAGTCTCTACGAGTTGCTGGGACATCAGTGTCAGCTTACTTAGAGCAGTCTGCAGCATTCCCTCCTTCTGTTTCAGGGTGAGCTTCTTACTGTCAGACCCCTGCTCCTTCATTATCCTTTTTTCTAGAGCTTTCTTTTCCAATTCAAGTTGAGCTAGCCTAGAAGACATGTCCTCTAGTGTAGATTTTTTAGGTGGTTTTTGAGACTTCTGCTTAGGTCTGGCTCCAGACATGATTGGAGGGTAGATGAGACACCTGCTTTAGATAATATTCAGGACTTGATCAGCGTGTTCACAAAGCGGTTGAAACAGGAGTTCATTAAATACGTGGCGGCTGCCGTTGCAACCAAGAATAGGTTCAGCAAGAACCACAGTGAAGAGAAGCTGTACATATTGACTGCGTAGTTGTCAGCTGTGCAGGAATAATTCCTGAAGTAGTTGAAATCAGAGTTATTGGGTGGAGGTGCAATGGGTGAGATAGTAGTGGTGAGCATGGTGGTCTTCGAGGTGGTGGCTTTGGAAGGACTGGACGTAGAGACATTGTTTGCCTGACTTGAGTAAATAGTTGAAACCACGGTTGTTCCGGGACTTGTGGAAGAGGCATTACTGGTGGTGGTTGATGGGGTGCTTCCATGGGAAGTGTGGCTCGCGTTTGAGGGCGTGGAGGTCTGGTTGGAGGTAGGGCTGGTGGTGGCACCGGTGGAGGAATTCACGGAGGTGGTAGCTGGAGAGCTGCTACTAGTATTATTGGAAGTAGAATTGGCTACAGTGGTGGGGGTGGAGGTGGAGGCGGAGCCGCTCGAGTTGCCTGAGGTGTTCGAGGTGGTTGAGGCGGTAGAATTTGTTGACAGGGTGGAAGCGGACGAAGTGCTGGTGGAGTTGGTGCCATTTGTGCTTGAATTTGAGGTAGTGGGCGAAGATGTTACGGTTGTCGAGTTAGTGGTCGTGGAAGTACTGGCTAGGCTAATGCTGGATAGACAGTTATATAACAGGAGGGCTTGGAGGAGGTGCTGCCAGCTCATCTTGGGCGTGGCTCATCATTCATGCACCACAAGTCACCTTTATATACAATCCTTGGAGGAAATGATCATGTTGGAAACCACAGATGCTTCATTCATGAACTAGGGTAGTAGAGACATGATGTCAGATAGGGGGTGTGTGGGGTGTACTGTCTCTACATCTGAATGGGGGATGACACGTGGAGGCACAGACTGGAGAGGAACCTCCTCTGTCATCTTCGGTTTCTCCAATGGGACCCTTACTGACTTAGAATCAGATGTTCTTGTGGAGTCTGGATGGCTTCTAGTGAGAGATCCCTGTGATGGAAGGTTGGGTGGAGGGCATGGGGACGAGTGTGACCTCACGGGCTGACTAGTGATCATGTGGGCTATGTCTGTGGCCCACAACTGATTCTCATCTAGCTTGATTGCCGTGATCAGTTTCTCCATCTCCAGTAGGGCTAGGCTGTCATCTGTCTGTTTCTCTATGAAGGTTTTCAAGCTGGAGTCGCTCATGGAGATACCTTGAGAGCCTATAGCCAGTAGGGCATTCCAGATGATCTGACGGGCTGCCCTCAACTTGGCCATCTGGGCACCAGCCACAGCTTGGCATTCTTGGGGGATCTGGACCGCATCGAATCGGGACAGATACTCGTTGATCTTGTTGCACTGGACGGCCAGGGAGTAGGCCTGATCCACTATCTCCCTGTTGTGGGCATGTTCTATCAGGTCTGCCACGCTTATTCCCGGTGGGAGACCGAGAGCTATCTCACGGCCTATCTTATCACTGTAGGGGGTCTCCGAGGGTACGCGTGTATATCTGACTGTAGTTGGTCTGCCGAACGGCCAGATGCCGCAGCAGTTCAGACCGCCCATCGCAGAGCACATGCAGGGTGGGATTCGGGTGGTTTTTGCCACGGATGTGGATCCCGTGGAGTTTATATGTGATGTGTTATGTGGGGCACCACCTGGGGGTGCGCTATTTGGAGTGATGAGTGACTGGGGTCCCCGGATGGGGGGTGACAGCGGCGATCCCACCGTTATGGTGAGACTGTGCCTACCTGCTCGGCGGGCGAGGGGCGGAGACAGGCTGAGGTGTGTCTTCGTGCTCGGGATGCCGCGGTCAAGGCTGATGACCTTTCTGCACTCGAGGCCGCTGACGGTGGAGGACATCTCTAAATACATGGACAGGAGAGAGACAGAGTCAATTTTCAGGCCCATCGTGGACAGTCTTCTAAAGGCCAAGGACAGGGACAAGGGGGCCAGTTTCAGGCAGAAGGTACTGTGGGTCAAGGCCAAGCTCACCGCCTGCCTCAGGAAACTCTACAGGGTGAGTTCCTCTCCGCAATGGATGATCACCATGTTTGGGTCGAGCGAGTCACAGTTTGTCCTCACCTCGGCTTACTATTTTTTCGTGGGTGGGGTCTGCACCGTGGAGACGGTGGGCCACCTCGCCGGGCTCTTCCAACCGGAGCCAGGGCGTCTCTTAGCGGACGTGAACACATATCAGGACCTGGGGCTCATGTACGTGGGCTCTGTCTATGCCGAGCAGATTTTTGAGTTCTTTGAGTACGTGGAGGCGAAGCTGGCCAGGGATGATTTAGAGGCCCGGGCCATCAGGGCGTGCATAGATGACTCGCGTGCCATGTTCATGCTCTCAGATATGGACACCATACAATACATCTACCTAGCCTACCACGAGTGTTTCAACGCCCCCGAGTTCATGAGGTACAGCCAAGTGACGGCGGCCGCCTCTCTGGAGGGATGCCCGCCAGAACCCATGCTGGTCAAGAACATCACCGGGGAGTTCAGGGACAGGATGGCCACCTACTACAACAAAGACACTTACCTGCGTTCCTATGTCAAGTTCAGGACGCTGGATTTGACTCTGGAAGGGGAGCAGTACAATCCAAACCTGTTCAAAGAGAGTAAAGGGCATTACTGGATAGGCACCTCCTCTGACATGGGCAACGCCCTTGGTGCTATGGAGAGGGAGTTTCCTGAGTATTCTCTGAAGAAGGACCTAGCAGCCTTCATGGATTTGGCTGGATCTGATACCTCGGACAGTCTTGATCACCCTCTCTTCTACCTACTGGGGAAGGATCACGTTGGGGGGAGGATGCCGGTATACAGGTGTGAGTTCTCTAACCGGCATTATTTTGTGTTGCCTCTAGTGGATGACGTGGCGGGGGTGTTGGAAAGGACAGTCATCTTGCCTGCGGGTGAGGGGTGGGGCAATATGAGAGATCTGGACATTACACTGGCAATCCACTACAGAGAGACTTTCTGTTCTGCCCTAGAATTGAAGGATCAAGTGTATCTCTCTAGGCATGAACTCTTCAATTGTAGACTTCCAGTGCACAATCTGGTGTTGGACTTTGACCTGAAGCTATTGGGTAGGGGTATAGATCTCAAGGGGTTGTATCTTATGGTTTGTGAACTGAGAATGGAGATCTTGGATCTGTTGGCTTACGTTGGAGAGGTGGATTATGATCATCCTGTGTATTTTTTTAAGTCTACTTGTCCTTCAGTGGAAACCTACGCAGATATGGATGAAATGTCAGGTTATGTAGAGAGGCCTTATTGTACATGTACTGAGAAACTCGGTATGAGGATAATCACCCCTCTTCCGCGAGGTTGTGCCATGGTGGGAGAGGACACTGTAGTGTCCTTTGTCAAGGTACTGAATAGGCTGGTGCTTATGAATAGGGCCATAGTGGAGACGTGTGGGGAGGGACTTAGGAGTTCAGAGGGCCCATTCGATGTGGGTATCTACCATAGGGGTAGGTCCATCAGGCTACCTTACATGTACAAGGTGGGAGCGATGGGCAGGCTTGAGCGGATGCTGAAGCTTTTTGTCTGTCATCCGGGAGACAGGGAGGTCTACGTGCGTGACACTCTAGACCCACTTAACCTCCTTCATCACTCGAGGCACAGGGGATGGCCTGCGGTGAAGAAGGTGGTGTGTGATGTCATCGATATCAATGAGGGCTTTTTGACTAAGAAGACTATGGCTCGCTTACCGAAGGTGGCGGAGGACGTCCTAGATAGGGCCTCTGCTGCCTCAGGGCTGTCTCCCATCACCTGGATAGAGGAAGTGGTGTGGCCCGTGGTCCTGAGGACTTTGTATGTGTCATTTCCGGGTGACAAGATAAGTCAGTTCACCAGTGTAGCCTTTGAGATAGTTTCCCAATCACTGGTTCACATCAAGTCTAGGGGCCTGCCTTTCAAGTGCCTAAGGTTCAACCATAAGAGCAGGAAGACATCAGTGAGAGTTTTTCTAATTCTCAGACACACCCAGGAGGAGAAAACCTGCATCACCCTGATGACTCAATGTTTCGCAGACAAGTGCAATAACAACGCCCCCATGGCTCACTTCTCTGTCAGGGTAGACACCACCTGAGACTCCATTGTTCTCCTAGATACCTGACATGCATTGGCCAATAATGGAATGAGACACCTCCTGAAAACCCTCTGTTTCCCATATACCATGTACATATTGGCAAAAAATGGAATTATCGGAGTTGGAAATACCCACCAGGAAAACCTACACCCCTGCTGGGATGAGACTGACTAATAATCCACACAATTGCAGCTGTCTACCACACCTAAACGACGCACCCCAGTGTGGAATGTTGATTATGTGCTACTTGTGGGTGAAATAAAAATGAATTTCATTGGACAACGGTGTGCGTGTGATTTTAATATGTCATTACAGGGAGGATAAAAAAAGGAGAGGGCATGCACTTTCCATCTTTCAGATAGAGACATAATCCTTTTCTGCTAGAATGGCTGCTCAGCAATCAGGTGAGAAATTAGGTGGGTGTCTCGCATGGGATGGAGCTGGTAACGGGGGGATAGCTGTGTGACTGATTATTTTACTCATAACTGCATCTTCGTTGTAGTTACCGTGCAGGGCATGGACACCGACGGGCAAGTGACTGTGGATATAGATGTGCAGTCAGAGAGGCTGTCTGTCTCCTCAGACTCCGATTCGGATGGGGAGCTCACCGACTCAGACACTGACATGATGCAAGATGAGGATGACCTGTATGACCCCCCAAAGCGAGATGAGGTACCCGGGTCATCGGGGCCTGACACCAACGCCAAACTTCTAATCTCATCCTTTGTCATACCAAAAGTGACCCAGGATGGGGCAACGCGGAATGTGGCATACTCCTCTCCTCTGGCCCGAGAGCGGGTCACTACCCCGGACAGAGGGATCAGGCGTGTTTATGGGCGACCGCAATCTCGGGAGAGGAATGCACCTTTTCGGAGACCCATTAGGGGAAACATTAGGGGACGCTACGATGATGGACAGAGGCGAGAGAGGTGGTCCAGAAATGTTGAGGACTTGAGGTCAAGGCTCACCTCTGGGAGGAGATCCGGCCGAGATCGTGAGGTTACTGCCAGACGCGGGGAGAGGCCATTTCGTGGTGACAATCGTCGCTCACCCATGACACGCAGCAGAGAAGGAATACGATTGAGGACGGGTGACAAGCGCATGAGAGCTTCTTTTGAGAGGATGCGTGTGCCTCAGGGGGCGCTGAGGCCGCTCAATGGGCCTCCATTTAATTCCAGCTTGTATCCTTCTCACGACAAGTGCATCTCCTTCATCAAGATCCAGCCACCTACGTTGCTCCCCGAAGTAGGATGTTCCCCGTTCATAGAAAGGTTGGTGGGTATGGCGTGTAACACCACTGACCTACAGGATAAAAGTTTTCCTGCTTCCACCCTCAAAATTTACATGAGGGAACTCAGGACTTTCTTCAATACCACTCCAAACTGGCTCCCTATGCGTGATTGTAGGTCAGCTGGTATACAGCAGTGTGGTATGGTTGATCTTTTAGCTTTCCAGGAGGAGACCATTTTCTATCTTAAGTGTCATCTGGAGGAATGTAACTATGTCACAGATGCTGATGTACAACGTGACCTTATCTTCCTGTCTATAGATCAGGTCTGCCAACAGGTCATGTTCAAGATGAGGAGTTTGCTCCCTCTTGTGTCCGGGCCAGAGTATGAGACGGCTATAGTCAGGCAACTATGCTATCTAGTAGCGGCAGGAAATAGAGAGGAGGATTGTGCAAGGATGCTGCATGAGCTATCTCTAGATTTTAAATTGGGAGTGCTGGCTGCATATTGTCTGGTACCCATGTTATTCTTGCGTGTCAGGGAGCAGAAGAACCTCTGTGTCTTCATCTACAAGTACTTGGACATGTACAAGCCAGGAATGCTCGTTGGACTGTTCAACCAGATGCTCATGGAGCATCGGGGCTATGATACTAGAGACCCTGACTTCATTTCTACAGTGTTTGGAGTGGTTGGTCTAGAGTCGAGTAACCGTGGGTTGTTTTTCTTCCCACTCCCCTCTGTGGAAACTCAGCCTTAGCATAGATATTTGCGGACCGTAAGAAGCACTAACTGAGGTAGAGTCACGGCAATGTTGGTGACCAGGGAGATCATCAGCGTGAATCGAGGACACAGGATATTGTGGTTGGACTTCACCCTGATGCTGTAGAGCTGGTACCCGATTGCATTGAAAAAAAGCAAATAAAGCCCATTCAATAAGCAATCTTGTATCCCTGGACTTATTGTGGTGTAGAGGTGTAGGAGCACGACAACGGCGGCCATGGGAAAGACAAAGCACATTCCAGTCTTAGACCCCCTGAACACCATGAGTCCCATTAGACAAAAGTTCCCAATGTAAACCAGGAAACACAGGTCCCCGGCAGGACGCAATCCTCTAGAATAGTCTAACGTGGTTACTGTAAGCAGTGCCAGTGATAAGAAGGCCAAGACCAGAAACACCTCAGTCAGGCACTCCACACTCAGGGAAGTTAGAGAGGAAGAACATGCCCTGTTTTTACAGATACCACCTGAGTAGGTTTTGCATCTGGCTATGGCTTTTTGAAGAACCGGGTGATCTGATAGAGCTCTCAGCGAGTGAAGACCTAGATGGAAAAATATATAGAAGGGGATGAGGGTGCTCACTGAAGAGACCCAGTTAAGGCGGGTAATGTAGGTGTAGGTGAGGCTAGATACCAGAAGACCCAATTCATAATACCTCTGGTAGATGTCTGGACACAAGTACACTAGTTGGTATGACATTGTATTGATCATGGCCAATGCAGATGTGGTCAATAAGCTCAGGATTGGGGTTGCATATGGAATGTTAGCTGCCAGGTCAGGGGAGATAAAGGTAAAGAGCAGTAGTATGTGGCATAGTGGGTCTACAATGGACAAAAAAGAGAGGTCGGTCGTCGTGGGCCACTTGAAAGAGAGCAGCAACATGCAAATCTGGAAACCTATAAGGATCCAGGAGAATATTATCTCACTGGGGAGGAATAATTGATTTCCCGGAAATGCTGCTAAAAGAATGCATGTGATTATAGGGCAAGAACACAGACACCCGACTAGGAAAGAGTGGATAATGAGTTTTATTTCTATGAGAGCATCGGTTGGGGTGGTGGGCGGTTGGACCATGGTTAGTGGAACATATGTTGACTCCCATTTTAAATAAGTGGGCTAGGGGTGGTCGAGATAGGTTCGATGTTGTCGAGGTTAGGCTGCACGACATCTGACTGGTCATCGGTCTCAGTGGAGATGGCTATTTCTTCGGCTGCTGCGCTGGGGGAGCTGGGGCCAGCACCGTCAATGTTGGTCTCTTCAGGGGGTCGGGGGGTGGCCGTGAGAGATTGATCCGTCTGGACTCCAGTGTGGTATAGGACAGCATAGATGGAGTTTTCTTCTGGGCGGTCCACGCCCTGGACTATCAGGCATTTTTTGTGATGGATTACGAAGCAGGAATTAGATAAGTTGGGGATCTTACAGGCTTTCAGGGCACGTAGCAGGCTACTCACCGACACTACACACTCACAGTCTTCAGTGACCTCAGCTTCGTCTTGGGGTCTTTTGCGCTTCCCTGGAGTGGTCCCTGGGCGCATCTTATAATCCAGAGAGAAAGACAGGCTTCCTGCGCTGACATTTAAGATGGATAGAAAACCAGATATTGATATTCTGACTGTAGTATTTCCCCTTTCCAGAAAGTCCCTGCTGACCCGTATCAGTTCGTTTTGGGACTTCACAGAGAGGGCCATGGTGGCAGACGGTTCGGGAAAGTCAGCGGCTAGGATCTTGGATTCCAGGTGCAAGAGACAGGATGCTGGTATGGTGTATTTGGCTTTTGTGTGTGACTCGGTATAGCCAATAGCTGTCACAACTTCGAAGTCTGGTGGTCTACCTCCAGGGTCTCTCTTCACGTAGATATCGATTTCCTGGAGGCTGGCATGATGAAGAATTGTAGAGTAGTCCCAGGGGCTTATTTCTGTTATGGCAGTGATTGGGCCAGCTAACTCATGGGGCCAGTAAGATTCCATCACCACCCTATCCATGCAACAGATTATGTGGTCATTTGCTTCGAGGGGGATGTAAAATCCAAACTCAGATCCGCTAGCGACGGGGCTCCTGACATATATGCACCAGTGCCCATAGCAGATATCTTTCAGGTGTTGCAGAATCCTGTCTCTGGCCCGAAACCTCTTGGCATCCAGGGACACTGCTACACAGAGAACCATGTTGTGGAGATGGAGGAGTGCTGAGCTGGAGAGGGTAGAGCGAATGGTTGGTTATAGGCCAGGCACAGGGCAGCATTTATGCTGTAGTCACATCACGTGGAGACACAAGAAATCTACAAATGGTCATGAAGATCAGTTACTTGCTGGGATCAGATGATAGATGTTTGTGAAAATTGGTCAGGAGTTTTTGTATGCCCTTCTGTGACTTGGCACGTTTTGCAATACATGGTGGGTTGGTTGTGGGCAGACTTCTCTTCAGACATTGGTTCTCTCGGGCTGCTGATTGTCCAACATCCATTGGTAAAAATTCATAGCCACTTATAGGAAGTGTCTGGATCTCGCTGAAGAACATAGAGTCACTCTTGTTCAAAACAGAGAAACATAGTGGGATGTTCTTCTGTGTGCCGGTAGGGCGGGTCTTGACTGCGAAAGACCCGTCAGTGTAAAGGAATAAGACTGGAAGGAAATTGTCTGCCAGTGTGCAGTGATGTAGAGTGGTGAGTAGGTCCTTTAGGTTTATTCCACAGATCTCTCCCTCGTCTCTCAGATACATGGAGGAGGACGTCTTGGGTGTGGTCAGAAGGTGATCTTCTGCACCATTGGTGGTGTAAAAGATGGTAGTTGGGACCAAGTGGGTTTTGCTGGGAGTGGAGAGCAATAGGGAACTCAGAGAATTGGCTGTGCATATGTTGACACATGGGTGGGTTTTCGATTCAGCTTTCAGCCACTTGGTCAGGTCCTTGATGGCTTTCTCTGAGGGGGCTACAACGGCAAATGTGTTTGGGGTGGTAAAATCCAGGCGTAGGTAGGAATATGATGGGTGAAAGTCTGTATTGTGAAAGTTGACAGTTGGGAGACTTTCATCCCATGTCCGTGCTGCTCGGAAGTGGCTCAATCTATGTTTAGGTTGGATGATTGCCATCTCTGCACAGTATGAGTCTATGCTCGTCTTGTACATATTCAGATTAGGTGTCCACTCGTGTTCAAAGAAAGATTGTCCAAATATAAATGAATTCTTCTGAGTACTATTGAAAAATGCCCAAGATCTTACTTGGGGGCTGGTTTCTTTGATAGGTTCAAGGATGACCGAGGGGGATCTGTCCACAAAGATGGGTCCAAGGGCCATGAAAAAGTTTCCAGTATACAGAGCCCCCTTGAAAATTAAGCTGTAGGTGGCGGCATCCAAGGGGTGGACATAGATCACGCTCCCATCCGTGTTGAGGGTCTTTTTGACATGGTTGTAGACAGTCTGGCCTCTACTGAGCCTGGGAGCCCCGTTCGTCAGGCACAATATTTTTTCCATGATTTTAAGTGTGGACAGTGGTGGCAATGGCACAGTATTTATTTCCTCATCTGTCCCATCTCTATAATGTGCTTTCATGAATGAAATGTGTGCAAGTGGCTGATGTTTGTTTCATATTGGGTGTCAGGCACTTGTGTGTATGGTGTTTGGGAAGAGTCCTACAAATTGATGAGAGGTGCTATTGTGAGAGTAAGAAGGGAAATTATATTGTATCGGGAGGGGAGACCGCGCAAAATCTTTCTAATAGGACACAGAGATGCTATTGAGTAAGTGGGAAATTTTATTGATGTCAGAGATCATTCTGTATGTCATTCATATAATCTGAATTCTCTCTCTCAAAGAAGTTCGTGTTCTTCGTGTAGCAGATGTAGAACATTGGACAGTCTGGAGGCGGGGTATTGAAGAGTGGGGGGAGGTGAATAGTGCTCAGAATTGCATCAGCAGCAGCTTCTAGGAACTGCCTGATCTGGTCCAGATCTATGCCGGTAACACCATGACCTTTGACCTTTATGAACTCATATTCAATGTCTACAGCCTCTTTGAAAAGCGAGTTGATCCATGTGTTGTCAGGTTTTTCACAGGAGGGGATGACGGTGTTATACAGCAGGGCGGCTGCTCGGGTGTGGAGGCCTTCATCTCTAGATATGTAGTCATTAGCTAGGCACACGTTGCTCATGAGCCCCCTGCCCCGGAGCAAACTGATACTGTAGAAGGAAGCTACGAAAAATATTCCCTCGATGAGGAGGAAGATGAGGATTTTATGAGATCTCTCGCTGGCAGAATTCACCCGATCATTCAACCAGCCTATCTTTTTTAAGAGGGCAGCGTCATTTATAACCTGCAGGGTATATTTCAGTTGACTCTCCTGGTCTCTATCGAAGAACATGTTCAGTATGTTGGCATACACCTTCCCGTGGATATTCTCCATGGCCTCTTGCTCGGTGTAATAGTGGAGGATATCATGGAGATCAAAGTGCTTGGTCAGCACCTCTATGTTAATGTTCACTAGTTTCTCGGCCACGGCCAGGAAGGTGAACAGGAACTTGTAGAATTCCAGGTCAGGCTCATTCAATAGAGAAACCTGAGTGCTATCAGCGTTGAGCACTATCTGGGCGGGGGTCCATCTATTGTTATAACATTCTTCTGTGAGATGTAAAAAACCACGGTGGTCACAGGTATAGAGGAGGCTCTTAACCAGGCTCTGAGACACTGACATTGTGGATAAGTGGTGGTCAGTGTTTATTGGCAGCTAAGGCAGGCTATGTGGGGATCCTGATTGTCTGGGTCTCCTTTTATTCTCTGGTATGATTCACACGCCATCCCATCTAGGCCTCTAGTATCTGTAGTCCGGTCGTGGTCACCTGTTTGGGGCAATTGTGCCTCAACATCGGTTGCCCGATTGTTCTGGGCAGACACCTCATCTTCCACATGAAACCTCAAAAAGTTACAGAGGTTCTCCCTCTTGATCCTGCAGTAATACATCAGTGTCTTCAGGTCACGACGATATGCATCCAATAGGAGGGAAACAACTGAGCTTGCGCGCTTGGCTGCATCTTCGGTGATGAAGAATGAATGAGAGGCACTCTGATCCACGAATGGAGCATACAGGCTGGCCATAGACAGGAGAGCATGTTGGTCATACTCGAATGCGCTCTTGAAGTGCCCATACCTAACCTGCAACTTAGGTGGTAACTTGGAAATCTCACCTCCACATCTTTGGATGGCTGCCATGTCTGTATATACAACCTGTTTGAGAAAAGTCATGTTAGGATGGATGATTTCCTCCTTTCCAGTGATCTTGGTGGAGATATTGGAATAGAAGGGATAGAACGAGTCAGAGAATCCAGTGAGCTGGGAAGTGCCTGCTGTGGGCATAAGTGCCACTAACTGGGAATTGAAGAGTCCGTGGCTGCAAATGGATTGCATCATGTCTCTGGAGATGTCCACCGTGAGGTCCACGGGGTCTTGGCTCCATTGAGAAAAGTGGAAGATACCAGATTTGTAGAGGTGGGAATCTTCCCATCCACTGAAGGGGGTCCCTTTGCCTATGTTGACAATGTCATGGCTTATTTTCAATGCGGTGATATACAATTTCTGGTAGATTTTGGCACAGAGGGCACGTGACTCTTCTGAGACATATTCGTGGCCCAGCATGGCCTGCACATCTGCCAGACCATGTAGGCCCAGCCCCATTGACCGCTCACGTTGGCTCTGTGCCATGGCTTCAGTGATGGAATTACCACCGAGTATGGCACAATTTATAACCATTACAGCTACCCCAACGGCGAACTCCAATGTGGGCATGGAAAACTCTAGTGTGGTCCAGGCAGATACATCCATTGACCATGGGTCAGATGGGTCTGTGCATACGGTTCCCCGGGCTGCGTAAGGCCGGACTTCCCTGAGGCACTTTGGGAGGGTGATATTTGCCAAGTTGCACGTGGCCACTCCATGTGTGGGCTTCTGGATGACCTCTGCACAGAGATTAGCTGCATTGATTGCCTCATTTTGGGTTTCCCTCCAGTACCTTCTGTTACATGAATCCTTGTTGATTATGTATGGGCTCCCTGTTTTCAGGATGGTGGAGACGATGCTGAACATGAGTGACTTTAAGGGGACTGCTCTGGTGTAGAGTCCCTCGGCAACCAATCTCTCATACTCTGCTTCAAATGCTTCCCCATAGAGGGAGGGGAGTCGGGATGCAACTTGTGGATCAAATAGGTACCACAGGCTGTTGGGGTCAGCTAGATATTTTTCAAAGAAGAGAGATGGTATACATATGCCCTGGAATATGTGCCCACACCGGTCAGGGTTCTCTGGATTTTTGGCATTTAGGAAATCATAAATTTGTTTGTGCCAGGGTTCTATGTAGGTAGCCACACTAGCAGGTCTGCGGCTGGACTCGTTAAAGTATCCCACGTGTGAGTTCAGGATCTTGAGGAGACTGGTTATGCTCTTGGAAGACTGGAAATTTGTGCAGTTGATACCCAGACCAGATTCTGTGCTGAGTAGGGGGACCACCTCTTCGCAGAGGGCTGCGACGGTCTCCTTCGTGGTGGACATGGGCTTATCTACAATGAAGCAACTGGCTAGGTTGCCTTCTATTAACCCCGCGGCCCTCATGATGGGAGTTGAACAAGATACGAGTTGTGTACATAGTGGCTTGAAGAAGAACATGAAGAGATCTAAGTCATGTGAAATAGTGATACCGTGCCTGGATGCAAAGTCGCGGATGGTTCTGTATAAGCAGCCATCCTCCTTGTCTCGGGCAGTGACAGTGCAGAACACAGCTATTCTCATAAAGAAGTGAGGTACTGATTCATGAATCCCACCAGGACCCTCTAGCACATAAGTGTCCCGGAATCTCACTGCTGACAGTCTCCCCCTAGACACCAATTCCCTGTAGTCACCACTGTTTTTGAACAGATCACAGAACGCCTGAAGCTGATTAGTGTATCTCGTGATGAACTCTAATACGGGCTCGCTCAGGCGAGTAGAGAATGAGTTTAGGTATTGTACAATGGTCTGAGTGGATGTCTTTTCTTGGAGATAGTGCTGAAGCTGGCCACTCAGAATGTATCCGTCCAGGTCCCAAGAACCAGTACATTTCAGGCTATCTACTAGAGCGGCCACAAGACTTGATTGGTCAGCCATAGTTGGTTAGGGGGACTGGGTAGAGTGGTCACTTATAGCAGTAGTTTCCAATCACTTGGTTCCACGTTAAAGTTTGATATGGCGGCGTACTTAACGGGGGTGATTCTGAATGAGAGTGTTTCTGTGCCCGCGGGGCCTTCTGACGATGAGAAGCCCAGATAACACATCACTCCAAACACAACCCTATTTATACTGTCCTCATCTGCAAGGGATGAGATGTGTGCTCTTATCTCCCGACTGTACAGCTGATAGATGAGTGAGGTGGTCTCATGTGCACCCCTAGACGAGCTAATAAATTTCAACTCTGCGCGAGTGTCCTCGCCTGTTCTGAGATAAACCAGAACTGCATAGTATTTGCAGATGTGGCTACTGGTGTGCAGAGGGCAGGTTTCAGGGATTGAAAATTCTCGGTCAATGTCAATGAACATCTCACTGGGAATGAGTAATGTTGTGGCTTTGATGGGAACCTGAGAAACTGCGGGTCCATGAGTGATCACGCGGGTTTTGTTCATGAATGTGCTCTGTGTGTTACTTATTAGGATCCCAAGAGGGTGCAGATAGTGGTGGAGACATCTGTTGTCTATGGCTTCCTTGATTTTGGTCAGGGGCCCTTCTAGTGACTCATCTGACTTATAGTCTGTGTACCAGGCATTGGATAGTCGGTGTAGTTGGGGGAAGGTGTCATTCGGGTATCTAAAGAGGGTGCAGAGGAAGGCGGGACTACATACAAATGTGATCATGCTTTTGTCCTCATGATTATCTAGGAATCTGAAGACAAAAGAACCCGTAGGCTCGTGGGCATGTAGCATCTTACAGTTAACGAGAAAATTACCATACTGGGGTTGAAGATGAGGTACCGTCAGGGCCTCTTGCCATGTGGCTGGAGTGCACTGCCTAGATGACAGTGTCTTGCGTGTTAAGGTATCTATTACACGGCGGAACCCAGACTTATCATTTATAGAATATTTATGTGGCAATGGAGGAAAGAGTCTGGTGACTTGCGAAGCCAATTTTGTGGCTGCTCCCCTATCCATCATAGGTTGAACTTTCATATCTGGCTGCAGGAAGATGGATAAGCTCACTCTGCGAGATCTTACTGATCAGATATTGACAGGCAATGAGGTGAACACGTTGAGGCTGCTTTTAGAGTTTGAAATGGCCCCAGGTGATGGCAAAACGATAGATAGCTATGAGGTACTCAATAATTTTTTAAATAGTCTATCTGGAAAGACTCTGGATCATTTTAAGAACATTAGGGAAAACTATGTATTCTTCATTCTAAGAACAGTGTCTCTAGACTCAGAGGGACAGTGGCATAAGGTTGAACTGAGCCGGCGGGACCAGAGGCAACAATTGCTCAAAAAGATCTGTGATCTCCTGACATCTTACATGGACAATCACAATTGCACATCTCCACGCGGTGGTAGGTTTACTAATGGGGATCTACTATCAAAGGTTACAGGTTATCTGAAAGCACTTGATACATACAATACATACAGCCAGTTGCCACCAGCCCCACACAGAGATGTATTATATCTTACATGCATAGAAGAACTGTACCATGCTTCTTATATAGGATACTGGAAAACAATCCCATCTAAGGATGAGGAACATCTTGTTCACTTGCATGGTACTGATTCATTGTATAGGTGGATGGTCTTAGATTATGCAGCCAAACATAGCTTAAGGGTGATTAAGAACAAGAGTGAGTCACTTGAGACTTTGGCAGGTGACATACTGAAAAAGGGATTATTTGCTACTGATCCCAGTTATGACAGAGATTTGAGTGGGTTTCCTTTATCGAGGGACAGAGTCAGAGACATATTCTGTTCTTTGGGTCAGAGAGTATGCCGTATCACCGGAGATTACATCCCAGTACTGACCTTCACGGCACATGAACTTAGAGTGCTTGATACTAGGCATTTATTTGTCTATGACTTTGTGCTAGAGGCACTCATGCACGGTGTAGCACATGACTGTTCCCCTATTGAAGTGGAAGAGTTTCTTGATCGAGCAATAGTGTCACTAGAGGGAGCTGCAGAACATATAATGCAGCTATCTACCAGACCTGACCTGACACATGATGTTATCTACAAGGTTAGATGTACTTTATTGGTAACGGGTATTAGTTATTCCACTTGCAAGACAGTTAGGGACCTGGTGGCAGGTGCCCTCACGCAGGAATATGTCTGGAAGAACATGCAGAGGTTCATCTCACTACTGGGTGACGTGTCTTTATTTGGGCTGGCATTTTTTAGGTGCTTGGAATATGCTAGCCCAACTAGCATTTCTTTCTCTGAGATCATTGGGATCTTAAAAGAGTATTCTTCGGAATTAAAAGTCAAACACCAGCAGTACAGATATGGTGATGAATTGGAGCAGTTCAATGGAATTGCAGTGTTAAAGGCTTTCATCCCAAAACCCGATCTCCCTACATACGATGCCCTGTCTGAACAACTTCCATCCAATCTAATGAGGATTATGTTCTGGACAGATGTCAGAAGGAAATGGCACCTAGATTCTATTCCTGATAAGTGCATTTTAGTGCAGGGTGAAGTATCGCTACCCATTACAGAGATATCGGAAGATGTAGTGAGAGCATACTGTCAGAGGATGGTGGTGGGTACGAGTGATTACGATGTAAATGTGGTTAGAAGTCCCTTTTTTGCCGAAAAGTTCATAAAACACAAGTTGATTCCTATACTTCACAAAATTATGAGGAATGAGTTGGGTAAAAAGTCAATAATGTTTCATCTGAGATGGCTACTGTTGTATGCAGTGGAGGATGCAGTGGGACTTCATTTAGTGAGATACAGATTGACTCTGTTATACTATGAACTAGTGTCCTTGCTGGAGCATTCTTCACAGGCATCCTTCGTGCTAGCCTTGAGATATTGGTGGGATTTATTCAGACTATTGGATGATCATATGGAAGATGGGGGATTCTCATCCTCATTTTTTGAATCTATTTCCACTGCTACATACACCAATCTAGTGGGGCATCTCATGACAGAGTCTAGAAATTTCAATGAGTTTGTGGACGCTGTTCTATCTAGGGCTATGCCCATTGTAAAGTTAGGTCACTCATTATGTCACACGGTTATGACATTTGAGGCAATGGATTCAATGATAACTATTCCTATTGCCTGTCACCCGGAAGAATCTCACGTGAAGATGACCATTGAGACATTCAATCTAATCACCTCTCACTTCGAGACCCAGTGTCAGGAATATGTCTCAGAGATCCGTGGGAGATTCAATCAGAGATTGCATATGGCATATGTTAAACTCACTAGTTTATCTGAGGATCTTAGGTTTCTAGATACATACCCCATGAAGATAAATGTACTTCCAGTAAATATTACAGAGATAGAAGGCATGTACCTCAGAAACTTCAGGGTGTTCTATAAAGCAGTTAGGATGTTTACAGACTGTTGTGCAGCGAATCTCCACAGAAGGTGTGTGGATCTCCTTGGTCCAAGGCTAATAGATGAAAAACTATTACAGAAGATACTGGATCTGTCAAAAGATGATGTCTCAGGCCAGGAGGATAACGAAGGGGCAAGGGCGTTCATTGACTACATTAGGGAGCCTCTGGCACAACTGGGTATAAACCCTGCGTCACCGTGTAACATGGTACCTGTCATGGATGTAGATGATGTAAAGAATATACAGGAACTTGTAGAGAAATACGCTCAGGTGCAGGAAGACAAGTCTCCCAGGACTCAGTTTCAATATACTGGAAAGTTCAATGTGGAACATGTTCACGTAGACTGGGAAGCTTACAGGGGCAGTGTATACAAAAGTATAAAACAGCATCTAGAGTACGTGTTAGTCAACACGGAGGACATTCTATCTGGCACTCATGGCTGAGGGGCAGGGATCGTTGGTGATAAGAGCAACTGCTCCTTATAATCAAGCCCATGAGACATTTGGAATCCATGCTGGCTCCCAGTGTGTGAGCAATGCCACCATGTTCCTCCTATGTTGTCACCATAGACAAAGTCCTCTTAAAACTGTGGATGAACTTTTGGAGGTCCTAGACCTGGGCACTACGATGGATAGAGAACTTAGAAAAAAAGGGGTTATAAAAAATGGAGAATATGCCCAACTCGTTGACATTCCCAATACAATTAGAACTGATAAGTGGTCATACAGAATCATGGCCTCGATAGAGTTTCATGGTATGATTGGAAGTGAATCAGGAATCAAGGAGGAGTATGTGATCTCGCTAAGGGATCTTCTAGAAACAAATACATCAGGTCCTACAAAATATCTAGTTGTTATATGTAATAATAGAGCAGTGGCTGTTCTCATATCAAGTGGTCAGATTTATGTCTTTGATCCCCATGGATCCAACAATCTCCATATACCAGGAGCTTTTATTGCTAGCTCGTTCATAGTGAGTGACATTTTAGGGTTTATAGGTGGGGTGGTGGATGTGTATACTGCCTGCTTTCTATACCCTGTTCCAGAGAGCCTACTGCATTCCTCAGAAACATATATGCTAGACACCTACAGAATTTTAGCCCCTAGAACACATAATGACATAGTTGTGGACATGTCTACTAATTATGGTCACACGTGTGGAACAGAAACATGTGAGGGTGTTACTTTTGAAAAAGTGTCTAATGACCTGATAGAGAGTAAGAGGGAAAGTAGTAGAAAGAGACTTAAGCCCTGTAGTGTGACATCCTTGAGGCACTCGAGCAGTGGAGAACCTCCACAGGATAAGAAGTGGAAGGTGGGGTCTAGTGCAGATGGGCAAACTGATGATGATTTGAGTGATGGTGGGACTGCTCTATTTATCACTGATAGTGAATTTTCATTTGACTCTGGGGACGATGTTTTCATAGATGATGAATTACAAGAGCTGGGGGATAGTGACGAAGAAATTTTAGACATGGCTGCCATAGCTAATGTAAATAGGGACTACCATACACTGGAGTTCACTGCAGCCCTGGAACTGGATGATGGTGCTTCATCAGTGTTACAAAAACTGGACCAACTCAGTAGCTTGAAACACCAAGGTGAGCCAGTAATTACTGACAGTCATTATATGAAATCACCAAAAGATGTCACTAACATACAGGAACTGGAAAGGTGTCTGTATATGGTGGTATTGGAAAGTGGAGTGGTTGTGCCTCCATCAACTTCCAAAGTACTTAATCTGCTAAGGTTCATCATCATATGTCTACAGAGGCTTTCTCTTGAATATGCTGACTGTGAAAAGTTGCTGGAGGGTGGACTGGACATGCATCACCTATACGCCACTGTCTGCCATAAGGCTTTTCGGGGTGAAGACTTATTATATGGGATCACTGACAAGGTCAATCGCTGTCTGAGGACTATAACAAATCTGGGGCCAGAATGTCCATACGCTAGTACTGACATCATAGGTAATCTAGGAGATCTGGCCTCAGAGTCCCTGAGAAAATCTCATGCTATAGATGTGAAGGCAATAATCGATAAAGCTATGGCTGGGAAGTCATGGTGCATATTACCTAGGAATGATTGGGATGTACTAAGCAGACTCATCTCAGCACTAAAAATTGATGTGGAGAGACATAATCATATGGTGAAGATAGATGAAGAAAGATACAGGAAAATCTTGGACGCTGTGCTAACTGGGACTACATTGCCTCCAGACACTACACTTGAATTTTTAGATGAGGAGAGGCTCTCAGAGATGGAGATAGCGGTGGGAGAAGTAACAGATAGGTTGACTGGGGAAGTAGACCAGGCAATTGATGTCATGATAGATTTACTAAAGGATGATGTTATTACAGACATTCCAGATCTCCACACCCTACTTCAACTTATTATCATCACCGTGAAGAACATTGAGTTGCTCAAGGACACTATGGGTCTGACCACATTGGACAAATACACGGTCCAGATGTTGAATCTTGGGGAACAGGTGTCAGAGGTGGTGGGTAAGGACTGGCCACTAGAGACCCCAAAGACGGTGATACCCATTCACTCTATTGAGAAGTTTAAAGAGATCATGGAAGTCAGTAAGCAATCTAAGATTACTGAAATGCAGATAGATGAAATCATAAATAGTATAGAGAATTTATTGAATGCAGGTGGGGATATGGAAACTATGGATATTTTTTCTATAAATGTGATTGAGAACTACCTTGTCACCGCCCACAATATTCTGAAAGGACAAACTAATCAGAAGATAGCTGCTTTGGAGTCACTTGTAAAAACCCTGTCTACCTCACATAAATTCATAGGTGGGGTAATAGATCATATGACATTTCAGTCAATGGAATTGGATGCAGTGAGAATTAGGGAAGCTGTGGAACATAACAGGCTGTTAGAACGAGTAGAGGAACTCAGTCAGAAGATTGATACAAAACTACATTCTATCTGTTCAGATCTCCTCAAGGAAATGGCAAAGAGTGATGGACATATAGAGGACACTGTACTGACAGCGATGCATGACATGGCCACGATGTTCAATGCACAGAAATCACTTGTAACAATATCATTACTGAGAGAACTAGGTGGGATTATCGGGGAGGGGCCTAATGGTGCATTTATGTCTCAGAGATTGACAGAATTTATGGGAAAGGTGATGAATTGCAATATAGGGTATTCTCACAGAAAGGAAATATCAAAGATAGTCTCCAATCTTCAAGGAATTATACAGGCAGAGGAGGTGGCACAACTGAAAACCCAGTGGTGGAAGCACGTGGAGGAGATTGATCCCAGGGATATGGGTCAGGTAAGGAGTGCTTTAGAAGCTGCTCCAACCTCTGAGGACAGGGAAAAGGCACAAAAATTAATCACATCAAAGGTGGTAGGGGGGCACAAGGGATCTAACGTGGAGGCAGCAGTTGACTTAGTGATGCAGGAAAATGTCAAGGCCATACATGCCAAAGTTAAGATGGTATTTGAGACTTTGAGTTTTCATCATATTGATAGGGCAGATTGGGCTATCCTGATGACTACTGGCTCAGACTGCAAACAGCTGATAGACATCTCAACTATCCTTACAAAGGGACTTGAAAAGGTCAGGGAACTAATTAATGATTCTATAGTTAAGAAGCTGAGGGCCATCGTCCTCAAAGTGCAGGATGATGTGCGCCCTCCTTCGTGGATGTCAGATTTGGAGCAGTGTGTACTATTTCATTTAGGTGGCTCCATGAACGAACATATGCCCAGTGGGCCCGCTAAAGAGCTCCAAAGACTGATTCATGTATGCAGGCAGGTATTTTCTGCTTCTGAACTAAAGCAGGCAACCGCTGGAACATCCTTGGAAGATGCATCTGACACGTTTCTGAACATATTGTGGACAGTGGACCATGCTGTTGATGATTATGTGCAGAAGACACGTAAGGAAGTCTATGACTTTATATCTACTACCAAGAAGAACATGGGTCAGGACATGGATTTCCCACCACCACCCAAGACAATTGTTCCAAAGTCAGTTCTGGGACCACAGAATGAAGAGAGAATAGGACGGCTACCCGAGGTGTTCCAATCCCTGATGAAGGATAAAGAGAAGATGATGTTAAGTGGCATTAAGAACGAATTCAGCAAACTGACCCAAGACATACAGGCACTAAAGGATGAATTTGATAAGGTGAGATTGGATACCAAGAGACTACTGTATGATGAAGTTACATCATACTTATCCAAGAGTCCACCAGGTGTCACCAGAGTGCCAGTTGATACAAATAACCCACTAAAGGCGCTGGAAGATATTGGCAACCCCATTGTCCTGAGTAAAAGGCCATATGGAGAGACTGTTGAAGTAATACGTTGGCTACTAGATACCTGCAGGTCTCTGATGGTTACTGCGCCAGATGATGTGACTATGAGGCTTAAGATGGCCATTTCTATAATAGAGCCAGTCTATAAACATGCCACTGATCTCCATAGACTGGAACTGACCATAGACCACATAACAGACCCTGTTGCACTGGATGTAGCTCTTAGTGACCTAGAGCCTAGCAGGATGAAGGGTGGGAAGAGGAGGTATGAGGATGTGAGGCTGAGGAAGGAGCAACTTGAGAAGGCCGCCCGAGCTGCCATAGCTGACACTGAATTAGCAACCATGTTGCAGCGCTTGGATAATGAATCTAAAGTGTGTATAGGTCTCCAGGAGCTAACTGTGCAGATCAAGGAGATAGAAGGGGGTATCCAAAAGGGCGAAGTGGGTGGGCTGAAGGAGAGGAATCCGAAGATGTTCAAGGATCTAACTGACCTATATGCATACCTCAAGTGGAAAAGGGAGCTGGTAACCACCTACATGGAGGAGCAGAGAAGTGTGTTTGGAAGACACCCACCCCCCAAAAAAATATCCCGAAAAGATCTCCCTATTGATAGATCGAGGAGATTGGCTCTATTATTTGCTCTGCAGAAGCCAAAGTTAAGTCAAAGGTGGATTGAAATTACTAGGGGACAGATTACCACCCTAGTACCTTATGGGAGCAAGGGCAAAATTCTAGACCTCTGTTATGTCTTTGATAATGTTTTTGATACCTTTGTCTACTCCAAGTACATCTGCCCACATAATATATGGGGTAAGAGACCCATTTCTACAGTTGTCACCAGTAAACTTGGTATCAGTGCATCCAGGTTAATGATATCACAGTGGGATGACATACAAGGTAATATGGATGATGTCATTGGAGCATATGCAGATAATAATTTGACATTACATGTGCCAGTCAGGGATTTTATTGGTATGGCTCTAGTAATGTATGGCTTTGGCCTGGCTGTCACTAATCTAGACAACAGAGATACTGTTGGAGAGAGAACTATCAGATTGACAGAAAAACAGTGGATGCCTATGCTTGTGTCCATGTTTCCCTATCACATAGCTTCGGCCTTAAGGACTGAAAACTTCAGTTCCATGATCAATGTACTAAGTACCACCATCATTCAGGCCAAGAAGCTATTACCATACAAATTCTTATCAGCTAAGGTTAATAAGGGGAAGAGGATACCTAGACACATTAGGGGATGGGGACCCGATCTACCAACCTTTCTATTTGCTTCCAAGGTTTGGAATCCCATACAGGTGGAAGACAGTCTGTGGCAACAGACTTCATTTATGAGGATATGTGGATCATCCCCGCAGCGAGCTAGGATAGCCACCCTTATATGGGCTTTACAATCCCTGAATAAGGTGGTGTTAGAGCAGCTGTGGGCCTCATGTAAGCCAGCTAATATGGAAGACAAGAGTGTGGCTGAGTATGTGGCTAGCTTGCAGGATGCCATATATGGGCCCTTACCCTACATCAGTAAAATGGCAGCTGCAACTGAGTGTGAGTGGGCTGGGTATGGGGCCCATACAGGTGAAGTAATAGAGGTTGTCACATCATCTGGAGGGGTGAAAGTCCCCCCGCTCTCCGCATTTGAAGTGGCTGTAGCATGCATGTTGTTCAGGACTAGAGCAGAGCTATTTGTTACTACAGAAGAGGCCCTGTTCAGTGACAGGAGGTTAGGAGCAGTCAGGAGTATCTCACGTCTGTTGGACTGTGACCCCACCGTTGAGCCCTACAAGAGTATGTTTGAGGCCCCCAGAAGAAGGCCAGGTATAAATGTGGCACAGGAAGAGAACGCTTGCACGGTCTTGGAGACAGAATTACTGAGCCTCCAAGTTGACTGGCTGCAGGACTTATATGGTCAAAATCATACGGGGGACAAGGTGGTGGTTCTGGTAGGCCCAGACAATCATGTTCTGCAGGCATTTGAACCAAGTCCTGACTATATAAAAAACAGAGAGATAGATTTCACATTCTCAGCTGATTTAAAGAGTCTACCACGAAGAGCATTTTATCAGAGCGCCGGGTCCTTGCAAGATGCTCTACTGGGCGATATAAAGGCTATTCAAGAGTCAGTCCACTTAGACAACATCTTTTCAGTGTTCCCAGAAAAGCTATCAGATACTGGACCATCCATGGATGGTCCGTGTTGTGATGGGGACGGGTATGAAGATCATGGACCATTCTGTAATACTCTAATTGAGTCAGGGACTATTTGGACCGATAGTGGGTTGATTTCACATACTCAGGATATCCCACCAGATGTCTCATTACCGGTGACAGTACCCACCATCCAATATAACCCAATCAGACTTACAGACATAACACTTGTTCAATCACAGCCACAGAGGCGGGGACACTCTATTATTATTCCTATAGAGGAAACCCTAGGAGGAAATGGAGACCTATTCACAGATACTGTACAAGAAAAACGGGCTCAGACATCAAAGGACCTTGTATTGGGGTTTATTTACATGATCAAGACGCGAGTTAAGAGATCTACTGATGCCATTCTAGATACCATTCAAAGGATTAAACTTTTATATCTTTTTTGTTGGTCCTGTTATCACTTCTTTTTAGCCTTGGTGCCCTTGGGGCCAGTGGGAACTAGTTCTGAGTCTTCATCAGTCAGTGAGTTATCATCGGGTAGTGGTGTTACTGAAGGGATAATGGAGAAACTAGAACCACCTGTCTGTAGACTGGTGGAAACTTGGGGTAGGGTACTCATTATGAATTGTGCCTGTGGACGCACAGAGGGGACCCGATCATCAAGTGGCTTTGATGATGCCATTGTTCTGGATAGTCCGGTGTCAGTGTAGTGTTTTTTTCTGACTATGCCCGCTGTCCTACCTCGCAGTTCTTCATAGCATCTAGATGCCAATAGGTAGACCACATACAGTCTCCTAGTTTTCTTAAATTCAGAATCAGACTGGTTTCCTTTGGGGATATCCTTCAATTTCTGTGTTATAACACTATCTGGAAAGTCAAGTTCAATTTTGTCCTCAAGGTCAGGGTATGGTGGTCTTGTGGGGGTAATTCTTGTTTCAGTAAATTCAGTAAAGTTAGCAACTTCTGGACATACAATTGGCTCTCTAGGTATATTCATGTTTGGATTGACACTTCAGACACAGTAGATTGCTGGGAGAACTAGACAAGTATAATAGCCTCCCAACTGCTACTCTTTTAATAATTGCTTCTCCACAATTTAAGTGTCCAAGGCAGGGGAGTATGAAGTCTAGTTCTTGGGTACTGGACCTTAGCATCACAGCTGCATTATTGGATATTATGGCGCGGATGATGTGATTACCCCGATGGTCCACATCAATTAACTTACATGTGACAATAGACTGGGACCCACAATAGGAACAAAATATCCTGCCAGTAGTGCCACATATAACCAACTGTTTTTCTTTATGATCCCTACAATAGAATACATGGTTTGGGCTGAAGGTGACCCTTTTAAACTTGCCTCTTCCAAAGTTGAGACAATGTCCACACTCCATGCACAGGACTGCCTCAGGAATCATCATTGACAGTTTTGCCTTAGCACGCTCTGTACACTGTCTATGTAACAGTGGAAGCTTTATCCTGCAGTTCAGGATGTTGTAAGCTAACACTCTGGATACAAGATCAGGTAGCAGAGGTGCTCTTCCATCGCGTTGCACTGGCAGTAGCACACATGGATCTGATATGGCCTTTTTGAATAGGAGTTCAAAAAGCATCTGATCCAATGGATTCCCACAGGGAACGGTGGGGCACTCAGCTCTCAGTGCACGCAATAGAGCCTCATCGTGCTTGGACACCACAGTGTTCTTATCAAGGCTGATAAATTGTGCAGTCACTGGCAATCGGTGACTTGGAGCAGGCACACATATATTTGGTAGAACATCTTGGGTCATATTCTTCTTTTTAAGTATGTTTAACTGGGAGGCATCCTTATTAGTCACTACTATGAGTGGGTGAATCACAGTTTTACCAAATAGGTTGAAATTAATTTTCTTTGTTATCTTGGAAAAATGACCCATGAGTTGCCTAGATGAATCACATATTGGGAAAGTCTGCACCAAGGATCTGAATAGTGTGTTAGGGATCCATGGAAATAGGAGTTTTACTAAAATTACATAGCATAACAGCAGACAATTTCCTCCAAAAATAGCACCCTTTTGCCTCATGTTATTAATACATGCAAATCTCTTCAGCCAGGCGTGTAGTGAGCTGTGGGCTGCAGTAGGCTGCATCCATGTGATACTAAGCTGTTGTCCACTAGGGTCTCTTCCATACAATACATACACTATGAATTCCCTTCTACATATGCCCAATCGCTGTAAGAGCATTGTCATGCAGGAATTCATCAGCTCTACAGCATATGCTTCAGGCAGAGTGCTGTCAATATGATCATAGAAACACCGCACCACCATTGCCATGATGTCAGTATTCGACATGTTTTTTTGGAGACTTGGCCAAGCCCAGTAGACAGTGGCTTTTTTGCTTGTGTGGACCTGACGTCCACTTGGGCTGCCGGCACGACTGGATCAGTGTGATGTGGGGGACATCTATACTTTATGGGCTGCCGTCTTGACGGTGTTTGTGGGGTATCATTCCTCATTGGACAAGGTGGAATTTGATTTATCACGTCTCTCATAATGTCATGAATGCGGGAGGCATCCTCAGCTTGCATTATAATGAATTGCAGGGAGGTCCTGCGGTCAGTGATGTGAGCCCTCAGAACTGTGATTGTTTGAAACATGTTCAGGTCTGAGCTGTACAGTTCGGTCTGTTTAAAGGCCCTGAAAGACCCTTTAGAGATCATGACAGAGGCATTCTTCTCTAAGTCAACGTTAGCTGCCATGGTCAAGCAGTCCCCAAATTCCCGGGAATGATTTCTAGTCTCGGTCAGGAAACCCTTCAAGGTGGTGGTGGCACCATTGTTTGAGAGGATAAAAACAGGATGTAGGTTGCTGCCATGTTCTCTTAATTTACTCACCCAAAATTGGAACACAAATTCAATGTTGTACATGCCATGGGAGTGTAATTTTACATTACATAATGCCTTAGCATCTCCTCTAGAGAAAATGTGTGTATCTGAGGTTGACTCCATATCAAGTGGAGTACCCTGTCTAGGGAGGAATTTTCTCATTATGTCAGATAACTCCTTAACGAGCTCCTGGTGGTTTTTGGTTTGCGGGAACATATTGATGGATGATGGCTGACAAGTGATTATTAGATCTACGAGTTTACTGCATCATCTGTCTCGATGATTTTTGCCAGGATTCGTTTAATAGTGTTGACCTTAGTGCTCAGAACCAGACCGTGCTGACATTCTAGATGGCCATAGTGATGTGCCCGGAAGTATTTCAAATACTGGCAGTAATTGATCAAGTTTAGTTTGGCGTAGGTGCTGGGAGCAATAAGGGAGATATCCTCTGGTATCATGCATTTAAATTCTGACAGAGTTCTTATACTGTATGTTGTAGGTGGGAGAGTGCTTGCCATGGGTACTTTTATACCTAGAGAGATCACTAATCTGAATGGGGTTAAGAGGCATGTATTTGATTTACTACGTCACTCTTATATGCCCTCTAATATAGAGACTGCTTTACTGTGTGAAGAATTGAAACACATAGAAGATTCTCTATCCTCTGTTGGACAGTGTAGGGTCTGTAGGGCCTTACATGATTATATGAGAGAACAAGACCCTCCCACAGCCTTCTATGAAGACTATTCCCTATTGTGTTTTTATGCCAACATATCACCTCAATCTTGGACCTCAACATTTCTAACTGCAGTTGACTTAGCCATGCTTATCGAAAAGTACTTCTGTGGGCCCCTTTCTAAAGATGGTGTAATTTACGGGCCACAAAAAATGTTAGGTCCAGACATATTTTTGCATTTCTTTGTCTTAAGATGTTTCACTCCAGTTACACCTATTGAGGTGCATAGATTGGAGGAAATGGCATCTCTGAAGCTTGACTTTCTTGCAACCACATTTAAGGGTGTACAGTGTAAAAAAATTCCATTTAAATTGATATGGAAGGGCATATCTGCATGTGATATGCCAGAACAGCCCCCTCAGAGTATACCTACAATCACTGTACCCTACAGGATGAGTAATTGTACTATGCACAATTTTCTCCCTCTTTTAGTGTCCATCTGGAAAGAGACAGCTCTTTTCAAGGAGCCTTGTATTGGTAGCGATTATAATTGTCTCTCAGACTTCCCGTTACCTGACTCTGATGAGTATAACCTCTACGATGGACCATGTCTCCTGTCACCAACAATGACTTTAAGGAGGAAAAATGGAACTTGTTCAGTCTGTGTGTTATGTGAGTGCTTGGCAGCTTCCCCTGAGGCATGTCGTGGCCTAGAAGTACTAAAATCAAAAATATTGGAATGTTTTGGGAACAATGTGAGACTACTGGACAGGATAGCTTTTATCATGGGGACTTGTGAGTCATTGAATCATATCACTGATCCCTTACTCAAGGGGGTCATAATGCAATGTTCTCCTCAGGAAATCCACAAGCATCTCTTCTGTGATCCTCGCTGCATACTTAATACCTTACAGACAGACAATGATGTACTATTTGGAAGTTGCCCTACCAGAGATCTGATAGTATTTAAATCTGCCTTAGCCTGTGGCTCAATGTTAAGGCAAGATAATTTATTTGCCGTGGAAGAACTAAATTTATTACTCCTAATATTTAAGTCTATACAACTCGCTGGTATAAATAAAACAACATTTAATGAAATTTTAACAATACTGGGCCAGACATTACAACAGAGAAATATACGGCTCATTCACTTATACAACACTGCTCAGCTTTACGTGTGATTAAATATGAAGTATTATCATATGAAACCACGAGAATGTAGATCCTTGCGTGAGACATCTGCAGGTAAATATCAGCATCATGCTCCTCACAGAGACTTGGAGATGATTCTGAAGTCTCCGAAGAGACTAAAGAGGACAGCTATGTCCACTGTTTCAAATAGACCCAGTAAGAAACTTAATCCCCTTTACAATCCTTTAGATATGATCAATTCAACTATGTTTTTTGCCTTGATCACCAAGAAGCCCCAAGTGGGAAGGGACTTCTTAAGGGAAATGAGCATTCCAGTGTCCTCAGACAATACAGTTTTTCTTCCACTGAATGTCAGGAGACTTCCCCCTGGGAGATGTATAATGCTCTCTCCTTTTGGTCACAAGTCCGTGATTGAATTTCACTGTGGAACTTGTAGGAAGATACCCCCAAATGACAGTGACTTGGCATTCAAGATGCTTTTGTCTGGTAGACAGACATCAATGCAGACACCTGATACAGATGAAGCTAATTCACTTCCATTGACTGTCTTCAACAATGCTCCTAAAGTCATCCAACACAAATTATTCTACTTATCACTACTGAGTCAATCCATGGACATGCTAAGAGCCAGCTTTAAGCAACCCGGCCTGTTTTATGCACATTTCATTCTAGCAAAGTTCTGTCCAGGTGGGTTTCCTGTTTTCAAAAGAGAATCTAATACTGGGCTACTATCTATGATCACTGTTTATAGAAGTCAGCGGGTCCATGTCGGCGAGGGATGCTTACAGGCTCTATGTGAAAATATGCCAGAGTATAATGTCTCTATTGATATTACTCTGAATAAAGTCTACATTGTTGTTATTGAGCCTAGAGAAAGTGAGACAAAACTTGTCTCGTTGCAGGAAGAATCAATCTGTGATGCAGTGGCTGCCTTAGATTGCAGTGATGAAATGAAGCAGGAATTAATTACAATGTATAATCTAGTTTAATCTCTCTTGAATGGGGGGGTATATGACACTAGAGAAAACTGGATATTTGCCGCTTGTGAGCCCCTAGAAGATTGGAATCTCCTTAAGATTCTCTTAACTCTATCGGCTTCTCTTTCATTGGGAAAGTATAGGTGGAACATGTACAATCGTGGATGGGGTCTTGGGCCACTAGTTGGAGGTAAAGAAAACATAGGTGACATGTTTTCATCAGTAAAGAGTTCTTTGAGTGCTGAGCGAAAATGTCTCATGGGTTGAGCACTGGGAGATGCTAATTGGACACTAGCTGCTATATTTGTAAGTGGACTTCCGGGAATGAAACCTGATTGAAGTAGGGCGGTTGCAACGCTGCTTCCTATTCCCCCAAGTCTCCTTTCATATGGCTGTGATTGCGGTGTGGCCGCACTCGACGGGCCCTCACCTGGGTGTCCAGTCTCATCAGTATCCTCCTCGTCTTCTTCATCCTCCTCGTCTTCTTCATCCTCCTCACCTTCCTCTCCTCCACCTTCCTCTCCTCCACCTTCCTCTCCTCCACCTTCCTCTCCTCCACCTTCCTCTCCTCCACCTTCCTCTCCTCCACCTTCCTCTCCTCCACCTTCCTCTCCTCCACCTTCCTCTCCTCCACCTTCCTCTCCTCCACCTTCCTCTCCTCCACCTTCCTCTCCTCCACCTTCCTCTCCTCCACCTTCCTCTCCTCCACCTTCCTCTCCTCCACCTTCCTCTCCTCCACCTTCCTCTCCACCTTCCTCGCCTCTTTTTCTTTTTCTTCCTTTTCCTCTTCTTCCTTTTCTTTTCTCTTTCCTGTCTCCAGGAGCTCTACCATCGTCCCCGGATGGGAAACGTGGGTGCTCGACTGGTGGGCACGACTCACCTCCATCAACGTTGTCATATATGCCACAATCCTTTTGACGTTGGAGTAATCTCCGAAGTTTTTCAGGATCGTCCCATTTTCCAAACAGTGGGCCTAATAATTAAATCAGTTGTCAATTTTATTTTTTCTACACCCGTGTTAAATTCCATTACACTTTTCTACCCAATAAATACTTACTGGAAAATGTGCATCTCGTACGTTTCCTTGGTTGATCCATGATTATAAATGTCTTCCTTCTATAAAAGAAAATAGGAATACATTTTTATAGAGTCTGGATATAAAAATGAATGTGAAGAATATGGACTACAAGCTATTAGTTGAGTGATATTTATTGGATATTTGACTCTTATAGTGTAAATTATGTAGATCTTCTCTTAAAGTTCCTAATAGTTCTCCGGAGGTGTTTGAGCTTCCTGAGCTCTTCTCTCTTCTGCCTACGCAGTGCTCGAGAGGTTAACTTGAGCTGGATGATCTCAGAGGTTGCGTTGGCACACACTGATAATTGGGTACAATTTGGAGGGAGATCCAATATGGACATTAGGTGGTTCAGCTTGTCTCTCATATCAGCCCTGAGCGTCTTCCTTCTAGCTCGGCGTCTTGCCAGTGTAGCCTCTCTTTGTGCATTTGACTGAGTAGTGTATGGACTTGAATCACTAGTGATTGAATACTGGGGGGTGGTTTCTCTGGAGAATGATTGGCTCCATGAGGGACATCTTGGTTGGAGCTCTGTTGGTGACTCGGTGCCTAGATATATAAAAAGTGACAATGCTCAGTTCACTTCTAGTTATTATGGATAAATATATTTCTTGCAAATTATAAGGATTTTTACCTACCGGATTCAGTCTGACAGGCAACAGACCTAGTTGAGATAGGTGTGGTGGTACATGGGGATTGAATACATCGATATGGGTCTGTCTGGGTGCCACATGATGCCATCGGTGTAAGGTAGTAGTCTGATAGCCAAGATGTGGGGGATGCAGCCTCAAAAATGTCATTCCACCATGCTCCTTTACAAAAAACACACTATGATTATTACTGGATATAAAATAATACGAGTACACGGTACATCAAGCTTTAAAATGGCTATAACTCACCGGGAGTGGGGGGAGGTTCCGGACTTTGGGTATTCCCTGACCTAGATGATGGCTGTATTGAGATAGTGTCCGGTGTGAGTGGAGAGAGTAAAGGCAGGAATGATAGGAGAGGTGATAAGGCACTTAGAGAAGATGGGGACAGGAGTGGGGGACTAGATGGGCTATTGTGTGCAGACATTTGTAGTGGAGATTGGAGTTGTAGGGTGGGAGGCGATGGAGATAAGTCATCCGGTACTGTGAGACTAGATAGGAGGTCAGAAGGGAGGAGTGGATGTGATATGTCAGGTTGTGAAATTGAAAGTGAGTCTGTGGTATTTGAGATTTGAGGCGGTGACGGGGGTTCTGGTAGGGGGCAATATTGGTTCCGAGATGTAGTGCTGTATGGATGTGTAGTTTCTTGGGGTGATTGGATAATTGATAGTAGCATGTCCATATTGCCCTCAAAGTGTGAATGTCCTGGTGGACCGGGGGAAATTGCCTGCTCTTGAGAAAGTGGAAGAAGTTCATCCAGGATCACGGGGGACATGTATTCTGCTTCTTCGTGGGTGGGTGATATGTCAGGAAACAGATCCCATTCAGACAGATCCAACTCAGGCAGGTTTAACAGATCTTCCATTTTATTTGGCTCTGAAACAAGTATACATGGAATAGCAAATAAATACTAGACATTCAATGATTTATTGCCCATAGATGTAGACCGTGAAATAATAGGGACCATGGTGATGTAGTTATGTCTTCCGTGGGAGATAGGTGCTGCCACTGCCACGGATGAAAAGCTAAGGATGGATCGAATAGCAGCGCGGTGTGCCTCCCATCGGGGGAAGACAGGCCACAGGCTGGCAATCCGTGGCTTGGGTTCCTAGGATAATGTTTTGCATAGTCCTCACTATCTGTACTGTGGCCATGATATGTACAGGCCACCAGGGATTGTTGTGATAAGTAGTGTTCCATCCCCTGTCTTGAAGGTGAAAATCCCAGGTACCTGCCCTGTACCCAGCACGGTATAATCATGGTTCTAAGGGGCATCATGGCTATGGATCGGGTGTCATCGGGTATTCTGATGTTCAGCCACCTGGACTCAAACATATTGGATGAAGTTTCCTCCAATACAATATCACGCTCAGGGTCCGTTGGACCCGACTCTCTGACATGTGTCACGCCCACCAATCCTAGTCTCTGTAGTAGAAGAAACCCAAATGTCCCGACACTTAGGGAGAATGTTCCAGGGCGGTTCAGAAAATTCATTAGGGCCATTCGAGTGTCCTGCCTAGACAGTGCTTGAGCTACGTGGGCATTTGCTGCCTCTATCTCTTGCTTATATGCTGGGTAACAACCAACTACTAGGCCTCTTACTTCTGCCAGGGCCTCTCTAATATCATCCCCATATAAGTCTATAATCATTGTGCTACATCCAGCATTCATGAAAGCAGTGATCAATGATTCCCTCATTACAAAACCAGGCACTCTCAAAAACGCCACAATACATTTAGGGTCTGGCATAGTGTAGATGGCTAGACTGTGATCCCTCAATTTCTGAGCCAGGGACGTATCATTGCCCAGGTATATGTCCAAATTTCCATAGTCTCTAATTAACATAGAGTCTCTTAAGGCAGCTGGTTCCAGGAGTGCTCTCATCCTATCAGAATATTGAGACCACATTGCCCGCAACGAAGTAAGAGTCTGGCAGAATAATTGTCTGTCTCCCTGCCTGATAGTGAATGGGTCAGTCATAGCAGGGTTAACCCGCCCAATCAGGGTAGCTCTGACATTGTTCTCTTTACAGATCTTCAATACCTCTCGAGTATTGATCTCCAGGACCTCAATTACTATACCAGGAGTTTCTGACAAGAGATACTCTAGTGGGTTGGAAGACCCAGGGATGGAAACTTGCATGGACAAGTTTCCACCTAAAGCCATCTCAATTAGACATGTGATAAGACCCCCATCACTGATATCATGACCAGAGAGGACATATTTCTTCCTCATCAGTTGCTGGGTAGTCCAGAATAGGTTCTTCACAGCGTCTACATCGGGGGGCCTGATGGCTGAACCTCTCACTGCACTTCCATCCAAGATGGATCCAGACAGAAGCGGGCGGGGATTTGAGTCCCCAAATAATACAATCAGGTGTGTCCTTACGGTACTCAGACAGGGGGAAATCTTACCAAACTTTTGGGTGCAACATTTAGCCATACACACAACTGTCTTGACACCGGAATTGCAGGATGATGTATCGGGGGGGGCATTGTGTCTATTTATGGTGAAAGAGGATGCAGTGCCACCAGCCACCTCCATACTTATACCTAGGTCTCGGGTCAGTTCTTTACATGAATAAAGCATGAGAGAAATTTCTGAGATTTCATCCTCTGGCCATATCAGGGACAGGGAGAGCGTGAAGTCATCTAGATTTAGGTCTCCAGCCAACATACAGTTAGTCAGAGCCTCTATGATGCAGTACTGGGCACCAATGGCCGGATCCATGGCAACTTTAGCCGCCTGTTCTCCCAGTCCTGTAACATATCCTGACCATACCAGTTCTGCTGGCCTTAGGCTCGCGTCAAATATATTTTCAAATGTCAAAGTATTCCAAATGTTGGCATCTTGGGGTTTAGGTTTACGTCCGTACTTGCGCCTGGGAGTCACCAGTCCACTGTTAAGAACTATACTGTAGTCTGATAGAGGCAGGTCTGACTCTCCTACTCCACATTGTTGGGCCACAGTACCCAGAGAGCCACATCTGTCTATGTGGTAAGTGATATATTCCTTGCTCCCTACAGACGGGTGGGCCAATGTTTGCTGCACGGCAGTTAGGAGGTCCAAGTGAGCATATACGTGAGGCCACGGCTGTAGCCTTGGTACCTGACCATCATGTGACACAAAAATCACATCATCGTTATCAGATGTGCCAGGATCTGTAGATAAGGGACGTTTCCTGCTACCGGGTAATTTAAAAACTGTAGAGGATTGCCCGGTATGTAGTGGCATCATGTGTGTGGGTACGGGGGCATCCAGGTCATCAATGATTTCTACCTGGCCTATCCTAGGTGTGGTCACTCCCAGGACAGAAATGGCACATTGCTGTACCTGACAGGCTGCCAACAGTGCGGGCAGGGTGCTTGTATGTGGCTCAGTGGCATCAAGTTGCCTGTCCTCCACGAGGAGAAAGAGGCAGGGTGAGTGCACAGTGAAGAAGTATTGTGTGAGATATTCCTCCGCTCTCTTCCTGAGTTGAGCCTTGGCCTCATTAACCTGAAATTCTCTCTTGATCCACTTGGGCAATCCAGAAAGGAATATCTTGCCCCCCAACTTAACAGTTTTTAGCAGTATGGTCAAATGTTGCCCCGTTGAACTGCGATGGGGATGTCTAGTGCTGCCGCTTACTAATGGTAATGCAAACTCTTGCACCCTACTTAGGGTCTGTCTAATTTTCACCCAGATCGCTGGAGACTCGCAGTACAAGTCAACAGACTGGGCTGTGGCAATATCACCCACAAAATCTCCGATACATAAAATATATTGATTACTTCCTGGCCTGATAGTCTGAGTTTCCCTTTCTGGAGTGACTGATAAAAGACTGCAATACCTGAGAGATTTAGTCCATGGGGTATTTGTCTGGCTAGTGTCAAGCCAGGTCCTGTGGAAGCCACAGAGCGAGGGGGTTCCGGTAAGATGTAAATTAGATGCATCCTGCATCTGCTCCATGAGTATCCCCAAGTCATGAGAGCCTTTTAGTGGAACATCACTCAAAGGAGGCGGGGGGGTGAATATACCCATGCAAGACCCAGTGACATCAGCCAATGGGGTCACTGAAGCATGATATCTCAGTGCCTCCAATACAATATCCAAAAAGCTGAGGTTGGATGTAGCGTGTGTGATAATTCTAGCAGGACCAGTTGACTTTAAGGATTTTATATTGGCTCTATCTGCTGTCAGGAGTGTGAATAGCTTTCCATTTTGTACTGAACTAGTCCCCGTGGCGATGCCAACTTGTCTGGCAAGGTTAACAATGCCCACATCGCTTGCAAATAGGGTCTCATTTACTTTGTCTGTATGGCCCTCAAAGGGAGGTCCGTGTCTATTGACGAGGGGATCATGAGCAACCCCTTGTCCAGAGAACTGAAAAGTCTCATATAGGGTCAAGTCCCTGGTTGATACGAGTTCATTGAAGACTTCTTCTTCTAGCTCTCCTGTCGTCTCTAATGAGGATCTTATAGAAAACTGTCTCCCCACCTCAACTCTGATCAATCCGGGAATATGTCCACCGGGCTCAAGCAGTGTAAACAGTTCAAGGGACTGGCAGGTGGGCCTCTCTTGAATGGTAGGGCCATATCTTAACAACACACTATTGTCTCCTTGCTCTCCTGTAAGTAGAGCTGAATGGGGCGATCCGCCACTTATAGCCAGGCTAGACAAGAATGTCCTGATGGCCCTAAGTTGGGCATTCTCTGGGGTTGTAGGGTCAAAGAAGAAGATAAGGACTTTTTCCGCCTCAAAAGAGTCTCTAATAAGATGAAGGGATCTGTCTTCATTTGAGTGCCTTAAAAAAAGGCTTTCCAAGAGGGTTGGTCCATCTGGTACAAATATCAACCTCGTTAATGAACTTGAGGGGGTCCTCTTAATCTCACTTAGAAGAAATAGAGGCATGGTGGTCTCCTGGCTCCAAGTCCTAATAGTAATAAATAATCTCTATTTTAAATACAATAATAACATCAGATCACATACTAATCATGAAATTTCCAAGTTAATGTGATAAAGAAAGAAAAGATAACTCACGGTTCTTGGTGACTGGTGAGGGGGTTCGGCCTCGGGTCCCAACGTGCCAATTCAGTGACAGCAGTGACTGCAGTGGTCTCCCATGATTAGCAGAATGTAGTGGATCAGGCGTGGTATTAGTTTTGAGGAGATTAGGCAAGCAGTCTTAAGATGCTTTACTTGATGATTGACAGAAAGATTTAATGATGGGAGTTTGAGATTTATGGGCTCAAAGCTACTTTAAATGGTATGGTATGAAGTACAAAATTTAAATTATTAGTGACTAATTCCACATAAAAGCATGGATATTAAGAATTTGTTATAATTCGAGATATTAAGAATGTGTTATAATTTAAATGTTAGTATTTGTCATTTGATACAGCTATTAATATGAACTTAGTTGAATACAGACTGGGCTCATTTCATTAAAGTGCCTAGAACAGAAATAAATAAATCAAATCTGCTCTTTAGCCAAATTCCAGAGAAATTAAGTGGAGTAAATGTTTTAACCACATGTTCATGTGGTAAAAGTTCAGCTATGGTTCATATTGATCTAGTCCATCAAGATAAATGACATGCTTGGTTTATGTAACCATGGTTAGGTATCTATTTCATGTTTAAGTGAAGATGAATCTCACACATCTGACAAGTTTTGCTTGTCCTTACTGTGAGAACATGAGAATCTGAAAATACCCAAGCACAGCTGGTTATCTTGGGACTGTTTATAAAGAGTTCACTTAGTTCAATGTGAAACTGATCCACACCCAGGAAAGAAAAAATACTTCCCCTAAATAGAACTTGCAGATGTCAGTCCCTTGGATTCAGGCCTTGAGAGTTTCTACAGCATGTCCGCAAGGTCTCCAACTAGTTATCTTGTTCTAGTATTGAAAAGAGAAAAAAATTAATTTCATACAGATGTTAACATAATGCCACCACCTTGTTTCGGAGGCCTAAGTTTAGAAAGATCTTAAGTAAGAGTACATTCAAAGGTTACAGAAAATCTCCAAATATTTTGTTTAGGAACAAGAATACCCATACTGTAAAATCTTTAACAGCTCACATTATTTTAACAGTACTTTGAAAGGACACATAAATATTTCAGAATTCAGTCTTCCTTTCAAGGAACGCTGTTCTTTAAAAAGAGGAAAGACTGAAATCTGAATACTTCATAAACTGCTGCATCACTTTGAAGGTATATTGATAGATTTAAACTTTCTTATCCTCATTAGGTTCCATTATATCTCTCAAAGTAAAATTATGTGTAGGCTTTCATTTAAGTATTGCCTTTATGGTATTGTCTTAGTTTGAGTTGGATGATGTGGTGACTCTTATACTCATATAGGTGGGGTCTTGAAATAGTGGGAAACCTGGTTTAACTGGTTTAATAAGGGCAGGGATATGGAATTTCCTGACTAAATGAAGGGTGATTTGGGTAGGGTTAATTACTATAATATCCCTTAAAGAAATTTGGGTGAGGCACTATTACCTCCAGAACGGAAGGGTGTTGTACATGTTCTCATTGTTAGCTGCTGGGAATAAGTGCTGTGTCATTGGGTCTGAGGTCAATGACCTAATATTTCATGCCAGCCATATTCTGATAATGGCTTATAGTCACTTGGGACTTTCCATGATTATGTGGGAATCTGGGAACTGAAATGCCATGCACCACAGTTAACCTATGATTCTACATATTGGCAAATTTTTCAGAGACAACATAATATGGGCGTGAATGTTTAGAGACAGAATAATATGGGTGTGGATGCTGAATAAGATCCATGAATAAGTAGTACAGGATAAGAGTCAATGGATTGGAATTTATTTGAGCAATATGGGCTGGGAATAGGAGGAGTTATCCCAAATATATAAGAGCGCTCACAGTTCATTTGTGATCATTCTCTCAAAGGGCAGGAAAGACACGGATTCTGACCCTCTTCTCGACATGGTGAGGACCAAGGACGCTTCTATATGTGGCCCTGAATGTTTGGTCAGTGGCTGTGTCTTCAATAGGCCGCGTTGCAATAGGTGTCTGTCATGTGGTGGGCCTACTGGCTACCCTGGGCAAATAAGACCAGTTTGTGCCCCTTGCATGATGCTGCTACAGAGGGGTGGACGCCCATGCGGCCATCGGGGAGAAGGTGCTGCACCCCTACCTAATGATCCAGGAGAAGGACCTAGTTCATCCAATGTACAGGCTGGGAGAAGATCTTTTGAACCAGATTTGTCAACTGTGATTGTAATTAGTGATTCTGAAGAGGATGACTCTGAACCTACCGTCTATCCAGTCTCCAGCTCTGAATTCACTGAGACCAGTCCTAGCGAAGAGGATGAAGGTGAGGAATCTGACTCTGATAGTCAGGGAATGAATGATGGGTTTATAATTCGTGAGAGTGCATGTAATGACAATGAGAGTGAGGATGAGGAGGAGGATGAAGAGCCCATACCTGGGGAATTTGACGATTTTATAAATGATGGGGATGATGAAGATGAGGAAGAGGAAGATGAAGAGGAGGAAGGTGAAGAGGAGGAAGATGTGGAGGACACAGATGTAGATACTGGCTACTTCACACAGGGGTCTGAGGTTAACCAAGGCTCAGAGGAGGAAGAACAGAGACAAGATGTTTATTTTCGCGATGCTGATGTGCCCGGATCTAGTGGCTACAGTTCTAATAGCCTAAAGAGACAATTGGAGACTGAAAATGAAAAAAGTCACAAAAAGGCAAGAGGGGTTAATTCTGATGACAGTGATTGGGGGGGACTAGAATATGATCCAGAATCAGACTCCGATGATTCAGATATAATAAGAAAAAGGAAGAAGCCCAGGCCAATTTCTGATTCCGATTCTGACTAACTATGGTTTTATGCCTGCAACACTAATTCTTTCTGAAATAAATTAACTTCTCCTCTTATGATTTGGGAGTCTCGCTTGGTCCTTTCTATACGGAAGTTGGGGTCTATGGGTCTATTGCACATATATTAATTGCTTCTACTTTTAGCATGAGGTCTGTCACGGTAGACCAGCTGCAGACAAGTGAAGATTCTGAATCAAATTTAAATTAGTGGACTTAATTTCCACTCATGAAACTAATGTGGGACACGAATTTTGGGGATAACTCTGATTACTTCTCATTCTAGGATTCTGACTTATATCGAGATGAGGATAAGCCAATGTGCAGAATTTGCTTTGATTGTGAGTCTGGATATGAGCCTCTACTTACACCATGTAGGTGCTCTGGGACAATGAAATTTATTCATGCCAGTTGTCTGGTTAAATGGTTCAAGACTTCTACAAGGACTCAATGTGAACTTTGCAACTTTAATTTTAAGTATGAAATAAGGGAAAAGACACAGACATTTCCATCATGGAGAGAGGATAGGGCTCTATATAAGCAATTATGTATATGGGTAGCTCTACTGGTTTTTCCCATCACAGCATTCTTTGCAGTCCTCTGCCTAATTTTGAATCTGCAGTTAGATGCAGTCACAAAGGCTATCTTTGTTGGTATTATGTTATGTGCAGTTGTCACCCAGGTGTCCATAACTAGGGGCTTCATTGCGCTCTTGAGAAGACTCAAGACATTCTTACAAATTAGATCTGCTGAAATTATATTTTTTAATGTAGAGGAGGATATTGACATTCTAGTTGCGGGTACGGGGGACTCAGACCATGTAGAATTTGTAGAGGAAACCGAATAGACTTCACTACTTCCTATGGAAAGTGAGTCATATTGAGAAGCGCCCTGAGATTTACTGGAACCTCAGAAGAACAGGAACTGCACATCTGGCCACAGGCCGACCATAATAGAATCATGGGGTTTAGTCTCCTTTGGCAAGTGTAAGATGGACCCCTGAGAATTCACCATCTCAAGTAAACACTACTAAATTAATCCTTCATTGGGACAATTTTCTAGAACTTAGCAATTAACATGAGACCTTAGAAAGATCATTCAAAAATATGTTGAATTGTCAAACAGCTCATTTCCATTAAAGTTTAAAAGGGCGTACCCAGAGAACATAATCATTTGACCGAGGGATAGGACTATGAATTCAGGGGAGAATCAATACTTGGAGGCCATAAAACTCATATTGGATCATGGTACAGTCAGACGCGATAGGACCGGAGTAGGGACAAAATCGATTTTCGGCTTACATATGAGATTTGATCTAAGAAATCAATTCCCCCTATTAACAACCAAGAAGATATTTTGGAGAGGAGTTGTGGAGGAACTCCTGTGGTTTTTGCGTGGATGTACTGATGCCAATGAATTATCTAATAAGGGGGTAAAGATATGGGATGGGCATGGATCTAGAAGTTATTTAGATAAGGTGGGGTTGGTGGACAGGCCAGTTGGTGACCTGGGGCCCATATATGGTTTCCAGTGGAGACATTTTGGGGCTAAATATGCAGGTTCACATATAGATTATAGTGGTCAGGGTGTGGATCAATTAGAGTCTATTATTACAACAATTAAGGAAAATCCACATGATAGGAGAATCCTGATGTGTGCGTGGAATCCTGCTGATCTAGCCCTAATGGCTTTACCGCCATGTCATGTCCTGTGCCAATTCTATGTCTGTGAGGGATACTTATCGTGTCAAATGTATCAGAGATCGGGAGATATGGGTCTCGGGGTCCCCTTCAATATAGCTAGTTATTCACTGTTGACTTATATGGTGGCCCAAGTGACCGACCTAAAGCCCAAGGAATTTATCCTGTGTCTAGGAGATGCACATGTCTACCTTAACCACGTGGAAGGATTGAAGGAACAGATAAAGAGATGTCCCAGAGCACCACCGAAACTAAAACTAAATGAGAGTATCACTAATATACACGACTTCCACTTCTCGGATCTCAGATTAGAAGAATATTATCCCCATCCACAAATAAAGTTGGAAATGGTTGTGTAAAGGGTTAAAATTTCTTTAAAACATTGTGTGAGGAAGTCTAAATTTAAGCCTACGGTTCATTGGACAAATAACTTCAAACCATTTTTTTAAAACATACTCCCCCGCAAAAAAACTTAATAGCCAAACCCATATATAAAGAGACGCGCCAATAACACAAAAGGGATTCGGGGTCATTGACAGAGATAATCATGGATGAATCAGAGAATAAGTCAAATTCGGCTCCTGACAGTGAAAATGATTTAGATGTAGATGGTTGGTGGGGTCACAACAATAAACCCAAGAACCCTATAAATAGACCAGATCCAGACCCAGAGCCTGATTACTGGAACGATTTTCGCCAAGATAAAGAAAAGAAGGGAACTCACCCATCGACAGGTCCTCCACCAGTCCCGCCGCCACGGGGCCCCCGAAGGGGGCCCTTACCGGACTACCCCGGGGATGACTACATGAAACTATTCTGGCAGAGTAAAGGCGACTCTAAAGGGCGCCAAAGAAGACCGCGCAAAAGGGGAGGCGGTGCCTGCCTTGGGCTCATTTGCTTTCTACTTCTCACGCTGATCCTGGCATATGTCTGGCTGCTTTTAGAGGGTGAGTATTTCTACGTGGGCTGCACAGATTCAAATGACCCGTTAAATGTCCTAACCCCCGTCTCTGTCTTTTAGTCCATTCCTTAATGAGGAAAGTTGAACTGCTTGAAGACAGGGTCAAAAATTGTGAGAAGGACCATAATACAACAGACTCCACTATTTCTCCCACCCTTACTGTCCCATCTAAAGACGCTTTCGAGACTACTACTTTGTCTGCTTCTACTCCTCATATTAGACATCCCTCTACCCCCATCCCAAATTCCCCATGTCCAACTACCAATATCGGCGCGCCCTTCACAGAAGCCCCTACCACCATTACCTCTCCTGACACTGACTCCCCAACCACACTTTCCACAACCCCCATTACAACATCCACCACAACTCCCAAGTCATCTAGAGATGAAGTGAATCGTACTCCGGGAACAACAACAAGAAAGAAGGAAAAGACTACAACCAAAAGTAAGAAGGGCCACGATACTAAAAGGCGGATGACTGACAAAGTTTTTGGGAATAATTTGGGAGCTTAAGGGAAGTCAGAGAGAAAGAAATAAAGAGGCAGAAAAGTGGCCAGAAAGCGAGCGGGAGAGGCATTTTTCAGAGAAAAAGACTTTTTAAAAATTTCTGTCTGCTGAGAACAGGGTCTGAGGCCTCACTCCCAGGCCCTGTCAGGCCCCATAGAAAAGCCCATAGAGAGGGCAGCAGCTCGGTGGTCCCCTCCGGGCCCGCTGGGGGTCCCGGGCCGGGGTCTGCGGGGGTCCCGGTGGTCCCGGATCATAGGCAGCCCCTTCCCCTCACTGACCTGGGTGGTCCCGCGCGCGCGGGGGTCTCCGGGCGGGGCCTGGGCCCCCGAGAAGAGACCCTCCTGGCTGCTGAGTGGCTGCTGGCTGACTGCGACTGTAGCGCCGGGCGCTACACCCCACCCCTAGCGGGAGGCGCTACAGCTGGGGGTCAGGGGTCAGGGGGCCCCCCGGGGGGCCCGGTCGCCCCGGAGACGGGGTCCTCATTGGCCCGGGCCCCCGGCCAGCGCCCCGCCCGCCCTTCCGGGCCCCTCCCTGGAAAGTCCCGGCCACGAGGGCCCACTGAGTCACGGGGCCGCCTGGCTGCAGGCCAGACCCCGGCCCCCGCCCCCCCGGCCCGGTCAGCTGGGGGCGCCGGGCCAATCGAGGGCCCGGGGCGGGGGTCCTGGGCGTTAAGCCCCGCCCCCAGCATAATTTTCGCCCGGCCCCCCGGCGTGGGCCCTGCCCTCGCCGTTTATCCGCTCCTCACGTCCACCAGA